TAACTTTTCAACTTCCTTTTCAGTAAATGTTTTCATATTATTTGTTTTTATATCACAAAAATATACAAAATATTTGAAATGATATTCAGTATTTATACTGATTTTTTAATTTTCAGCACGATATACTACACTATGATCTGTTATAAATGGTGTAACTATACCCATTGATATCCAATATGTTACAGTCATATTAGTATCTCTTCTTGGATATACCTTAACAACAGCACGATATAATTCACCTTGATTATATGTTGTTTCGGTAATTACATAGTCGGCATCTTGAGTTATTACTCTTCGCCCACTTGTAAATCTTGTTGAAACATAATTAGCCACAATCCTAATTGCCTTTTGAGACCACTCACCATCATATTGAGTTGGTTGGGTTTCTGTGAGGAACTTAAATGTTTTCATTTGGTGTAAATGTTAATGTTACGTTTATATATTCTGTTTCTCGTCTTGGTAATAAAAATACTTGATTACCTCTTACTTCATATACATCAGCATAATTATATGCTTCATGATCTCTTGTTATAAGACTTGCTTGAACTATGGTACCATCAGGAGTGTGTACAAAAATCATAGTTCTACGATTGTTTTGGTCTATTGGAGTAACTCCTAAGAACCTGAAATTTGGAACATCGTATTCCTCAGGATTAAAAGGTTTTCTGAAGAACTTAAATGGTCTCATATAAGGATATATTTTCTTGAGTGGTAAATTCACAATAATATTCTGTATCAGGAAACTTTACACTATAATCTATCCCTATTCTATTAGGTATATTAAAATATGGTACAATATTATTTATCTTATAGAAATAAGTTACCCCTTCACCAATTTCGTTTTCTACTCTATACTCTACTGGTGAAAATAATATCATATTCTCCCTGTGTAAACCCACCGCTACTTCCATTATATGTCCATACATATCTAATGGGATGCTGTAGGTTGTATTTGTATCCTTGGTGATTATTAGAATATATTGTATTATTGTCCCCGAAAAGAATTTAAATGGTTTCATTATCTCTTGTGTGTAAGTTAACCTCAACAATTATTTGTCTAATGTGATTTATAGTGTCATCGTAACCACTTAATAATATATCCTCAATTCTATCCGTTGTTATATAATCATCGAAAGTATATCCCCTACAATCATTGATAGTTGTTATTGCCGTGTATCTTGTGGTTAGATTATTCTCATCAGTGTATGTGAAATCACCACTGGTTATAATACAAATACTACTTATATCAAATGTTTCATTTCTCCAATTAATAAAATTCTGAATGGATGACGCAATTACCGCAATATCTCTTAAACCCATAGCCCCATAGAAAGAATTTCTTAGCATATGAAGGGGACTACCAGGAGGATTCATTAATCGAACCGGCACAAGTTCATTAGTAATAGTTCTACCCGAGACTCTTGTTGCTATTGGTAGACTATATCCATAATGATTATTTTCATGAAAGAATTTAAATGTTTTCATTATCTATAAATTACATGAACGGTTGGATAAGATACATTAACAATCATCCAATCCCAATTTGTTCTCCATATCTTTACTTTAGCTGAAAACAATGGACAGTTAACACCTATTTTACTTTCTATGTTGGGTGTTTCCATTAGTTCACACGTTTTATCTATGGATGGAAGATATATTAAATGCTTGTTAGGGTTTCCATACTCATTTGAAAAATATAAATCGCTAAGCCATTCCTTTATAACTTCGGAGAATTCATTGGTCCAACATAAGTTTGACTCATCTGTTCTCTTAATGCGATTCATTATCTCTATTTGAAATAATGGTTTTAATTTTTTCTTATCAAAGAATTTAAATGGTATCATATTGGTTGTTTTGTATTCTTGCCATAAATTCATTACCTTGCATTCTAAATCTAAAATGTGTTGGTGTTGTGTTTAACTCGATAACGCTATAATCAATTTCAACCATATCGGGTAAAATGTTATCATAAGTTCTCCACCCGTTTATTCTCAAGAAACCGTTGATTGGAACATTAACAAGATGAAAAGGCATATCAATACCCATAATGCTTATATTGTTTAATTGTTTATATATTAGCACGTGAATTAAAACTGTATCCATATCAAAACTAAGATAATGATTCCCAATTGGTTTTGGTTTTTCAAAGAATTTAAACTCTCGCATTGTCTACTAAACGATTTATTGTTCTATAATCAAATTCATTAATATACCTGGTTGATATCCCCGTAGTAAAATTCAATACCCTATAATGAATCCTAAAGTAATCAACGAAAGATTCAACTTGCAATATTCTTATTTCACTATTATGTGAGGTAAGAACATCAGTGAAGATAAGAGACGCATCGGTAACATTTGAACCATTTACAATTTGTTGAACCATTAAATTGGTTACCACGTCTTCATACTCATTGCGATATAATGCATTCAATTGATTTGAGTTGTTATTAAAAAATTTAAATTTGTTCATAGTTTAATCAGTATTTCTTGATGGGTGATTGTGATAACATTCCAACCAACCTCTCTCCCATGCTCTATGTAATGAATATATTAGTTGTTCACGGTTACTAAATGGATTACTATGAATTTCCCTTCCTTGTTCACAAGCCCTCCAACCTCTTCTGAATGTCCTTTCTTCTTCAGGTGTTTCACAACTTTCGGGATATGGTATTTCACTAGTGATAACTCTTGGATACCTCGGTTGCACAAATACTATACGTTCAATAATACCTCTGAAAAACTTAAATGGGTGTATATTCATAATATATTATTTTAACAGGAGATGAGTCAAAATTAACATAATCAATATATTGTCGATCATCTTCAGTTAAAGTTGCCCCATTTGGTATCAACGCTTCAATTGATTGGATAACAGGTATATCCAATCTAACATAAAAGAATTCTTCCAATGTTCCTTCATATACTCTTTGTATCCAATTATCTGCAAAGACATGAATACCTCTTGCCCAAGCAATAACACTGGAATTTAGAATATTACGATAGTCACCATCATTCCAATAACGGATTACTTGTTCGTTATCCAATACTGGTCTTGGTGGTTCCATTGGTGGTTGTCGCCAACCATCATCAAAAAATTTAAAATCCATCATTTGCTCTTTGTTGTGCTTGTCTTAATATTTCATAACCTTCCTCTAATTCCCATCCCTGTTCAAACGCCTCAGCTAATTCTGGCGTTAAAAATGGATTATAATCTATTGATGCACCATTCAAATAAGACTCTCTTCCTATTTGTATCGCTTGGTTAATGCTGTAATGTGATGGATATTGATTCGATTCATCCTCCTCCGATAAAAATTTAAAATCTTTTATCATTCTTCTTCCCAATTACAACGTTCATAAATTATTTGCGTCATCTCCGCTTCAACATCAATACCAGTCCATGCGTTATGTTGTAAATCTGAAATGTATCCACTTATCTCAGGACTAAACATCATAACTATAACTTCATCAATTTTATATTGTATAAAATTTGGACTATAATCTGTTAGTTTATCTCTAAACAATTTGGTCATGATAACAATCAACATTGAATATCTTGGTTCATATAAATTGTTATTTGTAATGTGGTTATATGTTTTATTTAATACATCAATCAATAACTCTTCATTGATTGCGTCAACTAATAAACCAGTTTGTTCCCAATCTACTTTTGATTCTTTATCATTAAAAAATTTAAACGCTTTTATCATTAATTAAAAAATTTAAATGATTCACGATGTTCTATTGAACCTGTTACATATTCTCTTCGTATTGGTTGTGTTGTTACCCAAAGCTCATGATTGTATTTGTCTCTCGCATCAACTATTTTTTTAAACCAATATCTCGCATATAAATCCGAACCACCTTTGTTGTGAATATAATGATTAGTATTTGATGGCGTTAATAATTTTATACTTTCAACATCACCTCTCCTATGAATATGATTAAAGAATATTATTTCATCATTGGTATATGGATTAGTTTCTTCAGGTTTATGATAAGTTTGTTGACCATAACTACCGTTCCTAACCATAACATAAGTGCAGTTCTTGATGGCTTCGTAAGTTACTTTATAGTATTTGTAATCTTTTGAATTAACTGACATTGTAACAATTAAAAGCACTAAACCGCATAACAATAATGCTACCGCGATAGTTAATAATATTGGAATTGTAGGGTTATTCATGGCATAAATTTAATACAAATCTTCTGAATACAAAATTATTTTTTTTTCTTTTGTTTGTCCTGCTTCAAATGCGATAAGAGCCGCTTCTTCTCTACCAACAAATCTGTTATCACTTGTCAAGAAACCTTGCACATAATCGCCTGATTCACTGTCTCTTAGACCTGTGATAGCAACTTTTTGATATATGCAGTTAGGATGTCTCCATCCACAAAATACAATACCTTTATTCACATTGTATGGGCCGAATCCTCTTGGTTCCAATACTTCCGGTTTCAATAACGGTAGTTCTTTATACCATATTGCGGCGCATAATATTGATATCATTAATTTAAAAATTTGAATTCTTTTTTTGGTTCCTCAGCTCTGAATGGTCGCATATAAGCATCATGTCTTAGTTGTGAATATCTTTCTCTCATTTCTCTCCAATTGTATATGTCAACCTTTTCATCTCTCAATTTACAAAACTTATTATAATAATACCAACGAAATAAATTACCATACCTCGTAGATTTATGTATGTAAAGATTCTCATCTAATTTTAAATCTCCGTCGGGAAAAAACACGATACAATCACTAACCGGTATGAACTCTACTCTACGTATATCGTAATCATATAATCTAAAAAGACTACCATGACCAACATGAGGTTCATATTTATAAACATCACGATTCATTAATTTATAAATCTCCCTATACTTCTGAAAGTCAGGTATTGATTGTAAATGAAGACCTCCATATATAAAGAAGGATATCCCTGTCAGTATTTCTACTACGATTGTTGGGTTGCTCATAACGAATATATTATTTTTAGTTTAGCTTTTCTTCTAATGAATCTCGAAGCCACCTGACGCATATTGAAAACGATGCAGGAATCAAAATAGCCGGTTTCTTTAATAAAGATTTCATATAATGTTGGTGTTGTCCCTCTTGTTAGATTATAGAACTCCAAAATATTTCCATTGAACTCCAATAAATTACTATCATCCCCATCATAAGGATATTCGCTCCATATGAAAACCAAATGCTGATTTCTATTGAATTGATTTTTTAATTCAAAAAGACTAATCGATTTTCTTGGTTTTTTAGATATTTGTAAAAATTTAAATTCTTTCATATTATTTTTTTATATTATATCAGGAAAATTATACATAGGGTGACCGTAAATTATTCTTTGTCCTTCAACTATGTTTCCACTAACCACACTTCTCATCAACATAACCTTATATGGCACATATGTTTCCTCATCATATCTAACTTCCGACACATCATGAAAATCAAAATCTTCTATATTATAATATTCAGGATATGTTTCATCTATTGGTGGATTGGGATTTACATTTCTAAAGTTTTGACCTGTTCTATTACGACGTTCCCACCATGCATGCCATCCTCTGTTCCATAACTCCGCAGGTATTGGATTAATATGTGGATTATTGTAATTGGCATCTCGTGCTGCTTCCCATCCTCGGATGTATACTTCCATATCTTCTATTGGACCGTCTCTCAATTCTCGTGGCATCATATTCCAATGACGACGTGATATACCTTCTGGTGGATTATCAGGAACATACGGTTCATAGTTCCAATACCAATCCTCGTCAAGAATTGTTTTATCGTTTGATTGTAAAAATTTAAATCGGTTTATCATATTATCCTCTTCTTTGTAAATTAACTAAAGGAACACTAACACGATATCTTTGCGGTGGTGTGTTGTGTGTTGTTATTTCATAAAGTATGTGCATCATCCCACCAATATTGATACCACTAATAATGGTTAGTAATGGATTATCAGGTTCTCCAATTAAAATTTGATTATATCCTCTCCAATATAAACGATGTTGCATTCTTCTTCTTACAATATGGATAACTTTGCTGTCATATCTGTTCACCATGTTTACAGGTATTCGTATATAACCTGCGGGTATAAACTCAGGATCTCTCACTATTTCTTGAACTCTATGCGATAATTCCCCTAAAGTGGTTCTGTTATATAGGTCTGAATTAATAGGTCTATCATAAGCATTTGGGAATGGAATACCGCCAAGATGATAATCATCCAACGCATCCATCCAATCGGTGAATACTCTTTCCTTTTCAAAAAATCTAAACTTCTTCATTGTATACTATACTATGGTCTGTTATAAATGGTGTAACTCTACCCATCGATATCCAATACGTTACTCTAATATTAGCATCTCTAATTGGGAATACTTTAACAACTGCACCAGCTAATTCGCCATGTTGATATGTTACTTCAGCAATAACGTATTGAGCATCCTCAGTTGATATACTTTGGCCGCTTCTAAATCTTCCAGCAACATATTCAACAACAACCCTAATGGCCATCTGAGACCATTCACCATCATAGCTTGTTAGATTGTTATCTTTGAAAAATTTAAATAATTTCATCGTGTTCTCCTCCTTCTTTGTTTTTCAAACCATTCATTATATTTGTCTAGTTTGTCTTGTCCTTTCCAAATGTCAATACACCAATAAGCATTTTGTTTATGTTTAAAATACCATAAAGCTTCGTGGTCTGGTTTGAATTTAAATCCAAACCTTTTATCAACTATTCTTGTTACAATGGTATACTTTGGAATAACTTTACCTGAAGGTGATGTCATTCGCTCTTTATTCACGGTATAAAACCATTCATCGACATTGATGTCATGCCCATCATGTGATTTCACTAAAACAGTTGAAAAAAACTTAAACGATTTCATAATATATTCTTAGTTTTTGTTCTTTTTTAATTCTTCTTCTATTATATGTAAAATAATCATGGTCACCTCTTAATTGCCAATGTCTCCAACCTCGTGAATAAAAATGAATCACATGAATCAATGGTTTCCTAAAATTAGCATACCAACACATTCTTGGGTGATTTATTACTGTTTCTCTGAATTCAATAAATGTTCCTTCAAATATTTGCATATCAGGAATATTTGTGAAAAGTTCACATGTTGTTGCAAGTTTTAATGACGCACAAGTTTTAGTATTATGTCCTATTGTGTAATCAATCCACACATAACCATAGTCTCTTTCTTGTCTCTTCACTAAAAATTTAAATGGCTTCATAGTTTATATGAATTTTTTATTTTTAAATTTAACTTGTGATTTTTTAAAAAAAACCAAAACAACAGTTCTACTTCCTTTTATAATTTTAGTCACTTCATGTTGAAGCATTGAATTAAACATAAAACAATTGCCAGTTTTTTTGTTTAAGGTTATATGTTCACCATTTTTTAAATCAATTATTAAATCCCCACCCTCGTAATCATCATTCAATAGTAACCCAACACTTAATAATCTATTATACGCGTTATCATCATGCTTACCAAATTTATCGCCAACGTCATATTTTTGTAAATAAAATTCTTTTTGAACCGAACCTTCCCAATCTATGTTGATGTCATTTATCCCTTCAACCCACGACATTAATTTATTTAAAACCATAAAATCAGATTTCATTGTTAAAAACTTTGCAGTATAACTTATGTATCCACCGACCTCAGTGCTGTCTATTGGTTTATCCACATATTTTTGTAATATATTGTTACACTCCTCAGCCGTAAATAAAATATCTTGTTTAAAATCTATCATTCAATTTATTAATACATTTATTTAGTTATTAAATTTTTCGTTCTACCTCCACCACGATAAGCGGCTTTGTATCTTGGTTCATTTAAACTACTAACCTTGACACCTTCATACTTGTTTGATGCATGCACAAACATTGTTTCACCAATGTATGTTCCGCAATGCCAACGAGATGGAGACACTCTACTTCTAAAGAAAACAATATCACCAACTTGAAGACTATCCTTCTTAACTCTTTCAGTGGTTTCCCATTGAGTCATGCAAGTATTTTCAATTGTGATTTTATAAACGTCTTGAGCTAACCGCTTATTAAATTGCGAACAATCAATTCCTTTCTCGGTGCTACCGCCCAATCTATATGGTTTCCTTAACCAATTGATTACAAATGAATTTAACGTGCTATCTTTGGCGAATCTTGGAATGGAATCCAAATACCGACTGGTTTGTGCATCCGCTGTCAATACAAGAAGTATTGATACTATTAGAATAGTGATAATGATTATCCTTTTTTTCATATAAACAAATATACGAAACATTATTCAAATAACCAAATTATATTGGGACTTCTGAAATAGGTGGTAAATGATATAAAAAATCGCCTTCACGAACAACTTGACCTGAGATAACCTCACCAGTTTCTCTATGTTTATAATATACCCTTTTTTGTGTGGAAAAATCGTATGGGTTATAGATTAAAGGGCCGACCGAATGAAATTCAAACTCTTCGGTTTCACCATACTCTTCTCTTATTATGTATGTTCTTAAAAATTTAAAATTATTCATTTCATTAATGTATAAACAAAGCCCATTTGATTATTATTAAATCATTTAGTATATTAAAACCCCATCCAATTCCTTGATTATCAATATTATGTTCAAGGCCATCAGGTCCGGTAATTGAAATGATTGTAACAATGAAATGATTCGGGAACTGATTTAAGAAAGAATGAATACCATAATGTCGGTCTGTAACCAATTCATAGTTATATTGTGTTAAATGTTCTATTCGTCCGAATATCCAAGATGCTGAATCATCATTTCTTCCGAATATCCATGATGCTGAATCATCATTATATTCCAATAAATCATTATCATGTAGGAACTTGAAAGCCTTCATTATAATATTATTCTGGTTTACCGTCTTCTTCCCATTCTTTGATGTTGTTCATTATTACCTCAGTTAGTTCTCTGGTTTTGTCATCCAATAACTTCATCATTTCAACATCCTTTGGATTTGTTTCATCCCACACAGCTTCTTCTCTTGCGCCCGAATCATGAATCATATCGTTTAATCCGAACCAACAAGATATTCTAATCCTTGCTTCTAATGGTGTTTGCTTTAGCAAATCATTTATCTTATCTGATAATAAAGACTTCCTTGGTTTACTCATTTCTTAAAAATTTGAAGTCCTTAATGTTTTTCTTCTTTTCTTCTTCAATAATATCGTTACGGAAATGTTCTCTGATGGCATCCTCAATGGTTTGGTCAGCTTCAGTATCGGTAATCATATTATGAATGGCGTTAATCGCATATTGATAAAAATTGGCGAGATAGTTATGTTCCCTCATATTATTTAATTTCTATATACTTAATAACTTTTGTTGTGTCCAACTTATATTTGTAAATCCCGTTCATTGCGTCAATCTGTCCTTTTTTATAACCATCTCTTTTGATAGACTCACAAAGCAATACCCCGAAAATACAAACTACTAAAATAAAACCAATAAATGTAAATAGATTTTTCATATTATACGTTTGGATATTTTAAAAACCATTCAGTGAATCTATAAAGTAATTTCATTATTACAACGATGATGAACATTGGTGCTGTCACAATCCAAAATATTGAGAAGAACAGATATGCTTGTGCATTGTTTTGCCAATCATCAAAATCAGGTTCATGTGGTGGGTCATAATCAATACCAATCTTCTTACCGAATAATCTTAGAAAGGTTAAGGTAATCATGAATCCTATTATGTAAATTAATACGTATATCATTTTTAATAATTTAAGAATGTCCAATTACTTCATCTTCTTGTTCAACATAAGATGTTAATGATGGTAATCCACTATATTGACAGATACTTTCGTCACCTACCAATAGTATTTCATCAACGTCAAAATATACACCGTTGCTTTCCATATCTGATAATGGTCTATAAGATTGTCCTTTCATATTAATTAAGTGGGAATGGTGAAACAATTACTTTTGGTTCAATATAAACCGGATGTGGTGTTCCTTCTTTATCTAATAACATTAACCATGTTCCATCGGATGAATTTGGCATGAATAAACCATTTGGTTCAGCTTGAGGTAATGTAATGTTCCCTTGTTCATGTGTTTCCCATCCTTCAGCAGGTCTTTCAGGATTTGAATATTGTGTTGAATATGGAATACCATAACCAACACATTTACCAATGAATACTAACTTACCTTGCATTTCATTATACAAGTAAGCATAATTAACAATCTTCTCATTATCTCTTAATTCGTAGATTTGTTTCAACAACTTCTTCTCTTGGAAGTTATGAATTGCCGGCATTCCAGTTTCACGTTGTGCTTCGGCCAACATTTGTTTTTGTTGCTGAGCATCCTTTCTATCTGGTGTTTCTTCAATAGGTCCGCAACTTACTAATAACAATGCGATTAGCGACGCAAATAATACTTTTTTCATGTTTATTTATTTTTTGAATTGAATGTGTCCTTGGTCAAAGTTGTTTTTTAATTCTTGAACGAATGAATAATCATCGTTTGATAATTTGTTTAAATCGAAGTTAGCCATCTCATGTAAAATGGATTGTCTAATAGCTTCTTTTGCTTGAGGATCTTTCTCTCTTCTATATTCCTCACGCTCTTTGTTTAAGAACTGACGTTTACCTTCCACATAAGATTGTGTTTCCTCAAACACAGTTCTTTCTGCGTTTTGTTGGGCTTTACCAACGGTCTTAGTGTAACCTACACCGAACCATCCAAATGCTAATGATAATAACATCATTATTATTACGGCACCTATGATGGCACCAATTACTGCGAATACTTGTTTCATATTTTGTATTTTAATAATGTAAAAATAAAATTTATTTCTGATATTTTATTCAGTATTTATACTGAATTTTAATGACGATTAATTAGATTGTATATTGCAATTATCGTCACGATACCACATAAAAGATAACTAAAATATCCGAAGAAAAAAAATGCGATGATAATCCATACCCAACCAACCCTCGCATAAGGGTAGTTTCCATAAAATTCTAAATGAAAAACTAATTCATTTTTAATCCATTGTAAAAATTTGTCCATGTTATATTTTTTTTATTAAGTAATAAAGTTTGAATAATAATTTATAAAACCATTGTGGTTTTCTATAGTGAAAGTGGCTATTAGGTCTTTTGGGATATGACCAATGATAACCAACCATTTGTTCAAAGAAAAATTTCTTCAATCGCCACCTGACATCTTCCCAAAATGTTAAATCATATAACTCACACATCAATTCTTTATCGTCATCATATAAATCCTCGTGATTGATTGTCTTGAAGTAAAAAAGAGTCGTCCCCATTTTACATAGACCTGATAGATGAACATCGTAATGGTTGTTAATCCATACAAACTTTAATTCGTCGTATCTTAGTGTTGCTATGCGTCTCATATTATATAATTTTATTTGGTTTTGGAACCATTATAATATCTCTACCGATTCTTGATGTGTTATATGAATATCTTTCGCTTAGCATATTTGCCGTCTCATTCTCCAAATCATCATACCATTCACCTTCAAATAAAATATAAGGTTTTTTTTCGACAATATCTAACCATTCGACCATTCCTTTTATAATATTTGTGTCATGGCCCTCGGCATCAATCTTTATGAAATCAATCTTCCTATCACCAACCCAATCACTAAACTTAATGCAGTTAACCTCTTCAATAAAGTGTGGGTGAATTTCCATACCATCATGTTGGATTTTGTTATAACCCAAATTAATTTCCGAACATAAGAATTTCTTCACTCCATTTTTATCACTGAATCCAATGTTTTCAAATTCAACGATATCATTCCCCGCAAACTTTCTTTTACATTCTTCATAATATAATTTGATTGGTTCAACCAAAATTAGTTTACCCAACTTTACTTTTTCCGTTAGACGCATAGATAACAACCCAGTGTTAGCGCCGATATCAACAAAGACATCACCATCTTTTAAACAGTTAGCCATTGTATCAACACTACCACACATAAATGGTTCGTATATCTCTTCAAATTCTTGTATTGTCATATTATTTTGCATATGCGATGGTATAGTTACCTTTACCATCACCTTTATAATAAAGTTTATAAAATTTATTTGTAACTGTTAGTAATGGGTCGTTTAACCAATCGCTGTCAGGAACAATATCTAAGTTACCATCACCATCAACATCATATGTGTTAATCCAATTAAGCCAACTGATTGATTTGTCAACATTCTCATAACCTGGCGGTGAAACTAATAGAGCTGATTGCACATATCCATTACCACTTTTCTTTAACACTTGAATCCTAAAATCACCGTATTGGTCTTGTGGCACACGCCACGATATTCCAAATGTCCTTGTTACAATTATTTCTTCAATTCCATCTTTATCAAGGTCAACAAAATCAAAATCGGTTATAATACCCCAACCATCAACAGTTGGTAAATTAATCTGTTTACTAATATCGAATGAACCTTTACCGTCACCTAAAATTATTCTATTAACGGTTGTTGAATCTCTTACCCATTCATTACCCCCGATTATGATATCCATGTTACCATCATGATTGAAATCAAATGATTCCATCGTAAAACAGTTACTTGTATATGACGCATCAAATATTTTTTTCTTAGTAAAATTACCTTTACCATCATTTAAAAAAGCATAACAATCAATGTTTTTAAATGATACATTTGGTATAATATCTAAATGACCGTCGTTGTTAATATCGGCCACAACACCCGTGTGATGAAACGCTTGAGTGGAATCAAGTAAGGATATTTTGTATGATGTTGGTGTGAAATATATAATGTAATTTTTATCACCAGGAAAATCTCCATGGTCATATCCGTGGCCAAATAATACCACATCATCATAACCATCTTCATTAAAATCACCTTTCACAATCTTTCTTGTTACAGCTTGTGGAACTTCAAACTGCCATTTCAATTGACCGTCCATGTAAACATAAACCACATCGTTAGCAACATTACAACTGCTGATTCTACTTATGATTAAATCGGGCTTTGAATTATTGTTTATATTCAAATAGGTTCTACCGTGCGCACCAGTACATGTTATTTGTTGAGACGGTATAAACGCTAACCCACGATAATTTGTGAATGGAACAAAACTTGGTGGTTTTGTTGACTGTTGTGTGTTATCGGTATTAGGTGAAAGAACATCCTTCTTACAACTGAATAAAGATATTATGAAAAACCCTAATATGATTCTTACCATTGTTTATATTTTTACCAAAAATACAATGTTTTTTGAATATGAACAAATTTTTTTAATCATCTTTGTTCCTTCGATGTCTAACTAATATCATTAGTAATACCATCAAAAACAATATTTTAGTGTCTATCATCTTCTTCTGACATTTTTGCGGTCCTTAACGTAATTGACCCTTTAACTGTCCCATTTAAATCATCGTCCTTTAAACCCCTATCAATACCAACAAATGATGTGGTTTTAAAACGAATCATTTCGGATAATGTTTGTTTAGCTATCACATCAAGTTGATTGCGATATGCTTTTGTAGTATCAGTCCCCAACAAAGGAGCGTCAAATTCAGCCTCAATTTCGAGACTTATTTTGTATTTGAATAACATATATGCTATTGGTTTAATAAACGTCTTAAATCGTTTGTAAGAACGTCAGAAACAGTTCTTATGGTGTCATTTGAATACGTTCTACCTCTTACCCTAATAAGTTCATTAGGATGAAACAACACATTCTCTATTAACCTTCTATCCATTGACAAATATGTCTGTCCCATATGTTGAATCATATCAACCACGGGCCTACATTCATGACCATATTCATAGAAGAATTCAATGATATTCAAACCACGAACATCAAATGGTTCCCAATCACCAATTCTGTTCGCATTCGCACCATAAGACCATTCAATTGGCCTACACATGCGGTAATCATCTTGGTCAATATATTGTATCCTTGAATAATAATCAGGGATAGATATATCGTCACATCTGTCAAAAAACTTAAATTCTCCACTCATGTTACAAGATATTGGTTTACAATTTTTTCACCATCCATTTCTGTTTTAATAACATAAACTTCATAGTCGGTGTAATGTTTGAGTTTTCTCATAGCTTGTTCCAATGATTCGCATTGAATTACTTCACTGCCGACCTCAATGTGGTATTTGATTTTTACTTTCATGGAACAAATTTATAAAAAAATTTTAATAATTAAAAAAATAATTCTAAATTCGCAAAACAAATAATTTAAACTTAAAACTTATGGTAACAGCCTATGAAAAATGGTTGGTTAAACAAGCTGATTTTCAAGAGCTTACGTCAACTGACCCTGAATTAGATGCGAAACAAATTTTTATCGCACAAACATTGATTGGTGATTGTATGCAACAAAACCCGCAAGCTTTTGACTTGGTGGCAAAAGTGGGTGATGATGCAGGCTTCACAAAAGAAACCTTCTATAAAGCAGCAAAAATGGTTATTGATAATGTAAACGGAGTATTAGTTTAATATTCGTTATAATATCTCCTATAATCAATTACAATATTCCAATTTTGGAAATTGGGTAAATTTTGGTGATCCTCATTTGAAACAAAAGTGAGGACACCATCATCACCATATGGTAATAAGATTAAATCAATTTCAGGAATGTTTGGATATAAAAAATCATTATCGGGTCTATCGTTTGTTGCAACCAATGAATTATATGTTGTAATAAAATCTCTTACATTACCCGCATATCTAACTAAAGTATAATAATCAGAATCCACACTATCGCTACCCCAAAAAAATGGTTGGCTATATCTTCGACCATCAACTATAGATACTAACACATCATCGTTAGCGTAATTTTTTAATGATGATTCAGTAAGAAATTGAAATGGTGTCATTATTCTTCTTCTAATATAATTCTATCTAATTCTTCATGTCTTAATGCCATGGTTTGACATTCTTCATTATAATCGGTTAATAAAACAACTAACCATATTCCCATTTGATATTTCTTTACCTTGATTCTTTCGCCACAAATAAAACCAAGTTCCATTAATCTTAATTTAATACATGGTTGACAATCATCACATGGCGTATTTTGCGGAACATCAATAATTCTATATGTTTTTCCAATTGTTAACATTAAGCTCCAAATAATTTCATTATCCCAATGAATGTAATAAGACACCCTAATAAAGTCATGTAGATTACCCCGATAGGTTCTGACCTCCAAGTTGCCTTTAAAGCTAATTTAACCCCTGTTCCAAATATTTTAACCTTGGCCCATAAAGTTGGATTAACAGTTATGGTTGATGTTGCTTGAAATAATCTAACATGTTCCACACTTCTTAATTCTTCTTCGTTTCTAAGATTCCTATCATATAATAATCGTTCTTGTTCTATACTATGATTTTGTTCATGTTGCATTCTATAGTATAGTTCACGATTAGTATGATATAAATGTCTCCTGCGAAGATAACCATCAGGGGTATCGTCATTCAATGATGCGGTGGCGAATATTTCACCGCCACCTATCATATCTACAGTTCCTTTTGTGTAGCCACTAAAAAACTTAAATGTTTTCATCCTTAGAAGTTTCAACAGTCAAATTGGAACCTTCAATTTTTTGTTCAGATGCGTTAGCTCTAATTTTATTTATTACTTTAGTTGAATCGGCATCAAATAAATTTAATTGCTTTACATTTTTGTCAATCATACCATAACCCACAGCCACGTCTCGGTTATAAATTTTCTCGTCTTCTAAAATTTTTAAATCTCTTATAACTACTTGATAATCAAGTGTTTCTTCTGGTAGGTTATTTAACCACTCTTTTAAATCTTTTACGTTCATATTGTTTAATTTATATTAATAAAATATATGAAATTATTTTTAAAAAATCAAATATCCATTAAATAAATTACAAACTATTTGTTTTTACTTTATCAACCATCGACTTCAACATGGTGGACAATTCAATCGCTTCTATGCTCGTTAAAAATAATTTTCGTTGAATGTATTTGTTATCTTCATCACAAAATGAAAAAATAATCTCACCAACTCTTTCTTCGCTACTTTCAACAATCGCAACTTGTGCCGACTCAGTATATATTTTTTGTTCTACTTTCATTGCCTTACTTTTAATATAATTATTCCGTTTTATCGATTTTGTATTCAATCGATTCGATTATCAACCTATCAGTTGGGTATTGTGCGGTTAATTCGAAACCTGGTTCGGGTGAACCATACATACCAATTTTCGTAACTTTTGTTTGAAATCTTGTTGCACAAGTTGAGTCGGGATGAACGGTGTCAGCCTCAACAGTTATCGGTTTTAATTCGCTTCCAACAATTAAGAAACAATTATATCTATTCATCTTTTTCTTTTTTTATTTTTACAGAAATTTCAGTTCCAATTAAAGATTCCGTAGCTACCATTCCTAAAAAACAATACACAACTTTAACCCATAATTGCCATAGCAATGGATTTGATTGTGTTGATAATAACCAAAAAATTAAATACCATTCACCATAACCCACAATTAAGCAAAGAATTATGTGAATGATTGTTATTATTTTTATCATGACTTATATAATCTATTGTTGTTGTAGTAAGCCACAGGATTACTTTCTGCGATTAAACCATATTCTTGTTTAACCATTTCATGAATAACATTTTTATCTTCATTAATATATTTTGCAATGATATTAACAAAACCATAATTGGATTCATCAACAATCTCTTGGTCAGTTCCAAAAACTCTACAATACTCCGCCTCACCTACTTCGCTGATAAACATTCCAGAGTAGAATCCCCTCAATCCATGATACTCAACGAACTTATCAGCGTTGCACCATATGAAAACACTGTTGTCTTTCTTTTCTAATAAAGGAACGGTATTTTGATTTATGATTAAACCTTTCGCATCAGGAAACATACCGACTGAAAACAAACCAGTCGGACATCCGTGACCCATCATCATGACTCTATCATGTGATTCAATAAGTTCATTCAATTCTACAGTTGTGATTCCACCAGTAACAACCGTTTTATCTTCGATATTTTTGTATACAACATCGAGAAACGTTGTGCTTCGGTCGGCCGGATGAATGATTAATGTTTTCATAATTATTTTGAATTTATGTGTTCTAAAATACGATTCGTTTTATCTTTAAAATCTTCTTCATTTTCTTTTCTGTTGGTAAAGTTTTTAACCGCAGACATAATCGTCGTATGATCTCTATCTAACATCTCACCAATAAAAGTAAATGAATAGTTGTAATGTCTTTTTAGGACACCACATAAAATGTGTCTTGCCACAATTACATCACCCTTTCTTGATTCAGATAAAATGTCTTCAACCGAAACAAATGTTTCTTTTGATACAATCTCTAATACTTCCTTTGGTGATATTGCTAACTTTCTGTGATTAAAGTTAGTAGGTAGTGAAGTTCTTCTAATACCAGGAAAAGCGTATGGGCTAATCGGTGCTTTTTTCTTCATGTGTGTTTATTTTATTCATCACAAATATAGTAAAATAAAACAAACGGCCAAAAAATTTTAATAATTACCTTTAAAGTAGTTGTAAAGGACCTCAGGGATGGTTGTAAATATGATTTTTTCCCCGTTTTCGTCCTTATAAGGCTCACCTTGCTCGTCTCTAATATAAAACCTTGGTAAGTCCTTCATATAGGCTTTGAGGTAACCTGGCGCCTTTTTAAGTGCATTTATGACGTTTTTTCTTATGTAAGGTTTTTCCCTATCATAATATTCGTTCATAATGGTCTTATACTGATTTTCGGTTATCAAAATGGTCATGTATATAAATACTACACTCTATCCTTAAATCGGTTAATTTGGTCGCTGTATTTGTCTAAAAATAGCTTACCGCCCGAAAATATCCCTATGAATATGAATATAATAAGGAACATAACATAAGTGTGATATATGAATCCATAACCAAGGTAAACAACCGCAAAAGCGATTAACAAATATCTTCTCATCGTTTGTTTTTTTCTTTAATCATTTGGTAAATAAACCATATTGCAAATGACATTACAATCGCCACATACAATATGGTTTGTTTAACATACATTATAACATTGAAATTTCAATGATTTTATCACCTGCTTGAATAGCATCAATAACATCTAAACCTTCAATCACTTTACCAAAGCAGGTATGGTTTCTATCTAAATGTTGTGTTCCTTGTCTATTATGACAAATGAAGAACTGACTGCCACCAGTATTTCTTCCTGCGTGTGCCATCGATAAAACGCCGCGGTCATGATATTGCTTCTCAGCATTTACTTCACATGGAATGTTATAACCAGGTCCACCCGCACCATTACCAATCGGACAACCACCTTGAATTACAAAGTTTGGGATTACTCTATGGAATGTTAAACCGTCATAGAATTTTTTTGCGATTAATTCCTTGAAGTTATTTGTTGTGATTGGTGTTTCGTTATCATATAACTCTACAATCATATCACCTTTTGCTGTTGTTATTTTTACGTTGCTCATATTATTTCTTTTTTGCGGCTTTCTTTGCAGCCTTTTTAACTGCGGTTTTTTTAGGTGTTGCTTTTTTAGCTACAGGGTCCAATGGGTCAGGTTTTCTATCTGATTCATCTTCTTCTAACACATATGAAATTGTTGAATCGTCGCCATCGGCGTCTGTATAATAGACTTCAATTTCTAATGATGCTGCGTTAGCCCATTCGTAATTACTATCACCAATTTCCATGATGTTATATAATTCACTATCATCCGGCATATCATCTTCATCAGGTTGGCCGTCGTCCCAAGTTGTTTTATATTCAGGATTACCATTTCTTAATTCCCCTGGTCTTAAACCAAAGTCATCATCGGATATTTTAGATAATACTTTTTCTTTTAATACCTCAATAACATCCCCAACAGTATATCCATCCCATTTATCGGCTTCAATGCTTCCATCGTTCCATCCAATGGTATAGTCTTGCGAAAATTCAAATCCTTCATATTCACCAGAACCATAACCTACTTCATTACAACCATACTGTAAATTAGCGATTATCTTAACTTTTAAATCGGGGTTGAATTGTCTCAATTTCGTGATGAGCGTTCTATTTTTCATATATTAAATTTTACATATTACTTGATGGTCTTAACGCCTCGTATAATGATTGACTGCGTGGCATTTCAACATTTGGTTCTTCTCTAACATCTTCATCTTCTTGTGAAACTAATGTCATTCTATGAACACCACTATCTTCCGCAATTTCTGATGGGCTATCAGGTTCATCAGCTTCTTCGGCTATTGCTCTACCAATTGCGTTTGAAATTCTACCGGTGGTTTTCTTATTAGTTGGTTTATCTTTCTTAACTATTTTATTTGATAAGATTTCATTTGACACCGCATCAACTGTGCATTCTTTAAAGATGACTTCTCTAATTTCATTGGTGATTTCGGCTTCCAATGAATCGATACGTGTATCTTTTTGATTCCACCATGAGAATTCAGGTTCGTGTTTATCTAAAGATTTAAACGCAGCAACTTTGTAACCATTCTCTTTGTTGATAACATATATCAACACACCCTTCTTAGTGTATTTCGTATAATACTCTGAATTGTTTTCTTGGGTTGTGCACCACTTAGTATTTGAACCATATTTCTTTGATGCCTCATATGTTAAAGGTCTTAACACAAACCATGTATCATCAGAATGAACAACTTTAATTTGTTTTTCTAATTCTTTTTCTTGCGCTGCCATGTCTGCAATATTCTTTGCATTGTGCAACTCTTCAAATGAATTGTAACGAGTAACATCGTTTTGTTTAATTAAACCTCTCTCATTGTATTCACCAAATTTATAAAACGAAATCAAATCATTTTGGTTGAATAAATTAATGATAAACTGATAAAAATAAATGATTGTTAAATCAGGTATGGTATCTAAGTCTTCCATACTAATGAAATCATAAGTTGTTGTAAGGTTTTCTTTAATTTCCTTGATGTGCTCTTTAAAGTTCTTTGACTTCTTCATCAAACGAAGCAACAACTCCGTATACTTTGATTTCTTTTCATAACTAAACAACGATAACAATTCATACATGTTAATGTTGTTTTCTGGTGCTGTCCTAAGGTCGCGTGCTTTTGACATATGTGTTGGTTTTTTTTATTAAATATACTTAACAAAACTAATAAAAAAAAATTATTCGTTAAGTTTTTTTTTAAATTAATGATACAAATTCCTCAAATTTATAATTGGTAAAATCATCTACGTAAGTTATCTTAACATTTATAGGTGATTCTAACATATTGATTACCAATTCTTTTACTTCAGTTTCTCTTTCAGCCAATGATTCAGATATAATTTGCAATTCCAATTCACTTAACGAATGTTGGATTGCCTTGAATCTTTTAATACCATACTTACCGAATTCTAATGAACCAATTAACGGCCATTTCTTATCGCCGTTTGGTAGTGTAAACATGTTACGAACCCTACCGTATATTTTAGTGATGACTTGTGATTTTCTACCACAGTCACATTCGCCTAATTCAATATGATCTCCGTTCTTATATCTTTTAACATAAGGGTTGGTAAGTGTTGTTATAATCAAACCACCATCAGTATCAACTTCTACTATTTGATTATCCATAACATGATACACACCTTTGTTCTCAGGACATTCTAACGCAATTACACCACACTCTTCACTTGAATATATTGTTCCGCCCAATTCGCTACTACCTTTCCATCCAATAAAATTACTAATCTTAGATGTGTCAAGTAATTTAAAAACAGTTGGGTAACAATTAATATAGTATGGATTTTTCTTTTCCAACCAAGTTTGCAATTCACTAATTGATTTTTGTCCATTGGTATAAACTATTCCTTGATTGGGTTCAATATTGTATGGTATACCCCAATCATTTAAAACTCCTTCGTTTATACCAGGTTTGATTATTGCAACAGTTTTGGTAACATCCCAACCTCTCCATCTAAAATCCAATATATTGCAAGCGGCAAACCAAATAAAATCTTGATATGTTTTGGCTATTTCTAAAGGTTCACCGGTTGACCCTGATGTTCTACTGCTATAAAAATGTTTCTCCATTTTCATATCACGCAAATCTTGTCTTGTTATGATTGGTGAATCTTCTAAATTAACATTACGAACTTTGCGTTCATTGAATTGATTACCCTCAACTTGTTTAAGGATATATTCAATGTCCGAATTGATTTTATCTTGCGTTAAAAGTTCCATACGTAAAAATTATATGAACCACAAGGAACAACTGTTGTTGGTTTTATTTCAAAGTCTTTTTCTAATGGAAAATAATCAGCTATTCTCATTATATCCAATTTTTTAATGAAGGTCCTTGCAATAAATACTTTGCAGTTTTTGCTCGCCATTTTTAAAATACCATCACATAACTCTTTGTTGAAACATAAGCCCCCATCGATTAATATGTTTACATAATAATGTTGATTGTCCAACCAATCACCTTTAATTACGGTATCGGTATCCAACCACGGGTCAATATCCAATTGTCTATTACTAAGTGATATTAATTTTCTTGTGCAACCCAATAATAATGTCGTGCCATCCTTCATAAAATTCTTGTAAAGGATTACATCTAAGTCATTTGGTGCCAAAGGATGTGGTAAAAATTCAGCCCAATATGTCTTATCGACTTTCATTTAATTCTCTTTTAAAAATAAAGATATTATTGTTAACACAAACTAACTCCCAACCATCTTGACCCAACTGATTTAAATGGTCGTTGGTTGAAAGTGGTCTTGATACGTATTCAAATTTTTTTAAATTATTTTTTTCTTCTTCTGTGTTTTCTTTTTGTGCTTTTGATTTCATGTTTTGTTTTTTTATGTGTAGTTTGTTTTACTACTATTTGTTGTGGGTCATCGTTATCCAAATCTAATCTTGATATGATGTCTTTTAATTGTGAAGAATAACCGCTACCAACCTCACTATAAACCTTATCAAGGTAATGGTAGTATTGTTCTCGTGTTGTTGGGACAATACTTTCTCTTGTTGATTGTTTTAGATAGTAATCAATAACTGACATTCTCCAATTAGGATAATGACTATAACCATTAATCGTCGTGTCTGCGGTTGTTGCTCTACTAAAGACTTGTCTCATACCAAACAAATTATTGTTGATTTGAAAATTCTTAGATTTGAACCAACCTGTTTCAAGAATCGCTTGCGCAACAATGATGTCTTTATGTTTAAAAGGTAAAGACCAAACCATCATCTTTAAACTATCTACAGTCACACTGTCTTGATATGTTATTTGTTTTGGTGGTTCTTGTGTAGCATTGGCACACGATAATGGTGCGATTAAAAACAGTAATAATATTTTTTTCATAGTTTAATTTTAATCTCCCGAATCAATAGTGTATCCATCGCCACAATACATACAAGTGTATTTGTAATAACATCTACCAATTGTCATTTCTTCGTAACGATGTTTACATGGTTCACCATCTTTATTTAATGGGACGATTCCTGTTGGGATTGATGATGCAAACATACCTTTTGGTATGCAGTTTTGACAATGAATTGTTTGTGTTTCTGCATCATAAGATTTATTCCATCTTTTATGTGATTCAGCATTAACTGCATCGATTGGTTGTCTTAATGTTCCATTACATACTGGACAAGTTCCTGTTGGTCTATTGCTCATTTTTATTGTGTTTTAAAATTAAAAGATAAAAATAATTCAAACCCGATAACAATACGACAATACCTGCTAACGTATTAATCCAAGGTTTAATAAATGGGTTTTGGGTTTTTAAAATGTCATAACCAACATAAGTTGTAGCTAACCCCGCAATGATTAAAAACACATTGCTTGACATAATTTTTTCTAAACGATTACTCATTGTGTATTTTTTTATTTAAATGTTCAATTATACCTTTCATAAAATCCATAACATATTTGTTTGGCTCTTTACCTGCTTCCATCTCGCTAATTTCTCTTTGGAATTTTTCGCTAACACGTTCAAAGTTTTGACTTTCCATATCTTTGAAAAACTCAACGATATCATCAGTTGGTTTGAATTCGAAATAAGCATAGGTTGAATCAAAATCATCATCGTAATTTGTAATGTAGTTTGGGTGTGATTCCATTTCAAAGAAGACATCTTCATATGCTTCTCTGTTACCGCCACCGCATCTTGTGTAAACAATGATTTTACCTGGTTGACCGCTTTCACCTTTTTCGTAATAAGCGTCTCTAAATCTACCAAAGTCTTCTGAAGTCTTGCCAAGCGAACCAAGGAGATATCCTGCTGCAGGATTCATCCCAAATAGTGTGTTGTATAAGCTCATATTTGTTAATTGTGTTCCGTAAAACTACAAAAAAATATTAATACAACCAAAAAATATTTCGAGAAATTTTAAAAAAAAATTAACCCCGCTTTATTGGCGGGGTTTCACATTTACTTTTTTGCTAATATATGACCTGAATCTTGGTCAATCACATAAAATGTTCCGTCTTGACCGCGGCCAATGGTGTATCTTGGAGCACCATGACTTCGTGGTGCCATATCAGGTTCTTGTGTTGGTTCTTCGCCCCCATCAACGGGTTGTTCTTCTTCACCACCCATTTCATCTTGTTCGGTAAAGTCTTTATATTCGGTTGGTAATTGGTCGCCATCATAGCTTTCCATCATTAAAACCAACTCAGCTTTAGTATACTTTTTCATTTAATCCTTTTATTATAAATACCTGTTATTAAGACTTTTTCCCAAACAATCCTTTTTTCTTTAATTGCTTACGAGAAGCCTTCTCAATCTTCTTGCGAGCAGCCTTTTTTTGTTCATTTTTTGTCATGTTTATAAATACATAACAAAACAATAAAGACTATTTGGAATCCTCAGATTTAAAGGTAATCTTAACCGCATCTTTTTCCAATTTGGTTAACCTATCTTCTAAATCCTGAATGGTTTCTGCGTAATCACTAAGCTTATTGTTAATTATAAAAATATAAATAACACAAAAGATTACGGCTGGTGGAATTATCATTTCCATAAATTATGTTTTTGTTTTTCTTTATTTTTGGCTTGATATATTGGACGAGCTTCATCCAACATTTTTAAAAATTCTCTGTTTTCAAATTTGTCATTATCCCATAAAGTGGATACACCAAATTTGCGAGCCCATGCGTTAAACTCTTCAGTTTTTGTTCGAGGTGTAATTAAATTTGCCATGTTATTATTTGTTTATCCTATTACTCCTTTTAAATCGTCTAAGTGATGATCATCAGCGCCAAGTTCGGAGCCGATTGGCCTCTTCTTCATGGCATTAATTAAATCTTTAAGGTCATATGGCACAAAACCAATGCTACCATCCAATCCTACGTCCATTCTACGCCCATTACCAAACTTTTTATTGTAAGGTAAGTGACAGTGACCATGAAGGTGAATACGTCCTTTACGAAGCCCATTCCATGAGTCTATTGGATAATGCATAAGTTCTAATGTTTCACCCAAATAGTTTAATTGTAAGAACCATTGTGTTGACGCAAATAAACTTTGACAGTTATCACGATTATTTAGAATGTGATGGTCATGATTACCATATGTCAAATGTATTTCTTGACATATGATTCTATTGCGAAACTCTTGTATTTGTTCGAACCCGCCAAATGACCAATCACCCAAATGAATTAATACATCGTCCTGACCAACATGTTCATTTATGTTGTTAACAATCGCCGCATTCATTTTACTTAATGTTTCATACGGTCGCGTTTGTTTTTCAGGTATGCTACCATCTGGCATTCTCCAATTAGTTACACCACGACATATATTCGTGTGGTTGTAATGTGTATCGGATGTTACCCAAACCTTCCTATCGTTATCAATCTTTAACATCTTCTAATTCTTTTTTATACTTACTTTTTACATAGTCCACCGCCTCTCTAAACATTTCAATGGTGCACCCTCTTTCTGAATGTGGGTCAGAAAATCTTCTAATCATAACCTCATCATCAAATTTAGATTCAGTAATTAATTCAGTTGGATTGAACATCTCAACTTTACCATCTTTTATTCTATATTCAACAACAGGAACGGCAATGACATCATCTTCACCAACTTCACTGTTTTGTAATTGACATGTCAATTCTAAGAATGGAAAGACTTCAGCAATTTGAATCCAATCGTTATAAACCTCTTCAACTGACGGCCATTTACCAATGTTATAATTACTGGTTCCAATGTTACCATTCCAATCACACCAACCATGTGCACCACCAATCCAAGATGAAACAACTTGACTATTTTGTAAATAGGATAAGTTTAACGACTTAATTTCAGATTGCTTTTGTTCTTTGTAACCCCAAATTGATTTGTAATCATTCTCCTGAATATTTAATTTCTCCGCAATTGCTTTACTTTCCCCACCATATGATTTATCAGTAATTTCAATATCATAAAAATATTCATTCAATAATTTATTAAATGAATGGTCATTAGATGAAAAATACAAATCATCTGTGCGAAGAATAATCTCCATAGCTTGTTCACGTGTTACCGGTTTACCAACAACCAAAAGTGCTGGCCACTTAGGTAAGTCTAATTCAAAAAATTCTTGTTTTGTCATTATTTAAAAAATTTAAAGTCCTTTAATTTGTTACCATACCCATTTTGTCTTCTCCATTCGGTTCTCACTTCATCGGGTGTAAGTGTCCTTTGTCTTGATATTGGTGGTGGAGGTGGAATTGTTCTACCATAATCTGGAATTGCATTTCTATTAATCAATCCCATTGTTTGAAACCATCTTCTGTGTCTATCTCCTGTTTCTCTTTCCATTTCTTCCTTTCTTCTTCGTTTTTCTTCTTTTTGTTCATCCCAAAGAATTAATATTATTACACCACCAATTAATAATGCAACGAATACAGTGCCAATACTCAAGTTACCTTGTTTTCTATGCCAATTTATAATATATAATATTGACACAATCCAATAGATTGCAAATGATATTATGAAGAAATCTACTATATTATTGTTTGTCATGGTAACAAAAGTATAAAAATTATTTGGTAATAAAAAAAAATCCCCCAATTTTTTTGGGGGATAGCGAAACACCAAGTGTGTCAGTCCATGGCTACTTACCAGGGAGAGGCTTTTAATTATTTAATTGTGTTAATGTGTTTTTAACCAATGATATTAATTCGTTTTCGTTCAAAGCTTCAGGTCTTTTCGTTACGTCTGTTTGTTGAACTCTAACTCTTTTAAGTAATTCTTCTCTTGGATTGATTTCCAAAATTTGATTAGCTAAACTATCAAGTAAACTTTTTAAACCATCAGCAACAGGACCAACGTTCATTATATTCATTGTTTCAGGGTCAAAATTAGGATAGTTAAATTCAACTGTGTTATGTGCCACGAATTCTTTATCCTTCTCAAATTTACCTGAGTTAACTCTCATTTCTTCTTTAAGTTTTTTACCATATGCTGTTGTGATTTTAGCACTCCAAACATATTGATAACCTGAATCTAATGTAGGCACAGTATGTGTTTGTTCTAATCTTCCTGTTATGTGTAATGTTGTTGAGAGAGCAACGTCTTTATCATCTGCTTCATAACCACGTTTAGCTAATGCATATACTGGTGTCAATGGGTCAGCTTTAAAATTAGAACCCATTTTTTCAGTTTTTCTTAGAGCGCTCCAGTTTGTACCAGGATTATATTGACGCGGCATGTGTGTTCTATAAATTTCAATTTCAGTGCCACCTTTCAACATTAATTGTTTAGCTGCTTTAGAAAAATCAAAAACGTTGTTGAAAAAATCGTAATCGTGTGATTCCCAATCTAATCTATGATTTGAAATCTCACTGTATTTGTCAACAGCAGCTTGATTTTCATATGTATTGATTGGTGACAATCCACACTTAGTTAAGTGTTCATTAACTCTATTTGTTAAAAATTCTTTTAAAATTGGGTTGAATTTTCTTAAGATTGCTTCTTTAACTGAAATTTTATTTCCCGATGAAACATATTGTGTTCCAACCTTCTTACTTCTTGGGTGATATTTTGTTTTATTACCTTCATAAATTTTAAGGTTGCCGCCTGTCATTTCATTTAACTTATCTAACAATGCGGCGTTTTCATTAATGAACGCATCTAATTGAGCTCCATGTAATAAAACCACACCTTCGTCTTGACCAGGTATTTGTTGTAAATTTATAATCCAAGCGTCAGGAATATCTGTATCATTTCCTTCAGAGAAATATGGTTTATATTTTGAAGGTTTTAATTGACCTGTTGCAGTGCTGATTCTTGGGGCTTGAACACCTTTAGATTTGTGCGCCATCTCATCCATATCAAGTTGTTCCAATAAATCTTTTTTTGAAATTTTCATCTATTTACGTTTGTTACTATAAATATCCCAATATTTTATTTAAACCATTCTGGTGTTGGGGTATTTTTCCAAGTGCAGAAATCGCGCTTCTCCTTCATATAATAGTTTCTATAAGATAATATAGCGCTATTAGCGATTTTACACTCATCAGGCATAGCTAATGGTGGTTCTGTGAATGGTTCATCGGGAATGTTAGGTCTATTGTCAGCACACCACGTTAAAACTTCAGAAGTTTTATGTATCTTACCATAACGACGAGTGTATTGGTGACATAGTTCTCTACCCAACATACATAACCACATGTAATTAGACATGGATTTTCTAACCCAAATGGCACATGGATGATTCTTGTGAGATAATCTATATGGCGCTTGTCCACCTGTAGCCCAATGAGCACCACATAGAAGTTGTGCTGTTTCCAATATCATTTTAACAACATGTTTGTCATTATGATATTTTGCACATTTAACTACACTTTTATCTAAATAAAATATGTTCATTATTGTTTCATTTCTGTTGCTAAAACACAACTGATGTGGTCAGTTCCTGCTAAATGGTCATAGTCTACTCTTGAAGTGTCTTCACCACAATATTGACAAACCCATTGGTTTTCTATTTGTGGTTCTTTATCACCATATTCCGAATAGTAATATTGACGAACTCTTTCGCCAAGCTCATAATTATTTGGATATGTTTTAATGAAATTTTTTGGGATTATAATCATATCCCTACTTGATTCGTTGCTTCTGTTGTAACATGAAACGCATAATTGTCCTGCGCCTTCCACATAACAAGTTCTAAAATCAACGTGTGTTGTCATATCTTCATGTGTTTCTTTACCACATGAAATACATGTTTCCTTTGCCATAATAATGTGTTTTAATGAGTGTAATTTACACAAAATTTGCAATAAAACAAATAATTTTAGGATTTTTTTAAGCCATTGAATCAGAAGAGGACGGCATTCTACTTGTAAGTTTAGCAACTTTGTTACCAACTTGGTCCATCAAACTATTTCCAGTGGATACTCTATTTTCCATTGCTATATCCAATAAAGCTTTAGGGTCAGTAGTACCAGAAGCAACCGCTTGGTTAACCACTCTTGCAAATTTTTGAAACCAACCCGAACCATTCCAAGTAGCATACGCAAAATGGAAAGTAAGAGCAGGATCTTTACTAACAATATCCGCAGTTTCAGGTGTAAGGTATCTTCTTGATAATTGGTCAAACTCTGGTTTCATCATTTGAGCAACCAATTCTCTTAACTTATTCGCTAAATCAGGATTGTCTTTTAACATGTATTCAGGCTTCCACTTGCTTCTTGCGTCTTCAGCATCAATTAAACGCCAAAACTCTTGTCCCGCAGGTGTATTTGATTCAGGTCCTGTTTTTCTATCTATACCGAACATTGTTTCGCCTGAATTACCATATCTACCATCTTTAATTCTACCATCTTGTAACATATCAGGGTGATAGTAACCACCTTCTAAGTTATCAATAACGGTATTTACAATACCTTGCCAATCTCTCACATCAATAACACCGCCACCTCCGCTTGTTACGTTCTTCTTAATGAACTCTTTTAATTTTTCAGGTGTTAGATTTAAACCTTTAACCTTTTCTAATAAAGCTTTTAAGAATTCAGGTGTTGCAGATACCATATGGTCAGTTGCATTCTCATTTAATGATGCACCTAATTGACCTAATGCAATTCTACCCGCTACCGAACCCGCATCACTTGTTGTTGAAGTGGAACCACCACCACCGCTACTACTGCTACCACTACTACTACTACCAACAGACCCTGAAGGTCCACCAACACCCTTTCCTTCACCATATTGTAAATGGAAGTGTCCTGCGGTCGCAGCACCTGATGGGTGTCTATATTCGTCTATATAACTAAATTTTGGGTCTTTCGATTTGTAACTATCCAACAAAGCAACAAACGCATTGGCGTTTTGGTCATTGAATGGATCTATCACCATATCAACAGCTTGACCCTCAGTATGTTTACTATGATAACCTAAACTTTGATGGAACTTATCGTTACCACCTGTTACTGTAATTTTAATATTTGGATTACTTGCTTTGAAATCTGTTAATATCTTACTAACAATAGAACTTAATTCATCACTAATCTCACCACCATTTGCAATCTCACTTCCTTTTTCATTATAACCTAATTTAGATAATGTTGAACGAAGTTCTTGAGAGTTCTCAAGTATTTGTTTAACTGTATAAAATGTTTCGTTGACTGTTTTTCCGGTTTTTGTCCCTGTGTGGCCGGTCGTTGTTGCTGTTTCACCAGTAGTTGCTCCTGTTGAGGATAAATTAATTTTGTTATCGTCAGCAAATTTTTGAACTGATGCCGCAGTTTCTGGTCCAAATAAACCATCAATACCGTGTTGAGGTAATTGGTATCCAAGTAAAACCAAAGCAATTTGCATTGATTCAACTTCTTTAGCATATTGCATTGAGCCACCTGATTGTTGTTTTAAACCACCAGAATCAATTGCTTTTTCAAATGTATTGTAAAAATCTTCAAGTAATTTTGGGTCAGCGACATTTTTTCCTTGTTCGTCTTTACCAACAGCATCAGCTTTCTTTGAATTATCAATTTTGCTTGCTGGGTCATCAGGTGGAGTTTGTTCGTCAACTTCTTTCTCTTTTCTACCCAATAAATCATCAAGAAATCCTTCTTTGACTATCTTTTTTCCATATGTTAAGGTGTGAATTCTCTCAATCTGTTCCCTTAAAGTTTTCTTCATATCAATATAAATATCAGGACATAGTTATTCCTTCTAGGTAATTTTTTAATCATCAACTTCAGCCTATCAGCATTTCACCCACATAGACCTTATATGATAACCATTTTCAACGCTATCGGGGACAATCTTAGTCCATAGGACCTACCAACCCGACGTCTGTCCCTCATCAGTTACCGGATTAAGTATAATCTTTCAAAGGGAGTTAATGCGTTGAATATAAATATTCTCAACCTCGATAATCGACATCGGAATCTTCATTTTCATCTCCATAAATTCCAAATAAATCATCACCTTTATAATCGGGATGATTCTTTTGCATATGGTCAATACCTCTTACCCAAAAGAATGCAACAATAGCTGCTAAAACGAAGCTACAGCCAATACCAACCAAGTAACTTGCTATCATAATAAAAAATTTAAGATTTTTTCTTTAAGTCCTGTTTGTTTGATACCTTGGGTGCTGATTGGAGTTAAAACAAAGTTAGTTAATCCCCAATCCATTTCCATGTCACCCCAACTCTCGTGTGTTTGGGGGATACCCATATTCAAATCATCAATTGCAACCCAATGAGTAACTTCAGGATGGTCTTGTAGATATTGTTTAATCTCTAAAGAACGAGATTGTTCTAAGTCGTATTGTCTTGACCAAGGAAAGTTTTGTGGGACTTCACACTCTGACAAGTTTTTGGTAAATGCGATTGGTTTCTTAATGATTTTTTTTGATTCATAATACTCACCCATCTCTTCAACAGTTGCCCATCTCTTCCAATCAGATGAAACCACAATCTCAGCATCTGTCTCTGTTAGAATATTATTTAATACAACCACCGCCTTGTTGTCAAAGTTATCGAATCGATATTCAACAGGTAACTCCATAATTGATTGAGACATCTTCCTTCCAAACTTACGTTGTTTCTTATGACGACCTCCCCAATTATTTAATAAGCATATAACACCGTCATGGTCAAGAAATATTATTTTCATCGTCATATTTTTTTAACACTTCTTCAGCGTTAGAGTTTTTTAATTTTTCTCTTGCTTCTGCAGCTCTTTGTTCAAATATCGCAAAGGTTTTCTTTTTATGTTCTTCTTTACGATTCTTTAACTCCTCAAGAATTGTTGATGAACTTTTTAATCTTCTCAACATCTCTTCGGTGATATCTCCTTTAATTTTAAACACCCGTCCGTCTTCACCGTTTAAATGAATGATATGACCAACAGTAGTTTCAATATATGGGATATGGTAAGCAACCATATTGTCCGTGTCCCATTTTATTGTTTCACCAACTCGTTTAACTTCACCTTTATTTACACCACCATACTTGGTAAAGTGAATGTATTTGTCCCCATCTTTAAACATTATAATCCTAATTTTAATAGTTCATTAATTGTTTCTTTGGTTGATATGTGATGAATACCAATACCACCTTTTTCTATCCATCCTTCAATGTTATCTAATCTATCGTCAATTAAAATAGCATCAGGTGCTGCAAAATCCTTTTTATGTTTGGCTGTTCTTAATAATAAAGGAACACCAGGTAGTTCTCGTTCAACCCATTCGTGTTTACCAACTCTTGAACTATCTTCTCTTGATGGTGCGGATAATAACTTAGGTTTATAATCTTTAATATGTTCCCATAGTTCTTTACCATCAGGTTGCCATTCCAAATCAATCCAAAACTTTTTACCTGCTTTGTTGATTGGGTCCCAAAAATGTGTATCGCTAAAAAATTCGCCACTGATATCTCTACCAGTTAAATCTTGATAACCTTTATCGAAGTTTACAAGCACGCCATCAAGGTCGCAGTATATTTTGTATTTGTTGTTCATGATGCAAATATGGTAAAAATTTTTAACAATTACAAAAATCTTTTTAGATTTTTAATAAAAGGTTTTCTTGCAACTTCAATTGCTTTTGTTTTCATGGTTGTATATAACCCAGTTGATAGATATGCTTGAATTTCATCGTCGATAATTTTCTTATCAGGACAATATTGCATTTTAATTAACTTTTTCTTAACTGATTCATAATCAATTTTTCTCATGTCACGAATCAATGACTGGCAACTGTTATAATATTCTTTATTTGTGTAATATAACCCGTGAGCCAATTCGTGTTTCATTAAAGATGATTCAGCGTTTTCGGCACATATTAGATACCAAGATTGTCTTTCACCTGTTTTGTTAAGAACATCGTTTTCACAATAGAAAGCAATGTTCTTCATGATTTCATCATATCCATTACCTTTATAACTGTAATGAAACTCATCAACAGCTTTCCATAATACATGTGATGGTAAATTATATCCCGCCCATTCTGCAGGATAATTGAATGAGTCTAATTTATTCAACTTAACATACTCATTCATCATTTCTTCAAATGATAATTTTTTACCTTTTATTTTTTTATGTGGTGATTCATAATATTCTTGGTATCTACAAAATAGCATACCTCTTTCATATCTATTAGGAATTACAGCAGCATAAACGCGTGGTTTCAATTCGATAATTTTACCCTTAACTAATGGGCTTTTAATCTTCATTGTCTTCGATTTTATTCATTTGTCTAAAAACATTTATTACACCGAACACAAAATATGTTGCAACAGCAACAAAACATAAAATAATTAACATTATCATAAACAGCTTTTTAATATTTCATAACATAATTCAGATGGTATCTTACTTCTTTCGTAAGCATTCGCTCTACCTTGCGTTCCAGTTCTACTACCTCTTGGTGCAGCAACGTGACAAGGATCACCATTCTTACACATAGGGCGTGGAACCCACACATCACTGTTGGTCCATATGTCGGTTGGTTTCATTCTTTCATCACCGTATTGACAATAAGTTACACTCTTTCTTGGTAGGTCTTTAACAACATCTAACTTACGAAGAACACCGCGTGGATTTTCCATGAACCAATACTTTGGTTGGAAGTAATTAATAAGTTCGATTGTTTTTTTAACAAGTTCAATACCTAAACGAGCGGTATCTGTTTTGGGAATGTATGCACCTTTACCGCCGCTCCAATGATGACCGATAGCAGCAACACTAAATCCTGTGCAAGGTGGTGAGGCCCAAATAATATCAGGTTGGAATGGAACCTTGCTTACATCAAAATCTAAAATACTAATGGGATAATGAATACCTTCAAAGTCAATTAAATCAGATGAGAATACTTCCATACCTAAGCCTTCAGCAACTTTACCAACTGAGCGACTACCCGCGAATAATTCTAACACTTTCATTATCTTAAGTGTTTAAATTTATCGGCTAAGTTATTGATATAGTCTTCCTCATCAAGAGTTAATAAATCTCTACACTTAGATAACTTATCTAAACTCTCAAAGAAAATTTCATCTTTAATATTTGGTTTAGGAACTTTACCAGCATTTAATGTTGCTTGGTCCGGTTGGATATATCCATCCTCAATTAAAATTTCAATTAATCTGTCTCGTTCTCTTTTACTACATGAGTCAATAAACTCACTTGGGTCGATGTCAATCTCCGTTGTAAATTCAGGCATAATATTTCAATTTAATGTTTACTAAAAGATAAACAAAAAAATCGGAATAAAAAAATTATAAAGCAAAACTTTCGCCACATCCGCAAGTTCGAGATGCGTTAGGATTAATCCATTGGAATCCTTTTCCATTTAATCCGTCGGAATAATCTAATTCGGTTCCATAAAGATATAGAACGGACTTTCTATCAATGATAACTTTAAGACCACCATCGGTTTCAACAACTTCATCGAACTCTTCTGTCTTGTCATCAAACTCCATAACATATGATAGTCCACTGCAACCACCACCCTTTACACCAACGCGAAGATGGTGGGTGTCGGGTGTTAAACCTTCACTCACCATCAATTCTAATAAATGATTTAAAGCTTTTTCAGATATTGTAATCATAATAATAAATATTACCCTAATAAATCATCTAAGTCAATATTATGTTCCATAAGAATTGTGTGTATTCTATCACACACTAAATCAACAACTTCATATTTGCTAAGCGTTTGTTTCTTAGAATCAAATTCTATTTCATTTTGCAACCCCTTTCTTATATTCGTTATATCCCACAACGCCAAAGCCATATCAAGAGATTTCATAGCTCTTTTATTTGCGAAGATATCGTCAACATCATTTAAATCATATTCTATTATTGCTTTCGCCATAAGTCACTTAATTTTTTACCGGGCTTAGTTATTTTACCATTGTCATCCATCATAGGTGCACGATACATTTCGAATCCAATCCATAATGCAGCACCTATAAGACCAATTATAAAGTATATCATAAACTTAAATTTTTTGATTTCCAAATTTGCCACCATTTACGTTTTGGTATTGGTAAACACTGACTAAAAGGGTTATCACCAAACGATACGCGGCCAAGATATTTTGCCGCAATCATATTCAAAAACACTTCTTGATATTCATTAGGAATTGTATCCATATCGGCAGATATTTCAACACTTAATGCTAATGTTCCTTTATCCGCAGTCATAAGATATAAGGTTTGGTGTGTTTTAATTATTTGAGATGTCTTCATCTCTAAATTATGTCCTGCACCAAGAAAAATTTCCGATTCTTTCTTACTCATATTTGTTTGAATTTGCTTCTTTTTCTAAATCTTTTTCTAAATTTTTGTATTTTGGATTTTCTTCACTTAAATTAAAAATCATTAGTTCTTGCAAACCATTCGCATGATTTAATTCGAAGTTTTCATCCATTAAACTATCTTGTTGTTTAGATAGCGTGTCGTTTAATCTTTTGTAATAGTTTAAACTATCTAATAATTGTTTTCTTTCGGTAATGATACCCGCATTCATAATCGACATGGACGATAATCCTGCGATTGTAATGAAAACGATGGTAAATCTTAACCACCAATTTTCGTCTTTGTTAAATAAACCCATTTCTTTTGTTTTTAATGTTTAAATATGTTGTTAGTAAAATCAAAAATATTGCAACAAATATACCTCTTATTATTAGAAATACATTTTTTATTTTTTCCATTTTACAATTCTTGTATTTTAATAAATGTGTCGGTCACTTCTTGCATCGTTAAATAACCAATTACATCATCAGCAATTGGTGTATCATAACATATTTCACCATCTTTAAAGATTGCCAACTCATATAAACCATCTTTACCTCCGTATGAATATTCACTTTTAACTACAGATGCCTCATATCCGTTTTCAAATTTTGTTCTACTTGTAATTCCAAACTCCTTCCCTCTTGGGTGAGTTTTAAATTCTATGTCTTCAAATGTTTTCATATTATCGTAGTAAATTTTATTTGTAAATGCGTGTAAATGATAATTATTCATAACTATAATATTTCTTCAATTATTCCTAATGCTTCAGCTAAAATTAAATAACCCGCAGCCTCATGTAAATCCCCTTCAAATAATCTCCAACAAGCCACAATTCTTATTACTGATTTAATTAGACTGGTCCAAAAATGCCAATTTGTTTTTGATTCTTTTTCTTGCATGTTATATTTGTTTTCCTTTTATTATTTCTTTTACCGCAATCCAATAAACCAACTCATCCGAATATCTTTCAGAATTGTAAATCGTTTTTTTGATGTTTGGTTTAATGGAATTAATTTGTTTATCGCAATGTTCAATTGCTGCGATGCATGCGAGCTTTTTGATTGTCCCTTCAATCATTATACTCATACCTTTGGTGTAAAGATTACTCGCTTTGTTATAATGGTAGTCATATAATGAATCAACCATTTTAAAAATATCGGGGCGTCTGATGGCCATTTGGTAAATTTTTATAAAATTACGAAAAAAAATTTGTATTTCAAAATTAATTTTAAGATTATTGATTATCAATCAGTTAGGAAATCATATTTGTCCTTTTTTAATTCAATCTCAACATAATTTACCATTCGATTACTCAATTCATTAATCACATTTTGATATTCAACTTTAACTGGTGTGTTAGCTTTACCGTAAGCTTGCACCAGTTTACCCTTTCTATATTGTAAATCGATTCTTTTTCTACCTGAAGATAATGTAATGTAAACATACAACGCACCGTGTGTGAATTGTTTGGCCATACAATTTTTCATCCTATAACCTTCCATTCTAAAATCCTCTTCGGATTCCAAAACTTTAGGTTTATAAACAACCCCATCAAGTTCAATCTCTCTTTCAATATCTTCAAGAAATCCGTCAGGAAAAACATACTTAACTTTGTAGCCCCTTGAAAAATGCATCCTAATACCAGACCATAGCTCAAGTGTGTTGTCAAATTCATTATCGTTTTTGGCTTTAAACTTTAAATTGCTAACACCTCTTTTTTCTAATAACTCTCTGATTGATAATAACTTATTAACCAAATAAACAAACGAATCCGACTTCAACGTTTCTCTTTCCCATTTGTTTATGGTTTCAACCATGCAATTCTTTTCGCTATCGTTTTTTAATTCATGAACCTTTTTGTTTGGTGGCATTTCATAGCAATGTGTTTCCCACATAAATTTCTTTAGATATTGAACGTGACTATCGCCAAACAATTTACAAATATAATTTAACGCACTAATTTGAATCGGCTTGGCCCAATTCTTGTTTAATTCTCCAATAAGATATTTTGATTTAATACCATAAGAATCCAACACTGCTGGTAAAAACTTATTATCATTCTTAACTAACCATTTCTTTTTAGGGTATTCGTTTTGAATATCGTTATAAACATTATCATGTCCTTTGATACCTTTAATATCTAAATGAAAATCAACAATCATGTCATATAATGTATTGATAACTGATTTTTCATTTGATATTTTATCATGAAGATACTGCGATTTGAATTTGGGTTTGAGTGTTTCTAAAATTAATCTCAAGATATGATCTGTTGCTCTACTATACTTGACGCCCCAATACGTTAATCTTTTTTCACCTCTTATGAATCCGTTTTCAGATAAATCGAACAACATTTTAAAGTCATTCTTTTTATGTTTTTTAGAATTTCTAAACAAATTGACGTCAGTGAAATTATGATTTATAATTTCGTATGTAACAGTTATATCACCATTAACCATATTGATACCTAATGTATGAACAAACTTAATGCGCTTCTTATTACCTTGTTTAAAGTATTCGGTTTCGAATGAACCAATGTATGTTAGATATTCATCGTTTCGCCACAATTGTAAATTAGCAAATGCTGATGCTATATTTTTGTTATCGCTTTTCTCTTGATTGTATTCTGTTAACAAAATATCCATGTGTAAAATTTACATGGATATTTTTATATTGTGTAGTTAAAATGGTAAATTATGAACCGTATTAGCTCTTATAACTTCAGGTTTGACCTCAATACCGTTAATTTTAAGTGGCACCTTCTTTTTCTCCGTCCAGTTTAATAATCCCCATTTCGCATAAAGAATAATTTTATCTTTTAATTCCTCAATCGCTTCACTAAATTCTTCGGGAACTGCGCCATTACAAAAATGTCTTGACTGAACGCACCTACCATCTTGAATGTTGAATTCGTTGGTCACTCTATCTGAACCGTCTTCGTTTCTAACGGACACGATAATCGATTTTTCATGGTTAGCATAACTTGCAACACAGTGATGCATGAATGCACCCTCTTCAATATACTCCTCTTCTCTTTTTAAAATATATGGGTAGAACGTTTGCTTGATGTTCTTATCGGATGAAATAAATCTTGATATTGGTTTTTCAACCTCATCTATCATTTTTTGATTAAAGACATATTCAATCACCCAACCCTTCTTCATGGCTGAAATAATCTTAGAAAACTCTTGGTGTTCTTTATTAAAGTCCATAATTGTCCTTGCTCTTATTCTAAATGATTGGTCAACTTCTCTAATTTTATTAACCATATAAACATGGTCAAAAATATCTTTAGATAAATCAGCGTTTATGCCTCTTGGATAAGTCCCATCATTTACACATTTACTGATGTTTTCTTTCTCATCATCATAAAAGTTTAATACCGCCATAGCATTTTTAAAATCATCTAATCTTTTTTTGATGTTATGAATACTATCTGGTTCCCGATTACCTTCTTTTTTATATGACGATTTTAATAAAATTTCATTACTTAAATTACCAATATACTTGGTATAATTTTCACCAAATAAAAAACAAAATTGACCTAACGCATATAAATCTATAAATCGATGGTCATGAACAATTTTAATTAATATTTTTGATTTACAACCCAATAAATCTAAGACGGATGCGATTAACTTTCTATCATTTTTCTTAAAGAATTTTTCCGTTGGGTAATAATACTTTAATAAGTGTTCATATTCATCATTTGGTATTTTGATTTTTTTAAGTTCAACAAACGTTTTAACAAGGTGATTGTAAAATGGTGATAAATCGGTATACGTAGTGTTTTTAGCATCAAAATTAAATTGTGCTGTGATAAATTTATAAAACTCTTCATCACTTAAACATGTCTCCGTATTTTGCATTTGTGGTAACACCTTATCCTTTTTCTTATAATATCTTTCTAAATGAAAAATACTACTAGATGTGTTCATTATGTGATTTAACGATAAAAAAGAATTCGTTAAAAAAGTTTGAGTGGCTTTACGTCCGCGTCCAGGTTTACCAGATGTATTGATTATTATAAAATTCCCTTTAACTAAATCAAATGTTAAAGTAGTCCTACTTGTTGACGTTCTAAAATACTTAGCGTTATATGGTCTTATTTTAAGATGTTCAGAAATTGTTATTGAGATTTTATCACCGTTTTTTCTAACCTTTCTTTCAATTATTTTAACTTGAACATGTGCAAATGGATTGTTGTAATGTCTTTTAATTTGACGGTCCTTAGTTGTTATATAATCTTTGATGGCGATGGGGAAAGCAACATGCTCCATTGAACCTTCATTTTGAACATAAAAAAAATGCGCGGAAGGTCGTTTATAACTTCCCGATATCTCAATCATTTCTTTATCGTTCCTAGTTATTTGTGAATCAAATATGTTTTCCCATGTACGCTCCTTTATATTCTCTTTTTTAGGAGGTATTTGGTTATAATTCTTAACTAACGATATTGATGCGTAGCTAAGTCGTTGGTGAAATATAGGTGTTTCCATGGGTCAAATATACTAAAAAAAATTTGGAATATACTTATATAAAAATAACATAATTATGGCTAAAGCAAAAGGTGGTAAATCAGCCTCTTCAGTAAAAGTCACTTTTGGTAAAAGAAAAGGTGGCAAGTCTCAAAAAAGTTGGGGCCCGAAGGCTCAAAAACCAAAGACCTATAGAGGTCAAGGTCGCTGAGGAAAGAACCACCCTTTATGGGTGGTTTTTTAATTTGATAAGGGTGCTTTAATCGATGGATGTGATTTATAACCCACAATCTCAAAGTCGTCAGGTCTCCAATATTTGGTCTTTTCAATGATTGATGGTTCATCACCTTTTATCTTAACTGATGGTAAACCAAAAGGTTCTCTTGTAATTTGCTCCTTAGCTTGTTCAATATGGTTCAAATAAAGATGCGTATCCCCCAAATTTCCCACCAATTCGTCTGGCAACATATTAACTTCTCTGGCAATTATTTCCAATAATAACGCATAAGAAGCGATATTAAAGGGTAATCCTAAGAATGTATCTACTGAACGCTGATTCCACATTAAAGAGATTGCTCTTGTTGGGGTTGGTTCATAATATGTGTCATCGTAGTTAGGTAAATTATTTGGGTCAAAGAATCTCTCCATACCTGTTTCATAATTCTTAACAAACCAAACGTTGTATCTTTCTTCCGCACTTAATTCTCTTGTATAAACTTGAAATCCATAATGACAAGGTGGTAAAACCATCTTGTTTAATTCACCTACATTCCAAGCTGATACCATCAATCTTCTACTATCAGGATTAGTTTTAAGGTCATTGATTAGATTTTGGATTTGGTCGGTATCTTTTGGACTCCAATCTTCTTGCCAATATTGGCTAGTATCTACACTCTCCCATTCTTTCCATTGTTTACCATAAATTGGTCCTAATTCGCCCCACTCCTTAGCAAAATCATTATCTGTTTTGATTTTGTTAATGAATTCTTCTTGTGTCAATGGAATTAAATCATCAGGGTTACTAAACATATTTTCAATATGTGGTTGCATCCCCATTATATCACCACATTTATATCCATCAATAAGTTCGTTTACTTTTTTAGAATAGTTTTTATAAGCATCTCCGTCCCAAATGTGACATCCATTCTCAACAAGATATTGAATGTTAGTTTCTCCACGAAGGAACCATAATAACTCAGTCACCATTGTCTTCCACGCCATCTTCTTGGTGGTTAACAATGGAAACCCTTGTCTCATGTTATGACGTATTTGTCTTCCGAACACCGATATAGTTCCAGTGCCAGTTCTATCAGTTTTAGTGACACCATTATCCAAGATGTCTTGTAGCAAATCTTGATATTTTTTATCAATTGTATTCATATTAATAATTGTCTAAATTATTTGTAAATTCATAATACCATTTTGACATGTGGTGTCTCCAAACGTCTTCATTACGATATTCTTTTTCCCATTGAAAAAATATGTCGGGTATGAATTTTTTATTTTTAAGAATATCCAATGCAACATTATAATTATATTCGGCAGTATCCTTTAGCGCTTCACGTATTTCTAAAGGTGAATATTTTTCACAAACTCTTTTAATTTCTTTAACATGTTCTTGAGCCCTAATTATATCATCATCAACCGAATCAAATGTATAATCAAATATTTCATCATAAAGTTTAAAACCAAAATTAGTTAGAACTTTGTTAACATTTTTTGCACCATAAGTTATAAATGGTTTTCTATGAAGAATTGGAATGAATGTTTTTTCAGTTAAGAATATCACATCATACGTGCTTTCTGTAACTTGTTGGAACGCTGATTCCAAGTAGGATGGATAAATTTCCCAATAGTTACCTTGATTAACGACATCGGCGGGGTCGGGATAATTTGTTGGGACATTAAAATTGGTAAAATCAAAATGGTTTCTTGTGAACCAATTGAATTGTTTAATGTTAAACTCAGTTGAAAAACATGAATATAAATTCGTTTCTAATAGACCAAAGTCTTTTAATAATTGTAAAATATACATCCTATGAACACGAGGAAGTCTATTATAACTTGTAAAATAATATTTCGGATTGTAATTTAAAGTGGGCGGCGTTACAAAACGATTTTGGTAATTTGCGAAAGTATGATATAAAAAATATAACGTAAAGAAATGTCTATTTGGATTTAAATGTCTAAAAAAATCTTGTCTATTATAAAAATCTTTTTCTTTATCGTAATCACCATAACCTGAGTATATTATGTCGACCTTTGTTTGACTCCAATCGTTAAGATATTCAGAATAATTTTTCAAAAGCACAGGTTGAATTTCAGGTAAACAAAGAATTTTTAAATCATTGTTCCTATTATGACATTTGTCAATAATATCCAAGAATGTGGTATTAAAGGTAAACGACCATATATAATAAGGGTAATTCTTATCGACACTGGTATTATATTTCACAAATCCTTCGTTTTGAATTGCCGGTGTCATCTTATAATATTTTTTGAATTTGGAAACCCGCCATAAATGTTAACCACCTTACAGTTAAACCCCATGAAGGTGAGGTTTTACCATCATCATAATATTCATTCTTGTCATAATAAAAAACTATAGCAGGTAAAATAAACCAGTGATGTCTTTTATTATAAATGAAAAAGTCTTTATAATATTTCTTACCCATCTTATTTCTTTTTTGGTTTTTTAAAATAATCTAAAACTAAATTGATTGAACCTAAGCTAATTGCACCCCAACCAAAATATTTTTCTATTTGCGGGTTAGCATCAGGAACACCGTATTTCTCAATAAGAATACCAGTTAATATCATCATTATGTAAATGATTTCTTTGATTTTTATTTGCATAATATTGTTTTTAACAAATTTACAAAAAAATTTTGATATTCCGAAATAATTATAGTTATGTCAGTTATAATCGGTAATAAACATTTCCCCGCAGAATACATGTTAACTCCTGAACAAACTCGTCAGGGAATGATGGGTCGCGAAAGCTTGGAAGGTTGTATGGTATTCAAAATGGGTAAAGGTCACCATTCTTTTTGGATGAAGGATTGTGTTATCCCACTTGATATTGTGTTTGTTAGTAATAACCGAATAAGCCGCATCCACCCAAACTGTCCTCCTGCTGACCCACATGCAATGAATCCACCACGTTACACCGGTATTGGTGACCACGTGATTGAATTCCCTGCAGGCATGGCTTCAGACTTTAGAGTTGGTGACAGAGTTTCTATGTATTTGGGGACACCTCAGAATCCTGTTCAATAGTCCATTTACTATAATCATACTTTACTTTAGGGTTGGTCTTTTGGAACACCCAAAAATAACTATGATATTTTCTTGCATGTTGTTGTCTAGTCCACTTTGTCCCAAAACTATTAACCCTTGTGTTTGAATTTAAGATAAATAAATCTTTAGGATAGAATCCAAGCTCCATGGCCATATTCATAATCATAGAATGGGTAAAATGATTTTTACCGCTTGATACGGTATCTTGACATTTCATTACAACAAAACCGTCCTTAGCGCAAATTCTGTATAACTCCTTAAGTGTTAAGTAATAGTTCTTCATCAAATCTTCATAAGTTGTATACCCTTCAAATCGTTTAGCCATAAGGGAACTACCTTCCTTGTTACTTTTATATGTCGCACCCGCAATAACAAACGGAGGATCATACATAATACTATTCATTGAACCGTCAGCAAATGGTAAATTCTCTGAGCTCGCTTGAATTACACTATCATTGGCCGGATACAAATCTGATTTATTGATGGGTGATGGTAAGTCCTTCCAAAAGGATCCTTTTGAATATGTGCAATCCAAATCAAATTGCTCGATTTCATAAAGAAACATTATGTTTTTAATTGTTTCGTAATTAGAATTGTAGATGCTTTTTACGGGTTTAAAATCTTTATCCATTTCTTGACATTTTAATTTTTATGTGTTATATTTTAAAATATAAGGAATTAAATTCAATAAACCAAAATATTTATTAAAAAACACACACTATGGGATGCGGATGCAAAAAAAAACAAGAACAACCAGTGGTTCAACAACCACCTCAATCAATTAACCTACAAAACGTAGCAGCACCAACGGTGACTCAACCTGCAGCTCCTGCTCCACCTCAAAACCCTTAATAATATATCGTCGATATAAACGATAATTAGCTTTATCACGAATATCGACGATATTTTTTTATTCAGGAAATATATAAACATGTATATATTATTATGGAAGCAAAAAGCAAATTAACGAGCGTTCACGTCTTGGAAGACGTTTACAATAAATTTAAAGTAAATTCAATTGAAGGAAGTTTATCATTTCAAAAATTTGTAAACCGTTCAATGGATTTATATAATAAAGACGAAAATTTTCGTAACAAGGTAAACAACCACATTGGATTGGCTGCTACCGGTTCTAAGTATTAATCATGGCTAAAAAAAGAATATTATTATTAAGCGACGACTTAAGAATGACGTCTGGTATTGCCACGATGTCAAAAGAGATTGTCTTAGGGACAGTTGATAAATTTGATTGGGTTCAATTAGGTGCAGCTGTTAGTCATCCTGAGTTCGGTAAGATTGTTGATATGAACGACGATGTTAGAAAAAGAACTGGTGTTGAAGATGCGTATGTAAGAATTTATCCAAACAATGGTTATGGTAACATTGGTATCATAAGAAAATTGATAAAGGACGAACAAATCGATGCGATATTACATTTCACTGACCCGCATTATTGGCAATGGTTATATGATGCTGAGCATGAGATAAGACAAACGACGCCAATATTATATTATCATATATGGGATAACATTCCTGACCCTGTTTATAATAGAAACTATTATGAATCATGTGATTGGTTAGGGTGTATTTCTAAATTAACATATGGTATTGTTCATCGTGTTGGTAAATTAACAACTCACAACACATTTAAACCATTAGAAGATTGGCAGATAAGTTATGTCCCACACGGTATCAATGAAAAAGTTTTTAAACCAACTGAAGTGAGTGATGAAATAAAACAACTTGTTACAGGTGGTAAAGAATATGATTATATCTTATTTTATAACAACAGAAACATTAGACGTAAACAACCATCCGATGTAGTTTATTCATATAGATTATTTTGTGATAGTTTGCCAAAGAATAAAGCTGACAAGTGTTTATTACTTATGCACACAGCACCTGTTGATGAGAATGGAACTGATTTGAATGCTGTGATTGAAGCACTTTGTCCTTACGATGTTCGATTCACTAACATGAAACTTGAACAAGAGAAGTTAAATGAGATTTATAATTTTGTTGATTGCACAATCAATCTTGCGAATAACGAAGGATTTGGTTTGACAACAGCAGAAAGTATTATGGCGGGGACACCAATCATTGCTAACGTTACCGGTGGTTTGCAAGACCAAATGGGATTTGGTTATACTGCTGATGATTACATTACATTTGGTTCGTTACATAATGTAAGAACACATGGTGAAACATTACATGGTGATTGGGCACACCCTATTTGGCCAAGTGCAATTAATATAAATGGTTCTGTTCCAACACCTTATATCTTTGATGATAGAGTTGATGATAACAAAGTTGCTGATGCGATTATGGAATCATATCAATTGGGTAAGAAGAAAAGAAAGAAGAATGGATTGAAGGGTAGAGAGTGGGCTATTGAGAATATATCATCTAAGGTGATGTGTGATAAATTGACTGAAGGAATTGAAACAACGTTAGTAAATTTTAAACCTCGTCAAAAATTTGATTTTTATAAAATTGTATGAGTAAACCAACATTATTATTTAGAGGACCAGTAAAAACAAGAAGCGGCTACGGTGCGCATTCGAGAGACGTTTTAAAAGCATTATATGAAATGGATGTATTTGATATAATGATTGATAGTTGTCCGTGGGGGAACACACCTATGACAGCATTAGAAGATAACTTATTCCACAAGTGGATTGAGTCTAACATTGTTACATCATTAACGTCACAACCGGACATCTACATACAAGTTACCGTTCCAAATGAATTCCAAAGAGTTGGTAAATTTAACATTGGTATAACTGCAGGTATTGAAACAACTGTCGCTCCTAAAAATTGGATAGATGGTTGTAACAAAATGGATTTGATTATTGCTACATCAAGTTTTTCTAAGGATGTTTTATTATCAACTGTTTATAATGAAACGGAAAAGAATACTGGTAAGTTAGTTGGTCAATATAGAATTGAAAAACCAATTGAAGTTTTGTTTGAAGGTGTTGACCTTAACATTTATAACAATGAATCTACAGGTTTAGATATTGACATCAAAGAAGATTTTGCTTATCTTTTTGTAGGTCATTGGTTGAAGGGAGATATTGGACAGGATAGAAAAGATGTTGGTATGATGATTAAAGTATTTGCGGAAGCATTTAAGAATGAAGAAAACAAACCCGCATTGGTATTAAAGACATCAGCTGCGAGCTTTTCAATTAAGGAGAGGGAGAATATGAGAAAAAGAATACAAGACCTTGTATCAAGTATTGAAAATCCTCCATCTGTTTATCTTTTGTTCGGTGAATTAACTGATGCTGAAATGAATGATTTATATAACCACCCAAAGATTAAATCAATGGTATCAATAACTAAAGGTGAAGGATTTGGAAGACCTTTACTTGAATTCTCAATGACAGGTAAACCAATCATCGCATCTAATTGGTCAGGGCATAAAGATTTTTTACCAATGGATAAAGCGGTTATGGTTGGTGGAAAATTAACTGAGGTTCATGCAAGTGCGATTGATGATTTTATTATTAAAGGTTCTAAATGGTTCACAGCTAACTATAATGAATTTGCTGAAGTATTAAAGTTGGTTCAAAAAGATTACGAAAGATTTGTTGAGAAGTCTGAGGAATTAAGAAAAGAAAACGGAGATAAGTTTTCATTTGAATCAATGAAGGTTACATTCAAAAATATTATTGAAAAATATAATAAAGTGACGCAAGCACCTGTTCAGACAAAATTAATTCTACCTAAGTTAACTAAAATAAAATAACATGGCAAAGAAAAAGACTCAACCAAAAGTTGAGATGAATATCGAAAAAGTAGTTCAGGAATATATTCCATGTGAATGGGTGATTCAGTTTGATAATGATGAACCCAAAGTATTTGCATCTTCCGATGTTAATTCATCTTCACATGAAGTGGTTTTTAAAATACCTAACACCAGTGAGTCGCACGTAACCTTTACTGACCCAATATCAAATAAGCGATTTAGTATATACGCAAGACCAAAAACAAGTTAAATGGATTTTAAGTTTTTTAAAAGTGAAGAATTAATACACGATAACTTTATTATATTACAACCTACAAATTTTGCACCTGAAAATGCTGAATTTTGTTTTCAATTTGGTGATGAGGAACCTGTTGTATTTGCTAATGGGCCAAATGAATGTCAAATTCGTATAAGTCCAACACCAGGTGGTAGTATGATATTCAATGATAATGGTAAAGTTTTTAAATTATTCGCAAGACCAAGAGTATGATGCACAAGTTTAAATTTTTTGAGGGGTTTCTTGAGAACGTATATGTGTTTGACACCGCTAATATTGTTGCGAGACATGTTCAGCATGGTGAAAGAACTTTACGTGCAACGTGGAGACCTGAACCAATAGAAGATATCTATTCACATCATGGGATAGATGCTGAGGCGGAATTAACAAGAATGCTATCAGCACAATGGGCACAAGAGATTGACAATGATATCATTAGACGATTAAGAGAAATCATTGGTGAAGAAAATGAAACCGATGATGAAGTATTAAGAGGTATTGAAGTTTTAAATGGTAGAGTTGAAGAGAGTGTTGATACAATCAGAAGAGTAACAAGAAGAATAAATGGTGGGGACGATTTAGCAGATAACGCCGACTATCTTGGTAGATATTTGGATATAGGAGGAGATAGAGCATGAGATGTGAAAGACATAGTTGGGACACAACTGACGCTGAATGGTGTTGGAAATGTGAAGAATTAACAATAAACGAAAATAAAAAAAAATATGAAGATAAGTTTTGCGATAACAGTTTGCAACGAGATAAACGAGATAAGGAAATTAGTTCCGTTTCTGTTGGACCACAAGAGACCTCAAGATGAAATTGTAATCTTATATGATGAAAATAATGGTGATGCTCGCGTATTAGATTTCCTTTTACCTTATAACAAATTACCTAATGTTCAAACATGGAGAAGTTATGATTTTGATAGAAATTTCGCTAATTGGAAAAACTTATTAAACAGTTATTGTAAAGGTGATTTTATTTATCAATTGGATGCAGATGAAATGATTAGCTCTTATATGGTAGAAAATTTACATACAATACTGGAAATGAATGATAAGGTTGACTTATATTTCGTTCCAAGAATCAATACCGTAAATGGTTTAACTGAAGAAGATGTTATTAAATGGGGATGGAATTTATCTAAAATTGAAAGTCAAATAAATGAAAAAATTATAGACACTGAAAGTGAAGAATACAAATTATTAAAAAATGGTGGTTTTATAATTGAAGAAACGGATACTATGGGAAAAGTAAAAATTAAATATTACATGCCAATAATAAATGCTTACGACTACCAAGGTCGCATATATCGCAAGAACATGACATGGTATGGTAAGGTTCATGAAAGAATCATTGGTGGTGAGAAATTTGCATCATTACCCGATAATGAAGAATATTGTATTCAACATCACAAAGACATCGATAGACAAAGAAAACAAAACGATTTATACAGCAAAATATGAAAACACTAAAAGAAATTTATGGAGGTCATCAAAACAATGAGCATTATGGTGACAAAGGAACTGTTCATACATACATCGATGTTTATGAAGACATTCTATCAAAGTATAGGGAGAATAGCACTGTTTTAGAAGTGGGTATTTTTCATGGTCATTCTTTAAAAATGTGGAATGAATATTTTATTAATTCAAAAATAATCGGTGCAGATATCACTGACGCTTATTTAAGAAATACAATTAAAGAAGAGAAATATAATATAATAATTGCTGATGCCACCAAGGAAAGTTTTTTAGATAAATTAGGTGACGACACATTTGATGTCATTATCGATGATGGTAGTCATAAAATCAAAGACCAAGTTAAAACATTTAATTTATTAAAAACTAAAATGAATAAGGGCGGTCTTTATGTGATTGAAGATATTTCTAATCTTGATGCCGATATTGAAGTATATAAGGAATTACACGATAATATTGAAATAATTGATAACAGACACATCAAGAATAGATTTGATGACGTTTTAATACTATATAAATTTTAAAATATGAGTTTAATAAGAACAAAAGGCGAAATCGATGTTACATTTTATAAAAATGAACAAGACAAACATCAATTTGGTAATGACAATGAATGGGTTAATGAACAAACCGAATTAAATTTGGGTAATATTGAATGTAGAATTGATATCCCCGCTTGGCAACAACGATATGAATATGAAGCAGGAATGTTAAATACTATTATTCAAACAAATAACTTTAAAAAGATTATTGAATTAGGTTCAGGACCAGGTGCGTTAGGTCAAAAAATGATGGAAAAAATTGAATTGGATTATACATTCATAGACCAACCAGGTGCAAAAAAAATATTTGAGGACAGGAAATACAAAGGTAAATTTTTAGTTAAAGATTTGATGAATGGTTTTGATACCTCTGATTTAGATGCTAACTATGATTTTTTAATTACCAACGATTTTTTGGAGCACATTTATAACCCTTCTATTGTTGTTCAAGAATCTTATAAATTGATTAGACCAAATGGTAAAATGTTTGTGAGTGTTCCAAATTGGAGAATGGGTCACACTTTTATTTATAGGGGTTTATTTGATTTCGATAATTTCGTATATTTTATGCACACACATGGTTTTAAAATAAGTGGATTATATGAATCACCATTAAAGTGTGGTTATTCATCCAAATTATCTTCTGAATCGGAAATGGACGATAATTTAATAACGAGTTGGAATTGGTATATGTTGTTTGATAAAATAAATTAATATGAAAAGAGTTTTAATAACGGGTGTTGTGGGGTTACTTGGTTCAAGACTTGCTGATTTTTTAATCGACACACAAGAAGACATTTATGTAGTTGGTATTGATGATTTAAGTGGTGGATATATTGAGAACGTTAACCCAAAGGTTAAATTTTATCAAACAAATCTTCTTGAGAAATCAATCTCAGTAATTTTTGAAATTGAAAAACCTGACTACGTTTATCATTTCGCAGCATATGCGGCTGAGGGATTATCACCCTTCATTAGAAGTTACAACTATCAAAACAATCTTGTTGCAACATCTCGTATTGTTAATGAATGTATTAAACATGATGTTAAAAGATTGATATTCACATCAACATTAGCGGTGTATGGTCATGGGTATGGTGGAGTATTTGATGAAAATCAAACGCCAAAACCAATTGATCCCTATGGTGTTGCAAAATATGGTTGTGAAATGGATATACAGATTGCTGGTGAGCAGCATGGACTTGATTGGTGTATCATTAGACCTCACAATGTATATGGCCGTAATCAGAACATATGGGACAAATATCGTAATGTATTGGGTATTTGGATGTATCAACATCTTAATGGTGAACCAATGACAATATTCGGTGACGGTAATCAAACAAGAGCTTTCAGTTATATTGACGATTCATTGGAGCCATTATGGCACGCAGCAATAGTTCCGCAAGCATCAAAACAAATTATTAATTTAGGAGGTATCGAAAGTCATTCAATTCGTGAAGCAAATAATATTCTTTTAGATATTGTAGGTGATGGAAATGTTGTATATTTGGAGCAAAGACATGAGGTTAAACATTCCATTCCAACTTGGCAAAAATCAGTAGACTATTTGGGATTTGAACATAAAACAAATTTACATGATGGTTTAAGTCAAATGTGGGAATGGGCTAAAGAACAACCTAATCGTGATAGATTTGTGTGGAGCAATTATGAATTAGATAAAGGAATTTATTCGTTTTGGAAAACAAAGTAATATGAAAATAGAATTTATAATACCAACATACAATAGACCGTATAAGTTGATGACAATTTTATCATCAATCAAGTCACAAAGCATTGATGCTTGGAAGATACACGTTGTTGCAGATGCAATGTATGAAGGTTATGATGAAGTTAAAAATATCTTTATTAATGACCCAAGAATTAGGTTTAGTGAGCTTAATGGTCCACATATGGATTATGGTCACACAGCAAGAAATTATGGTTTGGAGAATGCGAGTGAAGAATGGGTTGTGATGAGTGGTGACGACAACTATTATGTTCCAGTGTTCTGTGAGTTATTTTTACAATCAATTAAAGATGAACCAAATGTTAATTTTGTTTATTGTAATATGGTTCATAATTGGGTTGACAATGATTACATACCAATTAGGTCTGTTCCGCAAATAAACGGGATTGATATCGGTAATTTTATGTCTAAAACCGAAAACGCTAAACAATTAAGATTAGACGCAAGTAAAGTGAATGCTGATGGTGTGTTTGTTGAAGAATATTTGCAAAAGTTTCCCGCAGACATTTTACATATAGATAAATTATTATACGTGCACAATTAATATGGTTAAGATTATATCAGGAGTTTCACATGTTGGTGGTTCAACTATTATATTAATAAATCTAACAAATTTATTTAATAGTAAAGGTATTGACACAACATTCTATGGCCCACATGATTTTCATATGGGTAAATGTAAATCGAAACAACTTAAAGATTTAAAGTTTAAAAAGAATGACATTGTAATGGCTCATCATTTGAAATATGATGAAAGACCAAACGTTAAAAGAATTGTTTTGGCTTGTCATGAAAAATGGTGGTTTGAGGTTGCGGATTGTCCGATGTATTGGGATACTGTTGTATTCAATCATGAAGAACAAAGAAACTATCATCACAGATATCAAGGACCGTTTGTTTATATCCCAAATCCAAAGGATGTTAATCAACCATTATATCCAATCGATAAACCTGAATTAGATTTAGTTGCGGGTGTTATCGGTAGCATCGAAGAAAGAAAACAAACACATATATCAATACAAAAAGCATTAGATGATGGTTGCGAAAAGGTATTGGTTTATGGTAAAGTAATGGACGCTGAATATTATAAAAAGTATTGTAGGAAATATTATTTTCACCCTAACGTTCAATTCATGGATTATGCTGAAACTAAACAAGCTATGTATAATAGCATTGGTAGAGTTTATCATATGTCAATGGGTGAGGTATCGTGTTTGGTTAAAGATGAATGTCAATATACGAACACCAAATTCTTTGGAACTGAACAAACAAATCACATTGTCTCTGATTTAACAAATGATGAAATATTTGAACTTTGGAGAGACGTATTAAAATTTTAAAAATGGATATATCATTTGTATTAGCTGTATATAACAAATTAGATTTAACAAAAGATTGTTATCGATTACTTAGGGAGAAATACCCTGAGGCCCCATTAGTTATTAGTAGTGGTGGTTCATCGGATGGAACAAAGGAATGGTTGGAATCATTGGATGATGATTATCTTTCATACATTCATGATGATGATAGATTAACGTTCTCCGACACATACAACGCGGGTATTAAACTTGTTGATACTGAGAAGGTTGTGTTGATTCATAATGATATGGTTATTGGTGAAGGATTCTTGGAATCAATTGAAAGATTATTAACACCCAATATGTTATTATCATATACAACAATTGAACCACCAATATTCAAAGGTCATCAAAGACCTGGTAAAGTATTGTTAGACTTGGGAACATCTTTCCATAACTTTAATCATATTCATTTTAACAACTATGTTCAACAATGGAATCAAACAAATAATTTATACTCTGGTGCTGTATTCTTCATGAGTGGTTATAAGAAAATGTTTGAAGATGTTGGTGGATTTGATGGATTTAGTTTTGTTCCTTGCTTCTGTGAAGATGATGACTTTTTAATTCGTGCTAAATTAAAGGGTTACGAATTAAAGACTTGTGATAGTGCAATTACATATCACTTTGTTTCTCAAACATCAAGATTCAGTGAGGAGATGAAAACCGATAGAGGAAGAATCGAAATGAATTCAAATAGAAACTTCATTAGAAAATGGGGAATATCAATTTCATCGTTTAATGAATTAAGATATTGGGAAGATAATGCGTTTAAGTTCAACACATTCAATATGGGTTTAACAACTCGTAACAAAAATAACATTCATATATTGGAACCTTTCTTTGATAAGATTAACTTGGGTGAGATACCTGAAGATTATATTGAGATGGAACAAAAGAATACTCGCTATGATTTAAGAAGTAAGTTCACATTGACTGAAACCGTGGATGTTATGATATATGAAACAAAACCATTTACGGATGAGGACCTTTACACATTACAAAAAATTAGATTATCATTACCCTATTACGAACCGGGTGAATACGAAAGTGGTAATATGAAGATAGAAATAAAAAAGGGACTTAATTAGTCCCTTCTTTTTTTATTAATTTAAACAACACCATGTAATTGTCTTTGGTGTCTCCCGCTTTTTTCAAATCCTCTTTAGTGATTTCAGGATATTCAATTTCTTTTTCTTGGTCAAGTAATGGATTGTATTCCGCTTCGAATTTTAAATAAGCATCGTTGAATGTTCTTCCTGTCACATTACCTTCAGCATCAACTAATTCGTTGAACATCTTAACCATGATGCCACCCTTACCGTTATCTTCGCCATACTTTAAGATTAACTCATCTCTAAGTTCTTCAACCTTTTTTCTTTCCTTTGATAATTTCTCACTTAATTCTTTAAGCTCATATTTTAAGATGACTGAAAGGTTTTGCTTTAAAAAACCGTTATAAATAACTTCATTAGTTTCGGGATTATTGAACCCGTTGATTTCACTTTCCAATTGTAGGATATCTCCTAATTTAAGTGTAATTTTTTCCATATAATTTTAATTCTATTTAGTTAAAAAATAAATAATATTGTTTAAAATGTAAATGAGTTATAATATAATAATTTTATACACTCTACCAGTAGGATCAGCGGCTTCTAATTCTTGTTTTTTAACTTCAGCCTCCTCTAATGTATCAAAATCATCAAAGGTGTCATCATCGTTTAATTTTTGAACCCATATTTGTCTTTTTTCCCAATTTGGGTCAGATTGATTATTATCGATTGGTAGAAATTGTTTTATTATTCTGTAAGTCATATAGTGTGAATATTTTAATAAGATGCTAATGTAGAATTTTCAGATGTTATTGAGGATACATATGTCATATAAGTATCTATTCCGAATCCTGTTAAATTAACATCGATTTCACCATTACCACCTGAGAATTTTAAAGCGAGATATCTTGAACCACCGTAATTACAATCAATTACTGCCATATCTTGTCCACCACCTTTAGCGACTCCTGTTACTGTTGCCGTTACACTTGTTGATGCATATGCTTTTCTTAAATAAATGTCAGTAACGTTCCAACATGTCCATGACGCACAAACTATTGTGCCTCTTGCAATCCAACCTGAATCAACATCTAAACGACATAATAACACATAACCTAAATTACCTCCTATATTTGAATTAACATTACCATGAAACACACCGCTACCTCTAAATGCATTCGTGGACGATACTCTAATACTACCGTTTACTTCTAACGCATATGATGGTGTTGAAGTGTTGATTCCGACGTTTCCTGATGCTAAAACATTTAATATATTATCTCTATCATAAAATCCTAATCCCAAATAATTGCTTGAATTACTGTTTCCAACATAATGGAATTTTAATGCAGCATTATTATATGTTGAAAGTGATTGGCCAATGTTAAAAGATAATGCACCGCCAGTTTGATTTGGTGCTAAAAAATTCCACACATCATAGTTTGCCGATGTAAATGAATTAGTTGAGGTTGAAGTAAGATAACCTGTAGAACCAACAGATAACAATATTCTAGATGCCGCATAACTATAAAAGCTAATATTAGAATCATTTGCGGCAGTATATAATTCCCATTTGTTACCCGAATTTGCAAAAAATATCCCTGCTTCACTTCCACCAGTATTCCCTGCGGTTAGTTGCAAATATGCATTTCCACTATTACTAACTGTCAATCCGTTTGCTGTTACAGATGAAGCAAAAGTTGCAGCTTGTGATGAATTTATTGTTAAAGCAACAGTATTGTTTGTTTTTAAATACACATTACCGGCGCTTGCAACACCAACTGTTAAATTTCTTGATCCTTCAGCCCATAAAACGACGCTTGATGCATCACCATAAACATAGCCAACTGATGTCCCTGTGTTTTGTAAAGCATATAATGCACTTGTGCTACCATCTAACGCTGTTACAGTTCTACCTGTTGCAGTGTAATTTGGTGATGAAGTTCCAATCGCTAAATTACCATTAACAATTTGTAATCCATTAAATGTGTTTGAACCAGTTGTTGCCAATCTTGCAATGTTTGTTGTTGACATCACGTCAATTTGTGCACTACCTGAAACAACTGAAATACCATTAAAATATGAACCCGAGTGTATGGTTGATGATGGAACACTAATACTACCACTAATTAAGACGCTACCTGTGAATTGATGTGTGTTGGATATTGTGTTTCCGAATACATTACTACCACTTGAATATTCAACAGAAGAACTAATTGTTTGAACCGTTAATTGTTGTGCGGTAATACCATTTGTAACAACTAAACTACCACTAACGGTTAAACTATTGCCAACTTGTATATTGTTACCATCGGATGAAACTATCTTATTACCCGCATAAACTGTTGTTGTCCCTTTAAGGGCGATTACACCTGTGTTCGGGTCTAATATAACATCGCCACCACCTGATGACGCTAAAGTGATATTACCGTCCGCAGATTGTAATGTGATGGTATCTGAACCTGATTCTAATATTTTAAATGATTGACCGACATCTGTGGTAATCTGTAATTCTTGTGCTGTTGAACCTAAGACTTTTGTTCCGTTTACATAAAGTGAACCAGATGATATGTAAACGTGTCTAAATTGTTGTGTTGGGCTACCTAAATCGTATGTATTGGTAACAGCAGGTAATATTGAACCTGACATTGTTTGAGTCCCTACAAAGGTATTAGAACCTGTTGTAGCGTAACCTAAGTTAGCTAACTGACCCGAACCTGTTAATAATGCTGTTGTGTTGGAAACGATTGAACCTGTGGCTACAACCTGACCCGCTGCACGTATACTACCAAATTTCATGTATCTATATTGTTTAATATAAATACACAAAATGGTAGATTTAGACTACTTCCACCACCAACCTTTTCCGTCTAAGGTGGCATAATCCATAATTAAATTAATCCTATCCTTGTTGCTGCTGTTTCTAACCTCATGTTCAACCAAATCATTTAACTCCCATACTTCACCTATTCTAAAGAATTTATCCTCGTCTCTAACGTTATAGACAATTTTTTCCTCTTCAGCGATTAGTGCCACATGTATTCTATGTGAAAGGGAATATGAGGGGCCAACGTCGATATGTCTACCGACGTTTTTCCCTGCAAATAATTTAACGAACACCGCTCTTGCTATATAACCATCACCATATTCTTTTTTAAGAACTTCCAACAATGGCTTCATTAACTCTTCCATATTAAGTAAGTCCCAATACTTGTGCTTGGTTCCACCAAAATGTCTAAAGTCTTTGTCATATATCAACTGAATGGCTTGAGTTGAATGGTGAAATGATTTATATGATTCTTGTCTAAAAGTATCGGCACCCCAATCAGCGTCATCAATCTTACTAAGAGAGTCAATCATTGGTTGAGGGTCAATCTTACCCAAATACTTAAAGTTAATTCCTATATTCATAAAATGGTTATTAATGCGTAGGTTATCATAATAGATATCCAAATTATTAATGCTTTTAAATATGTCATAAATCCTGTGTGGAAATACTTTTGACCTATTGGTAAACATTTATGTGATGGTGATATCAAATACCCTGCGTATTCTAATGTGAAGAATAAAACAAAGTAATGTAAACCAAACACACTTGTCAATAAGCTAACCATACTTGCATACTTTGCTGATGAACCTAACAAGAATGATGACAAGAATGATAACACACAAACAATAAGAATGTATTGTGGTTTATTGTATTGTTTAATCACCTCTTCAATTTGAGCTGAATATGAATTAACTAAGTTACCCAATACGATAACTGCAGCTACAATCCATATCAATTCCCAATTAATGTATTCAAGTAACTTTTTCCAACTACTTGAATAATATATTAACCATAATGTGAATCCTGTAAAGAATCCAAAGTAATAATCGGTAAAGAACACACACATCATGATTGTTACCAAGAATGGAATAACAACTAACATAATGTTCTTGGTATTGATTGGTTCATCTTTAACTTCGATATCAATCTCACTATCATCTAACGATATAACGTAGTATGTGATGTATAATGCTGATATTAATAACAATGGCCAAATATATGACATAAACTGAACGTATGTTAATCCCAATACGGCCATTGGTATAATCACTGTCTTCTCTAATGGTGACCATAGATAATAATGATGCGTTGCAAGATAATCAATGATACCAAACTTTTTACGTTTCTTGTTGTCAACTGGTGCAATACTATTCAACATAGATGCTGAGATTGCAACACGACCCGGTATTGGTAATATACCACCGAATAACGAAACCAAGAAGACAACCATCTTCTTTGATTTTACTTTTTGCTCTAATAATCTGAAGATGTCCATAAGGTATCCCTTTTCTTTAAGGATACCTGTTACGAACATAATGAATATTAGATAAATTAAGAACTCTTGTCCTTTATATAATATTTCCATAATAGTTTAATTAAATTTCCATCCGAAGATTACGAATGTTCTACTTGTTTTATTTGAATTACCAATACCAACCATAGGTTCGATATCAAGATATGCTTTGTTGTTTAATCTGAATTGCATTGATGGTCCAATTAGATTATCAAAACTTTTATCTAAGTAATTGTTTGTTCTTTCATGTGCATTCGCATATTGGCCAGAGAAACCTAATGAGAAGTTTCTACTAAAGATATGTTGATATGAATAGGTTATTTGACCTTCGTTTGTTTTATCTTTATAAGGTGCTAAGTTTCCTTCATATACTAAGTTAACACTCCATAGATTATTCTTCTTAGGACCGAACGCATCACCTAATAATAACTTAGGTTCAACAACATCGTAACTATTATTTAAATGTTGATACTCAAAGTATAATGTTGGGTTACCCCACATCTTTCCCCAATCAGCTAAGGCGTATCTAACTTCCCACGATATTCCACGATTTTCAAATGAACCGTTGTTACCATCGAATGTTTTTAAACCTAACATGTAAAGGTCTAACTCAAATCTGTGTCCTAAACCAAATGCCAACTCTTCACGAGTTCTCATTTCAGTTCCATTTCTATAAGTTCTTAACTCTTGCCAATGTTCAAATGTAACAACGCCCGGTGCGTTCTGAACATAGATTCTTGAGTTAGGTGACTTTCTAAACTCAGACCAATAAGGTTGTTTGTATTCTCCAACTAAATCTGTTGGTAATGGTGTGAAGCTTTCAATTGTAACTTCATCTAAGACTTTGACGGTGTCTTTGTCAGGTGGTCTTAATACCTTGATGTCTTGCGCAAACGATGTGATTGCAACAAACATAACAGCTAACATTAGCGATAGCTTTTTTGTTCTCATCTTTTTCTATTTTATAAACGTTTATTATTATTTATAATATAACAAAAAAAGATGAAATTATAAAATGTGTTTAAGAATAATTGTTAAAGATATTACAATCCATAACGTATTGAAAACGATTAAAGTAGGTAAAGATTTCTTCATACTTGCCCATATCAATAATGATGATGTGCATAAGGTTAAAAAATGTAACCACCATATTTCTTTACCAAATACTAAACCAGGAACAATGATTGCAGCTTTAGCCATCCAAGCAGCAAATTCAATTGTGTTGTAGTTTGTCCAATATTCTTTATCGGTATACATTAAAATTTTATTCCATATCTTTTGGAATCCAATAAAGTAGAACAAAACAAAAATGAAACAAAAATAAACTAATATATTAATCACGGTTGTAAAAATTTTTTAAATAATCATATATGTTAGGGAACAATTCACAAAGTGAATCAGATTCTCTTTTAATCAATTCAATGCGATGTTCACAAAGTTGTTTATACTTCTCGTGAATTTTCCATTGACAGTTTTTATAAAAACCCATACCCCATAACCATTGGAACCAGTTAACTGCTCCGAAGATTCTGCCTCTAAACATGTGTGCAGGTGGTTTATGTTCTAACACTTTAAACTTTTGAATTATCGTATCAGGTAAAAATGTTTTTTCATGAACGTCTCTCCAAAATTGTGTATCTCTTCTTTGACATAAATAGTAATGCGCAATAATAAAATCACGAATGTCAATCATCATATCGATGTTATCTCTGTTGATTGCATCAATAACTGGTTGACCATATTTTAATCCACTCTTTTCTAATTCAGTAACAAGTGTAGCCATAATACCTTGGAATGTTGAAATACCAGTTGATTCCATTGGTTCAGCAAATCCACTACTTAATCCACACGCAACCACATTCTTAACAGCAACTCTTTCACGTGTTCCAATTCTCATTTTAATTTTCATTACCTCACCATTATATCCATCATGGAACTCTCTAAATTCTTTTTCAGCATCTTCATCACTGATATGGTTTGATGAATAAACGTAGCCACTTCCAATTCTACTATAGATTGGTGTCTTCCATAACCAACCGCTATTCATCGTATATAAACTCGAATAAGGTGTTAATTCTTTTCTCTTATCTTTATATGGAATAGGTGCAACAACTGCTGTGTCGCAAAATAATGAATCTTTGAATGATATGAATGGTTCACCCATTACCGCTTCAATTAATGCCGCTCTAAATCCTGAACAATCAATATAGATATCTGCACTATATTTTGATCTATCCATCATTTTTAATTCCTTAACAAAACCAAACGCATCTAACTTAACTTCTTTTAAATCAGCTTCAACAATCTTAACACCATTTGGTATTGCTACTTTATCTCTCAATACGTCAGCAAATTTTCTTGCATCAAAGTTGTAACTATAAAAACTTTCTAACTTAGATAACTTTGGTGAATAAGAAATGTCTTCTTCAAAGTTTGGACAAATATTCATATCAGCCATCTTCGCTGTTAAATGAATGTCATTAATCTTTTTATGGTCGCCTGCGTATTCAGACACCAAGTATTCATGTAAGTTTAAATCATCTGTAATAAAGTGTCTACTTTCATTCTCAACAAGAACCATGTGTTCACCATCTTCAGACCAATTCATAAACTTACCACCATACTTGTATACCGCATCACATTCATTCATCCATTCACTTTCTTTTAAACCAAGGAACGACATAAAAGATTGTAAGCTCGCAGTTGAGCTCTCACCAACACCAATGGTTGGGATAAGTTTACTATGTATCAAGGTAATGTCTACTTTACCTTTGAACATTTTTGACAATAATGATGCAGTCATCATACCAGCAGTTCCACCGCCTAAGATGACAATTTTTTTAACGTCTAACATAAATTAAGTTTTAAGAACCTGGTGTGTAAGTTTGTTCAGCGAATCTTGTGTCTCCCGGAATTACTGTTGTATCAAATGGTAATCTTATATTGATAATATCATCCCCATCAGCATCTTTTAATTGTTTCACGTATCCTTCTTGTGCGGCAAATAAACTCGCAATAGTTGCATTGTAATTTGTAACAGCAGTCAATACTTGTGAAGCCAATGTGCTAACATCAGTTCCTCTTGCAGTTGCTAACATAGAAAGCGTTGGTGTTGCTGCAGTATTATCTGCAGTAAACGCAATTGCTTCAGCTTGTTGTGCCGCCCATGTAGCTTGTTCTTGAGGTGTTTTGTTAACCAACAAATTTTTAAATTGCTGTTTATAATATTCTTGAACTTGTTGAATTCTTAACCAACGAATTGTGTCATATCTATCAGATACTTCTTGGTCCGTCATCGGTCTTTTAATTCTAATACCTTTTTGTTTATCAAACTCCTCATCAAAAAATTCAGCTTCTGAAGCAGATGAATATGTTTTAAATAATCTTGCAGCATCTTTTGTTGCGATATAAAATTGAATTCCGTTCTCAACATAACTTGGTGCTAATCGAATACCGTAACGTTCAGTTATTGATATTGCGATTTGATTAATGTCAGGAACCTTTACGATGTAAAAGTTTTCAGCATATCCAACCATTTCGACACCACTTAATAATGGTGCAACGTCATTTACCGGAATTCTATAAGCTACTAAGTCCATATTATAAATCTATTTGTTTAATTTGTGTTTTGTCAATTATTTTTGCAATGTCCTCATCTGTAACCATATCAAGATATTGCACTTGTTTTTGAACATCTCTTGTTATTCTTGTTGATTCAATTAATGTCTTTTGGAATAAGTCTTCACCCATTTGCATCATTGCTTCTAAGTTACCTGCACCGATTCTTCCTACTGTCAATACTTCCAATGCTGCTTGAGCACCCATTCTTCTTACCCAATAGTCTTCTTCTAATTGTTCTTGATTATCAATGAAGTTTTGGACGTCATAATTTTCTTTAAACCAATTGTAAATTCTTTCTAATGATGCGATTTCACTTTGAGTTCTTCCTAATGCTCTTACTGAATTCTCTTGTGCTGCAGCAAATTTGTCTTTCTCAATTTGATATAATTCTCTTTGTGCAGGCGATGTCTCAACCGCAATTTGTTCATCCAACAATTTTTGTTCTGCAATGTTTTTTCTTTGGTCTAACTTGATGGTTTCTTCCATTGTTTTTCTAACCTCCAATTCCATCAACACTTGTTTAAATTGTTTGTAAGCACTGTGTTGTGAATTAACAACGAATTTATTAATCTGAAATGTGGACATTGAAAACGAAAACTTTTCAAATTCTTCTGGTAATTTATCTGATGTCATAATCTTTTAATTTTAGTATAATATACATAATTTTATTCAAAAAGTCAAATTAAAATGATGACCACATTGGAGATGCTGAAGATAATGCTCTTGGTGCATCACTAATGTTTACAATAGTATCCGTATTATAGTTTTGTCTATCTGTATGTGCATTTTGTGAACCGTTATAACCACCGGCCCAATAGCCGTGATTCTGTCCTAATACACCAGGGTTTTCACCGTTTGTGATTGTTTGTCTACCTGCACTAACTGTCCAAGTGTTTGTTGATGATGTGAATAAATAAACTGTATATCCATCAGCACCGTTTGTATGTGACGTGAAACAGTTATTTGTTCCGATGTAATGTTTACCCCATTTACTTGGAACAGCATGTTCAGAGTTACAAGCGTTTACTTGACCTAAATCTAACATATTACTATTTGTTGTAATTGATGCAATCGACTCTGATGTCCAATCCATTCTAAAAGTATATTGAGCTCCAGCATCATATGCGGATGTTGCCCAACCGTAATATCTATCAAACCAACTTGCACCATATCTTCCTGATAAGCCATTACTATTTGTGGCCCAAGTCTCTGTTCCAAATGTTAATATATCCATATTAGCACTACCATTACCTGTTTGATATGCTTTAGTTCCATATGATGCTAAAGTATTATATGTTCCACCTGCTGTTATAGTGTTAACAGATACATCAAAACCAATACCATGTTGAATTGATACAGGACTAGAACCACCGTTGTAGTTTCTATTTGCAATTTGTTGAACTGATTCTGTTGGAAAGTTAACGCGTTGATTATACAACCAAGAACTTTGGTCGCTTTCAAATACATAACCATTTGTAAACGCTGTCGCCCATCCACCGTATTTTGTTCCGTGTGGTAAAGAGTTTGCAGATGTCGACCAACCGTCTGTTGCAAATTGTATTTTTGTAATTGCAGTCCAACCCGCACCGCCTTGATAACCGCCACCTAAGAAACCTCTAATTAAATTTAAACCATATAAATAACTTTCCTGATAGAAGCCAAATATGTCTCTACTATTCTGTAATAATGCATTTGTAATTGTTACGTCTCCGTTTACTATCATCTATCTATATTTTTAACTTAAAACTATTGCGCCTGATCCACTCCACATCGGTGCACCTGAAGACAATGACCTCGGCGCATCAAATATTTGTCTTATTGTTTCACTACCATAATCAATTCTATCACTATGTGCATTTTGCACACCACTATAACCACCCGCAAAATACCCGTGGTTTTGTCCCATCACACCCGATTGTTCTGAATTTCCTAATGTTTGTTTATATAATATACCAATCCATGTGCTTGTGCTATTTAAAAACTTTGCACAGTTTTGACCAGTTGATGTTCCAACATAATTTTGGTCCCCACACATAAAACATTTACCATCTTTTGTATTAACTGGTTTTTGCCAATAACCTGGGCTACCAAATCCTGCAACACCACTGTATGTGTTTGTTGTAGATAATACAGCCCAACTTTCAGATGATGTTGTCATTTTTTGTGTTGTTGTTCCATAGTTAACCCACGAATAATATTTGTCAAACCATCCTGATGTTTCTTGTGTGTCAGGTGCACTACCGCTTGATAATGCTGCAGCCGTTTCAGTTGCAAACACCCATCTATCCCAATAACCTCCGTTTGCGTAACCACCATGATATGCTTTAGTTCCATAAGCGGTTCCATCTGTGTTGAATCCAACACCTTCTTGAACTGACCATGGGTTCGCACCACCATAGTTTTTACTTCCACATGTTGAGGTTGTTTCAGCTGCAAAATTAAATTTTTGCATACCTGTTGCACTATCTCTTTGTGCATTACCACAATAACCATTCAATGCTGAACTTGACCACGTTCCATATTTTGTTGCATATGGTAATGTGTTTGAAGCTGTGCTCCAAGCATCAGTTGCATTTGCAATTTTAGTTACAGTATTCCATATAGAACTACTAACATAACCACCGCCAATATATCCTTTTGATAATGTTAATCCATGTTTATAATCATCAGTGAAAACTTGTTTTAAAACTGTTCCATTTTTTGATATGGTTCCTGTAAAATTTATATTTCCGTTTACTATCATAATATTAAATTGGTGACCATAATGGTGCAGCTGATGACAATGATCTTGGTGCATCCGAAATATTAACAATGTTGTCAGTATCGTAATATATTTTATCACTATGCGCATTTTGACCTGTTGATGTATTATAACCACCTGCTAAATAACCATAAGCTTGGCCCATGGTTCCTGAATTTTCACAGTTCTGTAATGTTTGGTTATAATAATTTAAAGTCCATGTTGCAATGTTATTTCTAAACTGATACATTTTTGTATCAGATGTGCTACCGTCTGTTGTTAAATAAAATTTACCTCTTTTGGAGTTTAACCCTTTTTCCAAATAACCTGCGCCACCACCCCATCCAAATGTTCTTGGTGTGTTTGTTGTTCCATATGTTGACCACGATTCGGTTGCAAATGTCATGATATATGTATTTGAACTATCCCAACCATAACCGTAATCTCTGTCAAACCATGCCGCATGATAAGCTGATTGCATGATACCTGAATTGGTTGTTGATGACCATGTATCGGTTGCAAACGTTAATATATCCATACCAGTGTTACCGTTACCGCAAGTATATGCTTTTACACCAAACGCAGCGCCAATACCATCATATCCAACACCTTGTTGTAACGAATTCGGTGAACCACTACTATAAGTTCTATTACCTATTGTTGTTAATGTTTCGGATGCGAATACTAATTTGTTATTACCAACGGAGCTATCCTGTGTGTTTAACATCACATAACCTGCGGTATGTGCTGATGCCCATCCTCCATATTTTGTTGCTTGTGTTAAAGATACGCCTGATGTCCCCCAACTATCTGTTGGATATTTTAATGTTGTAATTGCGGTATTAATTGTTCCGCCAACATATCCGCCACCAATTAAACCTCTGATTAATATTAGACCATTTTCATAGGTATCATCAATTAAGGAGGTGATATCTCTACCACCTACTCTCAAGTTACCTGTGAAACTTAAATTGTTATTTACTTGCATATCTTATATGTCTAATTTACTCTTTAATTCAGATATAATCAAGTTCTGCTCGTTTATTTCTTGTTTCAATTCTTTGATTGCTTCAATGAATACTGCACTCAATCTACCATAAGAAACACTATCAACTTCACCGTCTTTATTTTTTAAAACAACTTCAGGAATGATTTCATTCATCTCTTCAGCAATAACACCTATTTCTTTTAAATCATCTTCTTTTCTTACGTATGTTACACCTCGCATCTGAAGAACTTTATCCAAACCATATTTAACTATTTCAATATCTTTCTTATATCGTAATGATGAGTTTTCTGTGATAACACCTGAAACAACTAAGTTACCATCTTGGTCTAATGACATTTTAGCAGTGCTCCAGTTTGTGCTTCCATTTTTTGATGTGTGGAAATACATTACGTGGTTTTCAGTTGCAGTTGCGGTTCCTCTCCAGTGTCCCGCATATAATCTTAAATCGTTACCATAAGTTCTAACCATACCATCATATGTTCCTTGAACACCTAATTCTATCGATGGGTAATTACCACTACCATATACTGTTAATCCTACAGTTCCTGCAGAACCGCCACCGCTTGCTGCTGCAGTTAATGTTAAGGTCGAGAATGTTACACCATTAGTTGTATTCAAGTTTTGGTTAGCAGAATAACCGGCACCTTGCATTGCATATGATGTGTAGTTAGATGAATCTAACACAGTTCTCCATGATGTCCATGTTCCTGAGTTTTTACCTCTAACAGCTAATTGACCTGTTCTGAAATCACCAAATATTTCATGATACCAAGATGTGCTATAACCTGCAACATATAAACCACCATCTGTTTGTCCAAACAAAGGAACGTTAGCATTTACATAACCAATCGCATCTAATGTTGGTGGTGAACTTGCGTCCATAGCAGTTGATGAATAAGCCGCTGTAAAGTTTGATATTGAACCTGCACTTGTTGCGGATGTTGCGGTAGCGGCATTACCACTAATGCTAATACCCCAAGTTCCCGATGCGCCACCACCTGTTAATGTTGGTGAATATGAGTTATAGTTACCTGCGTGTAAAACTACGTTGGTTAACCATGTCATAGTAGAACCATTATATAATTTTAAACCTTCAGTGTAAACACCATTACCGTCTTTACTACCGATGTCAATGTATCTATTTGCGGTTGCACTATCATATCTAACTTTAATTACTGGACCATTTGCGGGACCATCTAAAATTGTATATATTGTTTGGTTAGCATAACCATTTAATTGTGCAGCGTAACCATCTGTATTAACACCTGATAAATTTAATGTTGCACTTGCTCTACCTAATGAAATAGATGTTGAACCTAAATAAAAAGATGAGTTTGCTAAGTAACTATTACTAATGGCACTACCATTCCACGTTCCACTTATAATTGTTCCAACTGTTAAATTACCATTAGACGCCAATGACATTCTATCATAGAATGTACCACCATCATTAAATGTCCAATATAATGTGCTTGAGTTGTTTGATGCACTACCGTTAGCGTATCTTAAATCAAACATTGCATTATTCGTTCCACCATTAGGATTGATTCTAAAACTCAACGCAGTATAAGCATTAGATGTGGTTGCGTTGTTAACTATCGATAAGAATCTATTCCCATCACCCATATCACTATTAGCGGTAAAACCACTACTAACTGTTAATGAAACGGTTGTTCCTGATGTGGATCTACTCGCACCGCCACCTTGTGTAAATTTACCCGTTACAGATGTTGCACCACTAACTGATAATGTGCTACCATCATATGTTAAACCGCTGTTACCTTGTATTAAACCTGCAGTTCCTGTTGCTGTAATTACGTAATTCGCGGTGTTATTATTAATTGTTGCGGCACCAGATGTTCCTGATGAACCATTAGAACCAGAAGAACCACTTGTTCCCGAAGAGCCTGAGCTTCCTGATGTTCCTGAACTTCCCGATGAACCTGATGAACCAGAAGTTCCTGAACTTCCCGATGAACCTGATGAACCAGAAGTTCCTGAACTTCCCGATGAACCTGATGAACCCGATGTTCCGGAGCTACCACTAGTACCAGATGAGCCTGAACTACCCGAACTACCTGACGTTCCTGAGCTTCCTGAAGAACCTGATGAACCCGAAGTTCCCGATGACCCGCTTGAACCAGAGCTACCGCTTGTTCCTGATGAACCGCTTGTCCCACTTGAGCCCGAACTACCCGATGAACCACTTGTACCTGAGGTTCCTGAACTACCACTAGTTCCCGATGAACCCGATGACCCACTTGTTCCAGAACTACCACTTGAGCCCGAACTACCCGATGAACCACTTGTACCGGATGTTCCTGAGCTACCACTAGTTCCTGAAGAACCTGATGAACCCGATGACCCACTTGTTCCAGAACTACCACTTGAACCTGAAGAACCCGAAGTTCCTGAAGTTCCCGATGAGCCACTTGAACCTGATGTTCCTGAGCTACCTGAAGAGCCTGATGAACCACTTGTACCAGAAGTTCCTGAAGAACCTGAGCTACCACTAGTTCCCGAAGAACCACTTGAACCACTACTTCCTGAACTACCAGATGTTCCACTTGTTCCTGAACTACCGCTTGTTCCGGTTGAACCTGAGCTACCGCTTGAGCCTGACGTTCCACTTGTTCCTGAACTACCTGATGATCCACTTGTTCCACTCGTTCCTGAAGAACCACTAGAACCCGAACTACCTGAAGTGCCACTTGTGCCAGAAGAACCACTTGTTCCGGTGCTTCCGCTTGAACCGGATGTTCCTGAACTACCAGATGAACCTGAAGAACCCGAAGTTCCACTTGTTCCTGAAGAACCCGAACTTCCTGATGTTCCACTAGTTCCTGATGAACCACTTGTTCCACTTGTACCAGATGTTCCGTTTACGATAGGTAATGTTAAAATGTTACCATTTGAATCAAAACCTAATGTACCAATAGTTGTACCAGTAAATTTAGTTGCTGAATTATAATTCTGTAATGATAATTGACCTGTTTGTAAATCAATTCCTAAATGTTGCGCATCACTATTATTATTGTTACCTCTTAAAACTCTAAACTTATTTTGATAATTATCAAGCATAGCACCTGATGTGTAACCACTAATTCCTGTTCCTTGTAATATTAATTGACCACCCTCACCGTTACCACCTCCAGTTGGAGGTCCGATAATTAATGTGTTCTCAGTTGAACCTGTTAGACCATTTATTGATAAACTTCCTGTTACATATGCATTATTTGTTATTTTTAATGAACCTGTAACTTCAGTATTTGTTAAATGTCTTATGGTTGTTCCATCATCAACGGTATTTGAATCATTTAAATGGAATCCACTAACCATTTTTGGGATTCTATTTGTTGTTAAAGGTGTTTCATTACCAAGATTGTTTGCTGTCTCAGGACCCGTAATTAAAATTGATGATGTAATAGGTGAACCTGATTGAAATTGGTGCACGAAAATCCATTCATTATTAATAGAATCAAATAACAATGAGCCTGAAACTTGGGGTATAGAACCTGAATCAATGATTTCAATACCACCATATCTTAATATAGGTGCATTCGCATTTAATGTTAAAATATTATCACCAATTGTTAATTGTGATGATGTGATGTATTGAATTGAAGACGAACCTGCAACTATAAAGTTTTGTGAAACATATAATGAACCAGTTACAATTGTATTTCCCGTAATAGTTAATGCGCCACCGCTATAAACTAAATTAGCTGATGCTGTTGCGGCATTTGTTGTCCCATCTGAAAGTAATATACGACCGCTCGCTGCTGAATTAATTGTTGAGAATCCTGTTCCACTCGTTCCTGCTGTTCCTGAGCTACCTGAACTACCAGATGTTCCACTAGTTCCTGATGAACCGCTCGAACCGCTACTACCTGATGTTCCACTCGTTCCTGAACTACCACTTGTTCCACTACTACCCGAAGAACCTGAGCTTCCGGATGAACCACTTGTTCCGGATGTTCCTGAAGAACCAGAGCTACCTGATGTTCCTGAGCTTCCTGAAGAACCACTAGAACCTGAGCTACCGCTTGTTCCCGCTGTTCCACTTGTCCCTGATGAACCACTTGAACCAGAACTTCCTGATGTCCCTGACGAACCACTGCTACCTGAGCTACCACTTGTTCCAGATGTTCCTGAACTTCCACTTGTTCCACTACTACCTGAAGACCCACTAGAACCTGATGTTCCCGCAGTTCCACTTGTACCAGAAGAACCCGAGCTTCCGCTTGTTCCAGATGAACCTGATGATCCACTTGAACCTGACGTGCCACTCGTTCCTGAACTACCCGATGTTCCACTTGTTCCTGATGAACCTGAGCTTCCTGAAGTTCCCGATGTGCCACTTGTTCCTGATGAACCTGAGCTTCCTGAAGTTCCGCTTGTACCAGACGAACCTGAAGTTCCCGAACTTCCTGAAGAACCGCTTGTACCAGATGTTCCTGAAGAACCACTACTACCTGAACTTCCTGATGAACCTGAACTACCTGATGTTCCGCTTGTACCAGAGCTACCACTTGTTCCACTTGTACCAGACGTTCCTGAAGTGCCCGATGTTCCTGATGAACCTGAACTACCACTTGTTCCACTTGAACCCGAACTTCCAGATGTTCCTGAAGTTCCCGATGAACCTGAACTTCCACTCGTGCCTGATGTTCCTGATGACCCTGAACTACCTGATGTTCCGCTTGTACCAGAGCTACCACTTGTTCCAGACGTTCCTGAGGTTCCGCTTGAACCTGAAGAACCACTACTACCTGATGTGCCACTTGTTCCTGAAGAACCTGAACTACCTGATGTTCCACTCGTTCCAGAACTACCGCTTGTGCCTGAAGTTCCCGATGAACCCGAGCTACCTGATGTACCACTGGTTCCACTTGAACCAGAGCTACCACTTGTTCCACTTGTGCCAGATGAACCACTAGAACCTGAAGAACCTGAGCTACCACTTGTGCCGGAAGTTCCTGAACTACCACTTGAACCAGATGTTCCTGCGGTTCCGGACGTTCCGCTTGTAGCGGCATTATATGATGTTCCATTGATAACAACATCACCTGTTACATATAATGAACCTGTAACGTATGTGTCATCATTTATTCTTAAACCGACGCCGTCATAAACTTGTGCGTTTGCTGCGCCGTCAGAAATCTTATTTAATTGTAAACCTGTAACTCCACTTGCAGGTATTCCATATAAACCTGCTCCACTACCTGTAAATGAACCTGATATTTGTGCCGCAAGAAATGGTTGAGATATTCCACCAAATCTTAAATAACTATTTTCCGGGTCTCTTCTAAAAACAATAGCAGTTGCACCCGTTCCTATTTGAAATTCGTTTGCGATAATTTTTTTCAAATTACCGTCAATATCTAAAACCTCTATATCACCATCAATGGTTCTGATTATTTTAGTTGCACCAAAATGAATTGCTGAACCTGTTTCTAAAAATAAATCATTCCATTTAAATTCTGTGGAACCTAAATTATAATCACCATCTAAAGCAGGTATTAATGAACCGCTGAATGTTTGGTCATCCGCAAATACGTTACTTCCTGTTGTTGCAAATGATTCACGGTCTCTTCCACCTAATAATTTTGAATTTTGGGCTAATGAAGCGGAAATTGCATTTGAGGTAGTTCCGCTGATGGTGGCGTTAATAACACCATCAACCGTTAAATCACCCGCAATATGACCATTTCCTTGGACTTCTAACGAACCCGATATACTGGCATCAAATATTTTCATCTAAATAATATTATACTTAGATAAATACTTGATTATTCGTATCTAAAACGGAAAATTAGAACAATAACTTATCTATTTCGTTTATCACGTCTTGAGAGGTGATATTTTTAGAACATTCAAACTGTCTGTCTGTATTTTTATGGTCAGGACACCAATTCCAATCACCCGCATCAAAATCGTGTCTATTCCAACAACTGTTACAAACATTTTTGTTGATAATTCTATTAACACCTATTATTGGTTCGGTATAATCATCACTAAATCCTGATATCATTATTGTAGGTGTTTCACATCCCCAAGCAACCCAACTTAAACCACTACTAATCCCAATAAACAATTCAGATTCTTGCAATACTTTCATGATATCAATTAATGAACCATTTGGTTGTTTTGTTGCCCCTTTTGGATAGAAATTACCCATATACCCATCCTCTTCTTTTGATAAGATTCTTACTTCATATCCTTTTGAAATTAGATAATCCGTAATATCTTGCCAACCTGTTGGGTTGTTCCAATACTTAGCTTGTGCTGTTGAATGTAAACCAATTGTCACCAACTTCTTTTTTTGAACATTGAACTTTTGTAACTTAGGTTTAAGTTCTTCATACTCTAAACCAAGTATATCGGAACTATATTTTGTTAACGGCTCAGTTTTAGGGTCCGTTCTATGATATTCATTATTAACAACTCTTACACCATCTTCTGTTTTATAGAACATCCCTAATCTATATAAAGCGTAAAGACTGTTAACCGAAGAACCTGGTTCAACAAATTCAATTTCTTTGTATTGTTTTTTGAACAACTCATTTTGGAATGTTGAACAAATCACTTTACAATTTCTTTGTTTTCTAAATTTCTCAACATATGGGATGAAAGCTAACGTATCCCCTAAAGACTTACTTTCGAAACAAATCAAAACTCGTTGTTTTTCTAAATTCATTTCGTATTGAAATCTATAATTGTTGTCAATACCTCTAACATCAATTAACCAATCCACATAATATTTTATTGAACACTTAGCCCAATGGTTTGATTTTAAATCAAGTTCATATTCCACTTTGTTGTTCGCTTTGTTTATAAATTGAACATGGTAATTAGAATCAAAGTCATTTAATATCTCAACAAATGGCCCATCAACAAAATTGATATTAACCTTTGTTTTTGATTGGTCCTTATTCTCGTAAACAAGTTTATTTTTTCTTCTAAATTCATTTACATCTTCAGATAACAATTCATTATAGACCTCAACACCTTTGTGGTAAATTGAGACATTTTGATTTTGTTCGTAGTAACCAATTTTTTCTAAATGGTATTGTCCTTTTTGAATTGTATAGAATTTTCGGTGATTTCCGTAATTAACCTCAACCAAGTAATCTTTGTCTGCGGGTTTATCGGTAAAACCAGATATGAAATGAATATATAATTGATTTGAATTATCAACCGCCAAATATATTTGGAATCTACCACCGTTTCTATCTAAATGGTCTCTATTCCAAACAGCGTGAACATTAAGCTCGTTATCGTTAGCAATGTATTTGCTTGTGAAGATATTGTTCGTCACATCTTTAAGATACTTTAAAAACACTCTTTCCAATTGCCAACCATGTGGTCTGTTTGTGAAATATTCTTTTTTTGAATTTACCTTGCTGATTAACTCAAGAGCAACATCGGTTTTAACACTAAAGATAAATGTTGCACAAAATTCAGCGAAGTCTTTATTAACAGATGATTTTTCAGCGTATTCATAAATAACAGCATCGTGGCGATGACTATATTCCAAAAATGCTTGTTTATATTGCATTGGGTCTGGTAAGTTATCATATTCCAAAAAGTGAATATATTTTTTACCAAGATACTTCGCATAGTTAAACGCATTTCTCATTGTTTCCCAAATAGCGTAGTCATGATGGAAACCCATTTTATTAATAACTTTAGCGCCACCTAAAGATGTCCATCTATCGCTCGCTACGCCATACTCTTCAAAATCTTTTTCAAGTAATATATCGTTGTTACCATCATAGATATAATGGTCAACTAACTTTTGAATTTCGGGTTTAACGGGATAGTGCCCACATAATAAGATTGGAATATTAAAATTTCTAAGTCTTTCAATTAAACCAAGTAAAGTGTTTTCTTTTTCGGGTGTGTCCAACCAACAATCAACAATAAAGATATCATCTTCAAATTCATTGTTTGACGATTTTTTAGGGAAGTAATGTTTCAAGAATGTGTCAACAGAAATAACATTCATAAGTTCGTTTCTATTATCACAATAGAAATTATACGTCAATTCCTCGCCGTTGTATTTGAATGGTGTGTTATTTCCTTTTCTAATAATACCCAAACCATAATCAGTATCAACGGTATTAATTTCTAAATCCGTTCTTTCGATTCTAAATTTAGCAATAGCTTTCCACACATCACCAGTCCATTCACCATCACACTCTTCTTGGCGTTGCATTACTTCACTAAATGGTAAACAGTCGTGACAAACAATTACACCATTATCAGATAAATGATTCAATGAATTCTCAATGTCTCTTATTACTTGATAATCATGATGTAAACCATCAATAAAAATAATGTCATATTTGAAATCCTTATCTAATTGTTCAAAGAATTCATCTGATGTGATTGGGTAGTTACAATTACCTGCGGGGTCAACACCATCCTTATGCTCAACGTTGATAATGTTTAAATTATCATTAGGGTTTCTAACACCAATCTCTAAGTATGATTTAAAATTATTGTATTCAATAAATTTATTTATCGCGTCGTATCTTCTCATTTTGTAAAATATATCATTTGTAATTCGTCATTTCCACCCATAAACAATATGTAGGAAACAAAACCTAATCTTTGTAATCTGTTTATTAAATTTTCTCTTAATTCAACATTATGACCTAAATGTCCGTGATGATATTCCATTGCGATGTTTCTTACCTTTAAAAGATTATCATCCGATATTCCCGCAAAGGCATGTTGCTCTGCACCTTCGATATCCACTTTAAGGAAATCTATCTTATCAATCAAACCTGTTTCAAACAAATAATCTAACGTGTATGTTCTAACAGGATATTTTACACCATCACCCGCACCAAGTAAAGTGGAACCACCTAAATGGTCGGTTTGGTATAATGTAAATTCACCAATTGTATCGGCCATTGCTGCGTTGAACAATATTGAACGTGGGTCAGCGTTTAATGATAATAATTTGAAATATCTTCTATCAGGTTCAAACGAGATAACCTTACTTGCACCTTGACTGTAGACCCATCTATTGAAAATACCAACATTACCACCTAAGTCGACAACAATATCACCTTCATTGATTACTCTTTCTCTATTCTTGTAATAATCCAATAGATTGAATATCTCATGGTAGATTGCTCTAAACCAACCGAACTTAGTTGCAACTTCCATTGTTCCGCCTTCGTAACCTTTGATGTCACCTAAGTTTTCTAATTTGTAAATGTCAGTATAAAAATATTCTGATTGATAGAATGAGTTGTCTCTTTTCATTTTAATAAACTCAATCATCTTATCTGATATCTCGGCGTTTTTATTACCGTGAAAATATATGATATCGGATTTATCTTTTGGAATGTATTGATAACCAAAAATTCTATTGAAATTCTGTGGGCCATCTTCATTCCAAAACTTTAAAAATTGATGCATTGTTTTATCGATGAAACCTTCATCACCATCATAAGAAGATGTGTCAAAGTTTGATAATGGTAAGTGATTAGTAAAACCATGGTTCCATCTAATCGCATTATCTATACCTTCATCATTCCATAAGAAATATCGTTTATAGTCTTCAGGACTACCTTGCATCATTGTGTCATAATATCCCAATATACCATCAAAAAAACCTCTTGAACCTTGATTGTAAATGTAGAAACAGATGTGCATGTATGGTTGTTGTTTTTCAACTCCCCATCTTTTAGCTAATTCTTCATTAAATAATTGTGAACCACCTTCATATGTTCCAAAGAATTCTTCTTGAACGTGAATATCCGATAATGGGTAACGACCAACTTGTTTGAAATATTTTGTAACAGTATCAATATTGTAATTAACGACTACATCTCCGTCAACCCAAATGTAATAATCAAAATCTTCGTTTAATGATTCTAAACAAGCCCATTGTTTCCAATACCATTTATCGTGTTCAGAAATCTTTGGTGGGTTAATAGTTCTTTTAATAACATTAGGATAATCAAATGGAACTTCACAATCAACACCGTAAACAATAACTTTTTGACTACTGAATTCCAATAAAGATTGAACCATTTTTTCAATCACAGGCATGTATTGTAAGTTACCGGTAGTAACAAATGCATATGATGGAAATATCTTATTCAACTTCTTACTTGCAAGCTCGGCCACATGTTCCCAATTAAAATCTTCATGTATTTGTTTAGCCTCGGCTCTTGATTTGATGAGTATTGCTGTGTGATAATCATAAGCTTGACGCATTTGTGTTTTCAAATCATCCCAATTAGGTTCACAATAATCACCTGGCCAATCTTTATGTTCAACATTCGCGGGTCTTAATTCTGATATACCTACAGGGATACCTTTACCACTAGCAAATTCAAGTTGTCCACCCCAATTAGAATATATTGATGGTGTTCCACAAGCCATAGCTTCAATCAATGGTAAGTTCCATCCTTCGCTACGAGCACAAGAAACAAATACATCACCTTCTTGTAGATATTTGACGTATTCATCTCTTGTTGGGAATTTAATGAAATTAATTTTGGTATCATCAATTCCGTGGAATTCAATTCGTTCTTTTGTTGACTTTAAACCGTCATTTGGATATGGATTTTCAACTGATGCGATTAATTCCACATCATCAATATCTTTAAATGTTTCGGAAAAGGCTCTTAATATTTCTGTGGTTCCCTTTCTATAATCCCATCTACCAAAATGTAAAAATCTAAACTTATCTTTTTTTGAGAATTTCTCAATAGGTTTAAACGTCTCAACGTCAACACCTTCAGGAATGATTGTTATTTTGTGTTCAGGATAACCCTGCGCAACTAAACAATCATATTGCCATTGGGTTGGCACCCACATTTCATCAAATGTTAATAATCTATTAAAGAAATGTTCAGGGAATAATGTTGATTCCCAAACACAATAAGCAATTTTATAACCATCGTAATTGTCATAATAATAGAAGTTATCCATCTCCATTAAAACAATGTGAACGTCAGGTTTAAAGCTACCATCATATCCGTAAATCGGATAGTCAGTTCTACTACCATCAGCATTGAATAGAGTTTGTTGAATCAACATATCCTTCATCTCATCGGTAATGTAAGGTTCGCCGTCATGTGGTGTTGGGTTATAACCTTTCCAACTATCACCAATAGTGAAGTTTCTTACTTTAACAGTGTGTAATTTGTTTAATGCACAAAAAAATGATTTACTATGGTTTGCGTAACCGGTAGTTCCAATAAAGGGTGCGTGAGCTAAGATTTTCATTGATATAATATAACAAAAATCAATGAATTTTCAAATTAAATGATGGTTTTATTTTTATCTAAAAATTCGTGCATATTATGGAATACCATCTTCTCACCTCTAATTTTATTTAGACTAATTAAAAATTGTGTGTGCTCAGGGTGAGATGTGTCCCATACCTTTCTAATCAAATATTCACTTTCACTAAAGCTACCCCAGTTCGCAATCTTACTGAAAAATATAACACCTCGTTTACCAAAAATATCTCTTATTAAATTAACAAACTCACTCATTTCAAAGTAGTTACCCGATTGAACGACAAATGATGTTCGTATAAATCTTAATGTGGGTATTGTTTTAATAAAGTTTAAATTGTTAATCAGGTTTTCCCAATTACCACCAAGCCTTGTAACATTTTCATATGTTTCTTTTGATGCCGCATCTATACTGATTTCACAACTTTTAACATAAGGATGTATATTGGACATGCTATCCCACATCTCTTTATTCCACATACTTGCGTTTGTGTGTAGATGTATCTTTTTTAACTTGGGGTATTTGTTTGAATCAAATGTTCTTAAGAAATTTCTAAATGAAACGGAAACGAATGGGTCGCCACTACCAGTAATGTAAAGCGCGGTAATATCCTTTGCATAAGCATCTTCTATTTCACTAATTGTTGATTTAATTTTTTTAATCTCATCGCCACTTGCTGTTATAACATCAATTCTACATGATGGACATTTGTAATTACATGTCGCATCAAAAGCGAATTGGACAACACTTGGTCCAACCGTCATTTCACCAGTTTCATAATCATAGTCCTCAATTAATTCATGAAAATCTTCTTTTAATACCAACGGACCTTTCCTATCGTTTAAATCACCATCTAATAAAGCCGATAGATACGGACAATAGTTTTTGTCACAATATTTGTAACTACCATCTAATACCGACTTTCTTATTTCTTTGGATTCGGTTGAATTCCAAATTTGTTCAATTGAATGGTCTTCGTGTTTAATTACTTTTGGCATCCACGTGGGACAACACATATATGAAGATGTTTTGTGTATTTCAATGGTTTTAAATGGTGTCAAACAAACATAATCATTTAAATTAACATCATTTCTCATATTAAAACCTTTGTGTTTTTTTCGCCACGATATTTTTTACTAATATCTAAATAATCTTTAAAATATCGCTCATTATATGGACACTCAATTTCGTTTAAAAATTCAATCATGTTTTCTTTATTATAAAATAAATCTTCATAATAGAAAATTTTTGACTGCTTAATTTCAGCGAGTTGGTGCATTTCGTTTTTAACATCTTGCAAAACCTTCAAACTCAATTCTAATTTTTGGGAATCCTTTTTTTCATCATACATATATTGTCCTTCCCACTTGTTACTAATTAAAGCAGATGAAAAACTTTCAGATTGTTTCTCAAGGTCTTTTCTACTTAAAAAAACTATTTTATCAAAATCATTAAAAACAATATCATAAAACTCATATCTTGTTATATTATTATATTCACTTGGTATTTGTTTATATAATTGTTTAATAAAACAATCGTTATGTTTTAATACATCGCTATATGGAATTGATTCGTGTTTTAAAATGTTAAATGGTTCCAAATAAACACTATATTTTGGTTTAACCTTAAAAAAATATTTACCTAAGGATGTTGAACCCGTTCTTGGTTCAGCAATTAACATTATTCTCATATAATCGTTTTTTTAGTTTGTGGTTCTAACCCTAACATACGAATAAATTCTTCATAAATCAAATGTTGTCTATAAGTTGTGTAATGATCCAAATCCCTTGCTTCTAATGAACCATCCTTACTCCAATTAATATCATCGTTTCTTAGAAGATAATAATTACACCCTATTTCCGATGCCAAATGTTTTATTGCGGAAATAAATGCAGTATCGATAAAAGATTGTTGGTCGTTGTTAACTAACGAATCTTCAATCAATGTTCCATATTGAACTTTCCATTCATCTTGATATTCATTGACTTTACAAATTGTTGGTTTACCGTTAATTATGAATTCGTATCTATAGTAATTTGGGAGGTAATGGAATATGTTTTTAATCTTTAACTCTTTATAATAACCAAGTAATAAACGATAATGTGACATCACTCCAGTCCCGCCAATGGATAAGTTCCAAAACTTACCTCCGATTTGGTTGTTTACTTTATATGACCACACGTTTTCAAGATGGTGACCGACACCAAATGTATATGAACAACCTAAAAACACATTACCCTCATCAACCAAATTAAAATCATCAGGTGACCTGAAACCTTCATTGTTTAATGTGTATTTTATTGGGTTTTCTAAATAATATTTTAAACTTTCGTTGTTGGGATATCTCTTTAAATTGGATATGAAATTCTCCTCTTCGTTTTGTGTAATCCAATTGTATGTTGTGTTAGGTGAATATTTCTCCCAACCGCACCTGTCTTTATAAATGGGAATCATATAAAACTTTTCTTTGTGATGGGTTTTACATTCTCATTGACAATTGCGATAATCATTGATTTCCTTTCCCCAGATGTTATTATTTCAACTTCATGTGGTGTTTCAGGTGTTATAGCTAAAAAACTACCAATTTCTTTACTCATTGGTATTGGTTGGTCGTTAACATAAGATAAGAACTGGCCACCTTCGTAATCTGTTTGATTTGATAATTGAACAATACACACACAAAATCTGTTATGTTCAAATGGGTCGGAATCAATATGTTTACTGATAAAATTACCATCATTATATTTGTATATTTCAAATGGTAAAACATCGACATCTATTTTATACCCAAGTTCATTAAATGATTCGTTAATTTTCTTAAACAATAAATCATCTTTTGTTATTGAAGCATTTGTTACAAAACTATTTCGTTTTTTTAAATTATACCCAACTTCATTGTTATTTCCCGCTTTAAAATAAGACTGCACGAATTGTCCACCCAATCCTCTTAGATATTGACATTCGGATTCGTCAAATAGTTTTTTCTCAAATAAAATCATAAAATAAAATTATGAATGAGCTGCTTTCAAATATGATATAAAATTCGCAATAGTTTGTGCAACTTTTGCTTTATCGCTTGTTGAAACCGGCTTAACTGTTCTATTTTTTAAATCTTCTAAATTAACTGATTTATAAACGTTTATAGACATTTTCTTTGATTTTAAACTTTGTTATGGACTAATATTCCATTAGCATAGAAATTATGGTTATCTTCAACCGAAATGATATATGTTTGAACATCTTCTGTTGGTAATTCCTCTATTGAAGATATTGCTGTTTGACTAACACCATTTGTTACGTAAACCAAATTACCAACTTGAATTTTATTAATTTCTCTACCTAAATCATATCTCTCAGTTGTTAATTCAGGTGCATATGACGCTAAATTAAAACCATGGGTATAATATGGGTGGTCAAAAGTAGATGTTACCTCTGTTTGGTTTGAAAATTTATATTTAACCATGTCGTTATGGATTGGTTGTTTTAATCCAATAACTTTTTTAGGTTCGTTAGTTTTAGTTTCTTCATTAAATGACATAACCTCATCACCAATTACCACATCTTCAATGTTCTTTTGTGTGTTGTCACCCATTGTCACCTCAGTGCCAGCAGGGAAACAAGCACCACCTCTGATTACGTTGTGAGATACTAATCTAATGATTTTAGAACCACCAACTAAGAAAGTATCCACATCTTCCATATTAGGTGAATAAAGCTTCTCAGTTGTTTCTAAAATTTGAATATCAACGCTAACAATCGGAACAAGGTTTCCTGTTGCATCAAAAACAGAATAGTTTGTTGTTAATATATTACACGGAACATACTTAATTGCGTCATCTGATGCACTATATACTAACAATCTTGTTGCACCACCAATTCTTACAAATTCATCGTCAGGGAATGTTATTTTGGTTATTTCATTTGCGAATGGTTCCCATTCAAACAAATAAATTAACACAGAAGTTGAGCCACTTGAACCTTCAGGTAATGTGCTCCCTGAGAAACTCCATGTGTCTAATAAATCATCATCATCCGTGTTTGGTGAACCATTTACAAAATATGATGGATATGAGTCACCTTCAACCATTGTTGATATTGGTATTTCATTACCATTGATATCTACAACTGTTTCATCAGCTAATAAACCGTGTCTTTCATTTTTGATAATATTTGTTGCAAATTCATAGTAATGTTTAACATCTATTTTATTCGCAATTACTGTGTCATCATATTCCACTGAACTTGGCATGTTGAAAACAGCGTCAACTTCATATTCTGCAACATCACAAATATCCAAATTAGGACCATAAACAATCTTAAATGATCTTACGGATGTGATTGCGTTATTTGTTAGTTGGTCAGATGAAACATGGTATTGTTCAATAACGTTATCTTGAGTTGCTGCACTATTTAAAAAATCAGCATATCTATCGCCCGTTGATAATTCGGATTTACCTATTTTATAGAATGGAAATGATTTATGGTCAACCACAACTGGTTTAATAACCATATCAGGAACATTAGATGGATTCAACGATGTTGTATCTAAAGTATTATATTGACCGTATGTTGTCGATGAGTGATAGAAATTCACAATTGATTGGGCATCTCCACTATCTGCGAATAATTTTAAAAGGTTTAAAGTCCCTTTTGCATATTCTGAGTCTAAAATCGCTGTTTCATCGTATGCAAATCTTAAAATAAACTTGTTTACATCATCTGCAGGGGATTGTGGGAAAATGGAATCACCTGGAACCACAATTGGCTCAATAGTGGTTACAAATGGTGCTGACGCCATTAAGGTATCAGTTAAATGCTTAACAATGTTAGCATGTAACCCAATTTTGTATATCAAAACCACGTGGTTTATGTTGTTATCGGATAAGATTTGGATAAGATTTGTGTAATCGAAAAAATTGGTTACACTACCATATCCTGCAGAAGTGTCGGTATTAATTTCCAATAATCTTAGGTCTCCATTGGAGTCTCTGACGAAATCGGAAGAAAAGAATGTTCCTTTCATATGTTGTTTCTTTAATGTTTATATATAAATATTAGATTAATCTTTTAGTTTCTGGTGAGGGTATTTTAATCTTATACTTAACCCTACCCGCATAATGTCTATAATATTGGTTTTGGTTACCCAAAAACTCAGATAACGGACTAAAGGCCACCCTCGCATTTTTGGTCAAAATAGTTAAGATATATTGGGCTCCCACCGATGTGTGATCTAAACTTAACCTATCCCCATTATCTTTTATAAATTGATTAAATTGTTTCCAATAATCAACATACTGTTTTTTTAGTGTTTCATTGGTAATCCTGAGTAAACCGCAATTAAACACTTTTTCCGCCCTCTTTGCGTCAAATAATGGGATTACGTCATTTACCCCAATACCGTTAAGTTCTTTAATTGGATCACCGTAAGTATCGGCCCAATAATTGGTTTCAAATGCGTCAAATGTTACGTCAACATCCAACACAGGTAATCTTGAACTCAGGATTACATCCCCATCAATTAGGTAAAAATCATCGGTTCTTTCTTCCAAAACCTTAATTTTAAAACTGTCAAATAATGGGGAGTCTTCATAATTCTCAGCCGTTATTATTTCATCCACATATTCTTGAAACAGCTCCGCCCTATCTTGATTTGTGTATAAAATGGTATTATAACCTAATTTCTTGGCAGATGCAATAGAAGTCCTATATAAGTCAATTAAGACGTTATAATGTCGATTCTCCATACCATCTCTACGAACGTTAAAGTTATATGTCCAAATTAGATTCATATTGTTTAAAATAACCTTTTATCTCCAATAAATGGAGGTTTTACTGAAAACTTTATTTTACCAACATAATGTCTATAATAATCATTTTCTTCACCAAGTATTTTAGATAACGGATAAACCGTGGAGTCCATTTCTTTAGCTATCATCGTTAGAATATATTGACCCGCAACCAATGTTTGGTCTTTGTTTAATAATTGGCCATTGGTTTTTACAAAACTGTTAAACCTTTTCCAGTAATCAACGTAAACATCTTTTAGCTTTTTATTAGTAATTCTTAATAAACCACAATTGAAGATTTTATCCTCACCATTGAATATTTTTTCCGCCTTTTCGTTGAATATTGGAAGAGTGTCGTTGATATTCAATTTTAGTAGTTCTTTTATTTGGTCACCATATGTGTGTTTCCAAAATTCAGCCTCATAAGCGTCAAATGTTATATCAACATCCATTTCTGGTATTCTTGAATTTAAAATGACGTCTCCATCGATTAAATAAAAATCGTCATTTCTATCCTCTAAAACTTTAATTTTAAAACTATCGAATAATGGTGAACCCTCATAATCCTCCACAGTGATGATTTCATCAACATAGGGTTTAAAGATATGTGAATGCGTGCTATTTGTGTAAATTATGGTATGATAACCTAATTTTTTTGCGGTGGTAATTGATAATTTATAAAATTCGGTTAAAACCTCCGAATGCCATTTCTTCATACCATCCATATTCACATTAAAGTTATATGTCCATATTAATTTCATATAAACTTTTGTGTTGGTGGTTTTGTCTCTAATATGTCGTTTAGGAAATCTTGTTTTGATGAACCAACCAAAGCCCATCTTAAACCTTTGTGTTCGGTGATTCGATGCATCTCATTCTCATTAAAATAAACTAACATCCCTTTTACCGGTTTAACAACTATGCCGTTTGTGAATTCCAATAACCCACCTTCAAATTCTTCGTTTAAGTATATGATAAAATTATATGGGTTAAAATGATTATGAAAAACAGGGTTTTGATTTATACTATCATCATATTTTTGCAACCTCAACGCCTCAAACTTTTTTGTTTTAAAAAAATTGTTTTTTGCGGTTATGTTATCCTTTTTTAAATTTAAATCATTAAAATAAAAATATGCACCAATATTGGAATACTTTATGGTGTCATCTTCCCACATTGATAGAATTTGATTAATATCATCATCATTAAGAAATTTCTCAACTATTAAAATCATATTAATCCTTTGCTTTCTTTATTAAATAAATCTTCTCTTAAAAATCCAATTAAAGTGAATCTATTACCAAATGTTGATTCAACTCTATGTCTTTCGTCTCCCGTAAAATACACCATTGTTCCCTTTTTAGGTTTTATTGGTTCTTTATCTAAAAACACTAATTCACCACCATTAAATTCTTCATTTAAAAAAATTGAAAAGGAATATGGTTCTGTATGTGCGTGGTAATATTCTACTTGGTTTATTGACTCATCCACTAACTGTATTCTTAATGAGTTGTATGATTTTCTTGATTTGAGAATTTCAGGAACATTAAGCTTATCTATGATTGGTAATAAATCAATCCCTTTAAATCGATATATTTCATCATTAACTTTATAGAATACCTTATCATCCCATAAAGATAACACATGAGTTATTTGTTCATTATTTAAAAAATTATCAATAAATCTAATCATTTTAATCTTTTTTAAGCCCGTATTTCACCCATTTATACCAAACCCTTTCATGGATGTAATATTGAATTGGTTTCCATACAAGTTCAGCTACACCAAATGCTGCGCCCCATTTAACTGAACCAGTAACAGCCCACATTGTTAAAAACCCGATAGTTGTGCTGATTATTCTATATGATATTGTTTTAGCAATATGTCTTTTTCTTTGAACTATCATAATAATGTTTTTTTAATTTTTCCTTTGTAATGAAAATTATTACCATTGAATTTGGTGTATGTTATTTTAAAATCATTTCTTTTACCATAAGGTAATGATTTTAGGTCATCTTCATTTAAAAGAAAATCAATTGTCTCAAATCTTTGGTCGGGTTTATCATAATGAAAGAATGCAACAATACAATTATCATTACATTTATCGATTATGTTATTTAAAAAAATGGGTAAATTACCATCTCTATGTGTGTCATGTAATATACCATCAAATTTTTCTGTAAGTGTTGGTAGAATGTCAATCCAATCACCCAATATTATTTTAACATTCATTTTATCTTTAGCCCATTCAAGTGCTCTTTGATAAATTTCAGGATGAACTTCAATTATTGTATGAGATTTAACATTTGGATTGGCTTGGACTGCGTCAGCAGATAAATGTAAACCAAATCCTAACTCTAAAATATCGCCACCGTTTTGTGTTGCAACTTCCGCAAGTTTATTCATTAGTTCTCTTTCCCCGTTATGCATTATAGCTTCACCCTTACCCATTGTTGATTCAATGTAAATGGCGTCTTCAGTAAAAACTAATTTTTCTTTTCCGTTCATTTAATCATTAAGATTAGGATACTCAATTAAATCACCATTGGAATCAATATATCCATTTCTAATTTGTGTTCCACTTATTTTAGATATGTCAGCAGGTGGTTCGTGATAAATAACATCATATCCAACACCTCTACCATAATTTATCGATTCAATATCAGGTATAATTGATATTTGTATTTTATGTGAATTTTCCTTAAAAAATGGCTCGTCCGCTAATTCCATCATAACTTGTTGAGCTGTTTTAGGGTTATTTTCATCTGTTGGGACGTTTCTAATGGCAACCCAAATGTCTTTTCCCTTTTCTAATTGTTGGTTAAGGAGCCACTCGTGACCCTTATGCCAGTTTTGCCATCGGCCCACATAAAGTGCATACTTTTTACTCATATTATAGTGATTTTCTTATTTTTTGAAATGATTCGTATTGGTCTTCATTTGTTGTATCAATATTAACATAATTATCCAAGGGTGGTTCGTAATTTTGAACGTGGAATTCTTCTCGACCTCTAATATCTGTGGTATGAATATAAAATTCTTTAATGTCATTACCCATCTTAGATTTAAAGGACTCCCTTTGGTCTCGATATGGTGACACTAAAGATACAATTGCTGTTAATTTCTTATGATGTAAGAATAGAGCCAAATCTTGTGCTCTTTCGATATTCTTTCTTCTACCTTCTTCAGAATAATCCTTATTTTGATAAACATCTCTAATATCATCGCCATCAATAATAATGGCGTTATTGTAAAAATGGGCTTTTAACCATTCAGCTAATGTTGTTTTACCTGCACCAGGTTGTCCTGTTAACCATATAATCATAGTAATAATATACCAAAAAATATTGGAAATATCAAATTTTAATGATTATAAATAAATGGGTCTTTTTTACGCAATTCTTCTAATTTCTTCTTAAAACGCTTTTTGCGTTTATAGTTTTCAATTTTTTCTTTAACCCAATTAATTAGTTTTTTCATGTTATTTGTATATTAAGTAATTTCCAATCACCAATAAGTCCAACTCCGTGTTTAGAAAGGTGTCTATTGCGTCTTGAGGAGTCAAAACCATGGTTTTATCTTTGATGTTAAATGAAGTATTCAAAACAATAGGATATCCTGAAAGTTTTTCAAATTCAGTTAATAATTGATGAATTAAAGCGTTTTTATATACCGTTTGTATTCTAGCACTGCCATCAACATGAGTTACAGCAGGTAATTTATCGCGATATTCAGTTTTAACTTGAACAACTTGATTCATATATGGGACATCATCTGTAACTTCAAAATATATGTGTTGTTTTTCTTTGGCAACCATTGGCGCAAATGGTCTAAATCCTTCTCTTTTTTTAATAAGCCTATTAATCCTATCTTTCATATTAGGAATCGTAGGGTCAGCCAAAATTGAACGGTTACCCAAAGCTCTTGAGCCAAATTCACATTGACCTTGATACCACCCAACGACTTTACCTTCTCGTAATTTTTTAGCTACATTACGCATTAAGGTATCTTCATAATTGAATTTAATATATTTTTTATTTTTTATAGCTTTTAATATATCGTCGTGGAAATATTGTGGACCTAAGAATGGTGATTTCCCAACTCTACCTTTTAGTATCTTATTTTCAGATAAAAAATGTAAACAAGCACCAATAGCAGAACCTGCATCAGATGGCGCCGGTGGTATCCATAAGTTATTGAAGTGGGATTTTTTTACTATTTTACCATTTGCAGTTCCATTGTAAGCACAACCACCTCCTAAACATAGGTTACGGTTATCGTTGATTAAGGATATAGATTTTATAATTTCAAATAAAATTTCCTCATATCTTTTTTGAACTGCAGCCGCTAAATCCATGTGTTTTTGTTGAATTTCGTCACCTCTCATTTCCATACCAAGTAATTCCGATAATTCATATTTAAACATGATGTCATTAGAGGTGTTCCAACAAAACATATCCATATTACATTCTAACTTACTATTTTTAAATGTAATTAATTCTCTTACTTTATCAATATAAACATTAGGGTCACCATAAGAAGCCAAACCCATTACCTTATACTCGCCTTCATTTGGTTTGAATCCTAAAAATGATGTCATTGCTGAGTAATATAACCCCAAAGAATGTGGGTATGTTGCTACAGGAACATAATCAATACCATTGTTATCCCCTAAACCGATTGAAATGGTATCTATTTCACCAACTCCGTCTATGGATAAAATCATCGCATTCTCAAAATTAGATGTGTAGAACGAATAGTATTGATGAGATTTGTGGTGTGTGGAATAGAATATTGTGTCAGAATATTTTGATAGAATGTTATTTAATTCTTTTATATTTTTTCTAATTTTAAAATACGATTTTAATGAGTAAATGGGGTTTTTAAACCACTGTGGTTTAAGGTTTTCCATTACTCTTTTATACTTTAATTTAGGGTCTTCATAATAACATACCGCTGATATATCCTTTTTAGATATCTTATATCGTTTTAATATAAAATCAATTGATTTATATGGGAATGAACTATCATGTTTAATTCCTGAAAATTTCTCCTCTTCGCAAGCATATATTAATTGTCCATTTTTAAACAAGCAAGCCGCCGAGTCGTGATAAAATGCTGATATCCCTAAAACATACTTCATACTATTTTTTCCAAATATTCTAATTCTTCTTTAATGGTTTCTTTGTTTATGTTAAAATGCACAAACTTTTGTGCGGTTAATGACATAAAATCTGAGGAACCCTCATTATAATATATATTTGAAACAAAAAAACCGAAATCAACCATATGTTTTATAACATATTGGTGAAATAGAAATTGCTCTAATAAAGTTGGTGTAATTCTTAGAATATCTTTTTTAGGTATTTTACTGAATATTTCTTTATAAACTTGGTTAACAAAAGATGGATTTTTAACCATCAACACGCAAAAAGACGGGTATGTTAACCAATCCATAGCATTTATTTCATCTTCAGTAAAATGCTCTTTAGCGTAATCATTAAACGATGTTAAATATGCTTTATTAATCCACTGCAATTGTCTATGGCCCAAATATTCACCAATAATAAGTTCTGGTTGGCCGTATGTGATTGTGTGTTTGGATTCTAATTTTTCAAATAAAACAACATCAAAATCAAAAAGAATGTAAGGTTCAGTCTCATTCATCATCGCATATATTTTTGATATGGAATAATGATTAACATATTCTTCTGAAAACTGATTGATTATAACCACTTCATCAAATGTGATACCATTCTCAGTAAAAAAATTCAATGACTTTTTATCACAATAAAATTTAGTATTGTAATATTTTTTAATCGATGCTACGGATAACCTCGCCAACCTAATAAATTCATCGTTCATTGGTTTGTAATGATTGGGCATCATCGTGAATCCGTAAATAGCTTTCATTATATGATTTTAGATAATAATTTTATTTGTGATGGTAAATATACTTCCGCAAATAGTTTATGACCTTGTTCATTTAAATGAAAACCTTTGTCCATATAATAATCGTCGGGATTATAGTTATCACGTAGCCATTTCATAAATGGATATTTTATGTAATTAGACCTATCAATTTTTTTTGATTGTTCAAATTTCCATATACTCATATTACTTTCTTCGCCCCAAAAATAATCATCATAAGGAATCAATAAAAAATAAATGTTTTTCAATTTTAATAATTGCTGTAACAAATAAATCTCATTTACTATGGTGTTTAGGTAAAATGTTGAGAACATTACCTTTTCATTGAAAAATCTAATTGCGTCGTTATCTAATGGCATTTTATCACCATTAACCGCTTGTAGATAATTAGCCGGAACCAAATGAAAAATATCGGCTACAGATGCGTCGGTGTCCTTTATGTTATTATTTAAAAATCTATTTTCACCATTATATGATATTGGGTATCTATCAAACGTAGTTAATTGTAAAATTACAGTTGTATAATTTTCTTTTGCAATTTCATCTACAATTTTTTGAATAGCATATTGTAATGAACTTGCAGCCTGTGCAACGTTTGTTAAAGTGTGATTATTATTTTTAGCAAAGATGTTACCCCAAGATTTGTTAATGTCGTCCAAACCAAATCCTGCGGAATGACTGCATCCTGCAAGTAACATTTTAGCCATTAAATTAACTTTGTTGTTGTATGTTCGTTTAGGTTATGTAAAATATCTTCGTATTTTTTAATTTTAGCTAATTCAATAACAAAGTCATTGTATTCAGGATTTGTAGGTTCCCAAATTTTCATTTGTTTATATCTCTCATCAGATATGCTTGGCCATTGAACCACTTTTTGTAATTGGATAACTGTTTTAATTTTTGAGTCTTTAAACAAACCACGTATTAATAAAATAAACGCCTCCATTTCTCTGAAATTGTTTTGTTGGACAACAAATGAGAATATGATTGTATAGATTGTGTCAATTGTTTTAATAAACTCAAGGTTAGCCATCAACACATCCCATTTACCACCTAATCTTGTTTTATTTTCATATGTGTCTTGTGTAGCCGCATCAATCGATATTTCAGCCATTTTAACATGTGGGTGAATTGCAGTCATTTGATTCCAAACTTTTTCAGTCCACAAAGACGCATTCGTATGTAAAATAACAGTATCTAATGCAGGGTAATCTTCTTTTTTAATGTTTGATAAAAACCCTCTCATTGGAATACTATAGAATGGGTCACCGCCACCACTTACATAGATTTCTCTCAATGTTGGACCATAGTATTCGGTGATACTATCAAGTAACTTATTTGTTCTTTCGGTTTTTTCTGGTGTGTTCGGATATAAGTCAGTTCTACAAGTTGGACAACGGAAGTTACACGCATCATCGGAACATATCTTAATTCTTCTAGGTCCCTTTTGATTGTATCTTTCGGGGTCAAATTCACTTATAGGTCTAATATTACCTGCGGGTTTACCTGTGTTAAGTAAAGTGTTATATGCGGGACAATTTATTGGGTTACATCCAACAAAATTTCCACTAAGATGTCCTTCTCTAACGCTTTTAGCGGGCTCAGATTCCCAATTCTCCATTAAGTTATCCGATACGTGAATATCAACATTGTTCCAATCAGGACAACATAAGAATTGTGTTTCTTTTATTCCTTGGTGTGTAAATTTTCTATGAAATTCGGTGTAAACAAATGGATGTTCACAGAAATATTGTGTTAAATCAACTTTTGCCATTTTTTGTTATTTTCTATTGGTTCGTTATTTTTTATTGGTTCTTCTACCACATCTTCAATCAATTCAACTGCTACTTGCATTTCCTCAAATGGTTCAAAATTTGGAAATGTTTCTTCGAATGATTTTATTTCCATTGATTCATACCATTCTTTATAATATGGAAATGTTTTTACAAAAGATTCATTTCTACCGTTGTCTTTTGTTTCAGTAAAACGTTTTAAATCGTTAAAACAAACATCAATTGGTTTATGTGGTTCAGTATAAAGGTATTTTTTAATTATGTCATAATAATTTTTAACATGTTGCCAAGCAACCATACCATCAATTTTTTTAACGTGATTATCCATTATTTTTACCGCATATTCTTTTAATTTATCGGGTAATATGTTGATGCAATAATAATAAGGGAATGTTAATACATTATTCATTTGCATTTTGTCCATCTGAATACCAAGTTCACGCATTCTATCAACAAAACGAGGTAATTCAAATATGTTGAATATACTTACTGTGGTGCTTGTCCATACATTCATACCGCTTTCATGTAATCTTTTAATGTTAGCTTCAACAGCAGGCCATTTGGTTCCCTTTCTTGCGTATTCAGCAACTTCTTCAATAGCGTCCAATGAAGCAAATACTCTAACGTTATCAATGTTGTCTTTTATGAATGGCTTCCACAATTCGATTAAGTCCCAGTTCTTAAATTTAAGACTTGTGAAATTGGTGTTATATCTAATTCTACATTTAGTGTTACCTGCTGCAATTAATTTTTCAAGTATGATATAATGTTCTTCCATTATAAATGGTTCTCCACCTGCAAAGTATATTTCTTCAACGTCATTGATAAATCTATCAACATAAATCATCACATCTTCCATGCTTCCATCATTCATATGAATTAAAGCTTTAGGTGTTGATGAACCACCGTAATATTTTATTTGTTCTTCATACCAACTTGAACTTAATTCAGGACCACACATTCTACATCTTAAATTACAAACATTGGAAAATCTAAAGTCCCAATAATTTAATTTAAATTCATTATTAAAACCATCTTCATCCGTTGTTTCTAATGCTCTATCAATATGATGAACCCATTGGTCATTTGCACTAACTCTGAATGATGGTGTGCCCATATCCTCTTGCATGTAGCATCTGTGACATACGGATGGTTTATCTCCTTTTAATAATTCAGTTCTTATTTTTTTCAAATCAGGTGAATTCCATATTTCTTCTAAAGTGTTCTTTTTTACGTTTCCAATAGGATGATCCGAATCCGCCAAACAACATGGAAATACATTACCATTTGGCCATGTGTGTAAATGCACCCATGGCATTATGCAAAATGAATTGCTTACTTTATCTCCCGCGCTTTCAAATCTTTCGTTACTCATTTAAAATAATTTTTCGTTTCCTCTATAAGGTCCTACTTCATAATTAGTTATTCTTCCATCAGTTATTGATACATTCGGAATTGATTGGTCAACAACAATGCTATCATACCATTCAACAATCTCAGGGAATGTTTTACGGAAGTCTTTGTTTCTTCTAATGTCATATTGTTCATAGAAGCTTTTAAAATCATGGAAATGTTTATCCATTTCATTTTCAGTTGCAATATGACCCTTTTCTACTACTTCAATATAATCGATTACACGTAATATTTGCGCAACCTCACCTTCATGTAATAATTGCAAGTTTTCTTTATTATCATACCAAGCTTTAAGCTTATCGTGAACCATTTGCTTTAAGTGATTCGGTAAAGCAATTGGAGCCATAAACGCAGGCCATCTCAATATGTTTAAATCCACAACTAACTTATACTGACCGTATTTTTTCTTTAATGACACCATATCATCTAAAAATTCTGTTATACTGAATAAACATAAACTATTGATTGTCATCATAACAATTAATTGTCTACATTTAGCTTCTTCCAAAATACGAACAACATTACCTCTCCATTTATCATATTTTAAACCATCTCTAATATATTCCGCATGTGCTCCGTATGATTCATTTGAGGTATATAAATCAAAATTTTTAACATCAATCTCATGTGATGTTTGAATTAACTTATCAATTAATTTATCGTCCACGCCTAAATTTGAATTAATCGCTAAATTTAAATTAGGTGAAGGATTGTTTTTCATCACATCCATAAAATTCCAAAAGTTGAACGATGTTGATGGTTCGCCACCAGTAATTCTAACTTCTTGTAAAAATTGTGATAACTCCGGCCACCATTCCATAAATGCTTGAACATATGGATTGTCTTCACCATTCTTACCATAAACTTCAGACCATGAACCATCTGAATGATATGCGCCTGCTGATGATGATTTGAATTTTTGATATGGACCATTTTCTCTAATATCTTTACCCCATGTTGTTGAATAACCTGAATTACAATATGAACAAGCAAAATTGCATGTTCTATCAAATGATACCTCAACTGTCTTAAGGTTAATGTCTTGGTCCCAAGGTCTATCTTTAAGTGCAAAGATATCTTCGTCAGAATAAATTTTACTTTTGAAAACTCTATCCGAAATATTATCTCTACCAACGTCCTCTACTTTCCAACAATAAGAACATTCGGCAGGTCTAACTCCTTGAAGCATCATTCTACGAGCTTCTTTTTTTAATTTGGTATTGTGTAATGCTGATGGATTTGTTTTAATCTCCTCTAAATCAATTGGATGTGGTAATGGTAAATGGCATGAGTTAGTATAGCCATGTCCTAAATGCAAACTTGCGTTATACCATTTAGCGGCACAAAAACATTTACTCACCGCATTTATTCTGGTATCTCTCCAATTTTTTAATTCTTCTGACATTGTTTAAAGTTTGTGTATGAAATTGCAGTTATTAGTTAAATCAACAAATTTATTATGAATTATATTGTTAAAGTCGTGGTCTGACATCAAAACATTATCGTGATATAATTTAAAACTAATTAAGTCCATATCACATGAATTTAAATCAGGTGCTTCCCAAGGAAAGGTCTCTGAACCAAAGAAAATTTGTGGGTCCTTTGTTGTGTTAAAGTTTTGTGTTGACAACACTTTTTTATCATCAATATACACAATAAAATCGGAAAAAGCAACATTCTCAACCCTTATTTTATGCACCTGACCAATCTTAATAGTGTAAGGGATATCTTGATGTAAATTATGTGTTTCGCTACCATTTGTGCTCATATGAATGGCACTCAAATATTCATTATAATAATGCAAAACAAAGTAATTGGGATTGATAGAAAGTATAGATCCTCTTTCCCCACTGTTTTTACTTATTTCATTAATTTTAAATTCAAACTCAAAACTAAAGTTGTGGTTGCCAGATATCATTTCGTTCCCCCCTAATTCATAAAAGGATGGGCATATCTTGGTTGGCCATAAAACCCAAGTTTCGTTAGCTTTTATATTTCTCATAGAAATTTTTTAATTGTGGGAATGTTTTTATAAAATTGGTTTCTCTTCTAAAATCGTATTCAGTTATATACTTAGCAAATTGTTGTCTAAAATACTCTTGACTTGGTGTGTTACTATTTTTTATAGCGTAATCATATGTTCTTTTAATCTTTTGTATTTGACTGTCTGAGAAACCATAACTATTTTCAAATTTACCGTAGTATAGAGCCTTTTTAGCGGACTCTAATATTAATTCCTTATGTTCGTCTTCAAGAATGTTAACCGACAAAAATGAGGGGTATCTCAAATATGAGGTATCTAACAGCACCGCACCTTCCCAATATCTAATATCGTTATGAAACTTCTTTTTATATTCAAAAACTCTTTCAATTAAATCACCATACGAGAATACCGATAACGCATTGAAGGTTGACATTATATTGACAACTACTTTAGGCAGCTGTTCTAAAATATCATGTATGTTAACCCATAATTGTTCATAATCCAAACCAAATCTAATATATTCAGCTTGTTCGTTTGCGGCTTCACATGATGTGAAAATTATTAATTCTCTAACCTTGTTGTTTTCGGTTAAATCTTTACATATGTTTATAAGTTTATCTATGAGATGTCTTGGAACCGATAAATTGGTGTTGATACCTAACGATAGGTTTGGATTTTCTTCCCAATGTTCTTGGATATATTCTAATACCCTAAATGTGTCATTCATTAACAAAGGTTCGCCACCAGTAATTCTAAATGTATGTAAGTCTTTGTATAAATCTGGCCACCATTTCCAAAACGCCTCGGTGTATGGATTCTCATCTGTTAATTTATATGTTGTGTCAACCCTATTGTCAACAAATTCTAATGAATTGAAGTTGTGGTTTTCAACGTAAGGACCAAACTTTTTAATTTCTTCAGCCCATTTAGATGAATATGGTGGACTACAATACGCACATTTTAAATTACAAGTGTTTCCAAAAGAAATCTCCAAATATCTTGGGTTGTAGTCTGCGCGCCAATCTAAATTTTTAATTGTTTCAAATTGGTCAAATGACCATGGTTCGGAGGATTTGAAAACTCTATCCGAAAACGAATTTGAATTGTCTTCAACATTCCAACAATAATCACACTCTTTGGGCCTACGACCATTTAACATTTCTCTTCTTGCTTGCTTCTTATGAGATGTGTTGTGTAATGCTGTTGGGTTGTCCTTTATTTCTTCTAAAGGAATTTTATGTGGAATTGGGTGGTGACAAGAATGTGTTGTCCCATTAAGTAAGTGTATTGTTACTTGTGTCCATTTAGCGAGACAAAAGCCGCAACCAACACCATCCAACATCTCTTTATTTGCTTTATAATCGCTCATATTATATTATTTTTTGTTTTGGCCCAAGTTTAACATATTCATTTATTTTAAAATCTTTAAAAACGGGACTCTCATATATAAGACCATGATTTCCATTACCACTTATATCAAAGGTCTTAAATCTTGATTGATTTTCAAAATTTAAATGTGAATATAGATGTTCATTATCATCAATGTTCGTTGTTATAATATCAAAAATCTTAACCTCGTTTATTGAACCATTGAATTTACATTCCCATTGTTCAAAATGTGGATTAATTGAACCTATTAAAATATTTTTATCGTTATAATCAATAATGTCACCGCATGGTTTTGAACCCAAGAAAAATCCATCTTTATAAATTCTGATTTCATCCGAAATTGTAACCAACACTTTCATTGGTTTATGCACATCATCAATTTCAATAAAGATGTCATTATATACACCACCTTTATTATGCCAAGAAAATTTGATTGCGTTTGGATTTTGTAAAAATAAACCCATATAGTGTTCATCTTGTCTACCTATAATACAAACCTCATTTTCAATAAACTTACCCAGTTTAAAATCAACATAAAATGTGTAACCATTTTTAAGATTGTTATAATTTTTAAAATTGGTATTATACTTAGTTTTATCGGGAATATAATATGTTATTTCATTAAAATTCATGCTTATATGTTTTTATAAAATTCGGCCAATTCGGGAAACGTTTTAACAAAATCCTTATTACGTCTTATATCATATTCCGTTATAAATTTTTTAAAATCAAACTTGTTAGTTGTTAAATCTTCTTCAGTTTTTTCCGCCAACATCCAATCATGAATCCTATTTAATTTATTGATTTCTATTTCCGTAAAACCATAACCGTCTAACCCAACTCTAACTTGTTCATAAAAATCCATTAACTGTATTTGTTCTTTAACAACATTATTCCATTGGTTATCCAATATTTTAACTGTTTGGTGTTTTGGCCATCTTAAGTAAGATGAATCCAACATAACAGATGAACCATAATATCTATATTGGTTATGGTATTCTTCTTTTAACTTATATACGTTTTTTATCAGTTCTTTATAGTTTGGAACCGATAAAGCGTTATATGTAGACATGATGATGACGGTAAGTTGTGGAATTTCATTCAATAATATATTAAGTCTATCCCACCATAAATTAAAGACCATTCCATCTCTAATATATTCAGCTTGTGGTCCCCACGTATCGGCACTTGTAAAAACAATAACTTCATTTACTCTGTTTTCTTCAATCAATCTTTTGATTTTAATAACAAATTCATCGAATAATTTATTAGGTGCGCCAAGATTAGTGTTGATGGATAAATTTAAATTCCTATTTGGTTCTTTAGCTTCTAAAATATAATCAAATATTGACCATGTATCTTTAGATAATAATGGTTCGCCACCAGTGATTCTAAAAGTATGTAAATCAGTATAAAGCTCTGGCCACCATTTCCAAAACGCTTCAACATATGGGTTATGTTCAGAATGTAGATATGGTAATGGGTTTTGTCTTTTACCAAAAGCTAAATCTAAATTATTGAAATTGGTAGACGTTGGATATCCGCCATATTGCTCAATTTCTTGAACCCATTGAGAAGAATACGTTGGCCCACAATATGAACATTTAAAATTACATTGATTACTAAAAGAAACCTCAACATATCTTGGGTTAAAATTATCTCTCCAATGTAAATCTTTGATTTCGTCAAAATGTTTTATTGACCATGGCTCTGACGATTTAAAAACTCTATCTGAAAACGAATCTGAGTTATCTTCTACATTCCAACAATAGTTACACTCATCCGGTCTACCACCTTCCAACATTATTTTTCTTTGTCTTTTTTTATAAGTGCTATTATGTAATGCTGATGGGTTTAATGGTAACTCATTTAATGATACTTGATGTTGGGGTGGGTGATGACAAGAATGTGTTTGACCCACCTGCAAATGCAAAGTTGCTTGAGTCCATTTGGCCAAGCAAAATCCACAACCAACAGAATTTATCTTTTCTTTGGTTTTATTAAATGCGTCATTAAACATTTTCTTTCATTTTTACATTTATAAACTTAGTTTTTGGATATAACGTTTCATCAATATTGTCAATATCCAAAACATCTAACACATTTTTTAAACCATCGTTTTTATAATCAATTTTACCTTGTTGCATTTCTGTAACAAATCGCTTTTCATTTCTTGCTGTTGTTGCGCCTTTTTTCCATGTTCCATTAACAAATCCTTCATCTTCATGCGGTAAACAATAAAAAGAACCCTCTCTTCTATATGGAACTATATTCTCTACAATTTCAATATTTTCTTCGGTCACTATTACATTATTGTCACCACTTTCATTGTTGAAATCGTATTTTAATATTGTGTTCTCATTATCAAATACATCATTAACATTCTCAAAAAATTTATCGAATATTTTAACCTCAGCTATTTTACCTTTATAACGAGTATTTGAATGATTACAATAACCAATTAAAAATGGTTGTATTGAATTGTGTGCCCTTAATTCACCATAAACAGGGAATGGTATGTTTTGTTTAATACCATTCATTTGACACACCAATTCATCATTAATATAAAAGAATATACCATTTTTTTCTTTGGAGTATGATAGCGTAACCCATGTCCATAAATTTTCAAATCTTTTGGCCCAATTGTATATTGGGTTATTAAATTTATCAAAATATTGCATAGTAACAGCTCTTGAGTTGTTAAACGATAACCCCCAATTCCATGAACCTTCTTTTCTAAGTAATGGATATTCTATAAAACGTTTTTGTAAATCACCCACTAACCATATAGGCACCTTTTCTTCTTGTTGTTGTGCGTTAAACAATATTGATATTGTATGGTCTTCCTTTAAAGCGTTACTAATCTCTCTATTGGTTTCTAATGAAACATGCGAATCGTTACCATTGAAATTTAACACCTTTTTATTTTCATATTTTTTAAAGATATCACCAGTAGTCATACCTTCAAAATAACATCTCCAAAATAAGTCATCATCTTCTTGACCCCAATCCCAATAATCATTTGAATAACCGTTTGTTTGGTAAGCTTGCTCTTTTGTAAATAAAACAACTCCACCAAAGTATTGATCATACCCTAAACCATAACCATATTTTGATAATTTAGTTGCGATGTGAATGGGATTTTCTTCAGGATAAGAATAATCACCGCCGATATGACCATCCTTATTATATGTTAACATATCAACGTCATGCCAAGCAATATAATCACACCCATCCTCAAACGCAACATGTGCTGCAATGTTCTTCATCGCACCACGATTAAATAATTTATTGTCAATTTGATGACCAACATAAAATGCATGGTCAATACCTTGCGCAGTTAAATGTTGCGACAAGTGTGGTATTAATCTTTCTACGTGTTCTTTTCTGTTTCTATATGGTATACACACCCCTAATTTATGACTCATATTGATACTGTTATATGTGTTTGATTGTTTATTGTTGCACTACCTAATTCTTTAAAGTTTAAATTTGATAAGCCGTCTTCTTTTGTATTTCTATAACCAAAAAAAACTTCGTTATGATATCTCATTTGATTATATCTTGTTGTTATATCTTTCCATGCCCCATCAACATAACCATTTTCTTTATGTGATAATAATTCAAATTCGCAATCTCTTCTAAATGGAATTTGAATATGTTTTATATCGTCAAATGTATAACCGACAATTTCGCAATTAACTATTTTAGCATTGTTTTTGTAATTAACCAAATCCACCAATTGATAGTTTTTTATAAATTTTGCATCATAATATGTTACCAAATTATCCGAAGAATTATAATCACCAAAATTTTGTGTTAATCCAAAATATTGATTTTTAGATAATTCTTTAATTTCACTTTCATCAAGACATTTATTATAAGATGCGAATGATGATATCAACCCACTAAAATTATTTAAAGTAGATTCTTCAATTACGTTTGAACAACCTAAATAAGCTTTTCTAATTGAATTGTAATTAAACAATTCTTTTTCATATTTTTTTTCACCAACTAAAACACCATTTTGATACATTTTCACTAATTTATTAATCGGATTGATGGTTACACAAATATTCGTTTTATGGTTTGGTAAAATATCTGAATTTACATATATGACGTTTTCAAAAAAATCATACATTTGAAAATTATACCTTGAATATGAGTTATAATTTATTGATAAGTCACAACCAGGTATTGTAAATATTGAATATGTATCATCATATTTTTCGTGATTACATTTTATGTCATCAGGATAAAATGTAACAAAAAATGTTACATTTGAATCCATATTAATCACATTCTTAAATTCAACATTAGCATTAACACCATTGAACTTTAGTGCTGCGGTATTACCACCAACTAAAGGTATTTCTTTGGTGTCTAATTTTATATTGTTTATCTTACACCTATAAAGCAAATCGGTATCTTCATAACCCCATCCCCAATATTCATTGGAGTATCCGTTAATTTGTTCAAAATCTTCAACAGAAAATAATGTTACTCCGCCGAAATATTCATCAAAAATAACTCTATTGAAATTAGGGTCATTGCTTTTAAATTTTGCAGCTAAATGAACTGGATGTTCACTATACAAATAATCAACATTAATTGGTAACATGTCTACATCATGGAATACAACATAATCGCAATTCATTTTTTTAGCGTAAGTAAAACCGACGTTAAGTAACTTACCCCTATTAAATGTTTTAGCATCATCTTGTTCGATAACAATTAATTCATATTCAATACCCACATTATCCAAATAATCAGAAATGCGTTTTTTGAATGTTACTAATTGGTCATATCTATCCCTATATGGAACAACAACACCAAGTTTATGCTTCTTCTTCGTCATTATTTTCGGTGTCTCCTTTTACAATTTTTGTGTGAAATTCTGCTAAATAATATTGCACTCTTGCGCTCCACTCTTCCTTATCGATATCCTCAAACCAAATAGTTAGGGCATCCATAGAGTTTGCAATTTTTTCTAAAGCTTTTACTTTTCTTTGCTCAAGAAGTAGTTGTTCATTTTTTTCATCTTTTGTCATATTGATGCTATTTTTTTAATTAATTTATTCCAATTTTTATAACCGTTAAATTCAGGTTGTGTTAAACCCAATTCAAACATATAATCAGGATTTGCAAGTTCAATTTTAAATTTTGTTTTTAATAATTTAAGATACATCAATTCATACTCTTTTGAATATGAATAACTTTCGTTCAAATCAGCAACTTCTTTGATTCTTGTGATTGCTGTCTTATCCCATTTAAAATGATGAACTTGAACTGTATGTGTATCAATGGGTGCAATTAATGGATGATTCCATCCTTGCCATTTCCAAGTTGTTTGGTGGTCAATTTTTGCGTAATGCTGTCCCGATGTAATTTCAATATTACCTTTTACCACACAAATTTTATTAGGACATGCTTTACTCATTGGATATCTAAAAAATCCTGCATTTGGAAATTGTTTCCATAATGTTGCGTTTTCTTTTATTGCAACGAAATTACCATTAGGACCGATTCTATCAATGAATCCGCCGCGAACAATATCCCAACCATTTTTATTACAATCGGAAATTAACATTTTTAAATCGTCGTCAGGATACAAATGAAACTCATCGATATCAGAGATAACCCACCAATCATTAGGTTTTTTGGCTTTAACCATATTGTATAAAGATGTAACCTTTTCCCAATCAAAAATTCTATCTGTAACAACCTTAACAATTTTTACATTATCAAAATCTTTAATATAACTTCTAACTTCGCTCTCAATGTTTGGTTGTGACGCATGATTATACACAACTAATTGAATTTCATCAACATAGTGTGAATAGTGTTCAATAAAATGTGGTAATAAATTGGTTCCGTGACCTACGACGGATAGTAATCTAATCATTTTCGTTTGTTAATTATCGTAATACCGCTTGAAGATGGTTTTGTAGGTAATATACGAAAATTAAACAAATTAATCAAATTATAGTCAGGGTTTTTTTCAAGTTCTTTAACGAACTTAGATGGTCCGTCAAATCTGTGGTAATCCTTTTTATTATCTTCCGAAACGATGATACTTTCCTCATATTTTTCATCCGTGTCATGAATGATAATGACACCATTTTCACTTAAGATGTTGGAATACAATTCAAAATCTTTTTTGACACCTTCATATGAATGGTCGCCATCGATAAATAAAACGTCTATTTTGATGTCTTGGAGAACAAAGAAGTTATAATACGCATTTTCCGACGTATCCTTAATAAAGCGTGGGTAAAAAGTTTTTCTATAAAATGATTCTGAATCATCCAAATCATTCGGTCCACCAATTCCATTACAAGCATCCACGAGATAAGTGACACCAATATCACCCCAATTATAGTCATTGTTACCATCAAATATGTTTTGTTTGTGTAAGTCGATTCTCGCCTGTGTCATTATTCGAGGAATAAATCCTCCACCTGAACCAATACAGACGCAATTTTTGGCTCTCATGTGTTGTATAATTGAATATACCAAAATACCATCACCCATATGCAAATCGGTGGCACCATGTGTCCAACGATATGGAACAGGTTCATCGCCATTGTTGGTGATATTGTTTTTAATATAGTCATTATTACTTATCATCTCATCCATTCTGGCCAAAATTCAGGTCGCATAAATCTTCTACTTACACTTTCAAAATTATTTTTTATTTCATCATATAAACCCATATCTCGTTGTAAATCAGTGTTTGATAATTTACAAGACACAGCTAACGATACACCTTCACCTGCACCGCTTACCATTTTATTACAACCTAAATCAGAAAAGTCTTTTGCTAATTGTAGTCTTTCATAAAAATAATAAAATCTTGGGTTAAAACCAATTTTATTGATAACTAAAAAATACTCCCATATAGTTTCAAGGTCAATATAACTTGGATAAATTTTTTGCACATATAAACGATATTGTTCCCATTCAATTTGATTAGATACGATACTCTTCGCGGTTTCTTGTTTACCTGGATGATTTAATAAAGTATCAACATATGTGATACCATAACCAAATTTATAATCTTTTAATAATTTTAAAAATGAAAAATCTTTGATGTGAATATCGGCATCAATTAAAACACAAAAATCGTGTTTCTTTAATATGTGTTTTGGTAGTATCATTTTATCATGATACGATTTGTATTCTCTTGTGTATAAAATTATGTGAACAAATTCATTTGAATACTTTTCTTCAAAATACTCGGGTTCATCTGTTAATATATAACAGTGATAACCTTCTTTTAAAATCTCGTTAATTTTGTTAACTGTTCCTTTAAAGTAATATTCTTCACCAAAACAAAAAATACCAAATCCTATATTGTTCATTGGTATAATATAATTAAATTTTATTGGATTGGGTAGCCAATTTTTTCGGCGTTGATTTCGTCAAATAAATCTTTAGCTTGTTGATTAGTTTCACATATAACAACTTGTTCAATCCCATTATATGTGTAATGAACTTCAAAAAATCCCGTTGTTTTGTTTATTTCTGTATAAAGGTAATATCTAATCATAATATGTTATTTAATCCACCACCATAAATTACCACTGAATCCTGTTGTCCAAGAAACATTATCATCTCTACCTATTTTTGCACTAATGTTTGTGTCATAGTCTTGTCCACTTGTATCTGTTGTTGAACCTTGGACTGGTATTGCTAAACTA